TACCCGTACCGTTACGAGCACCGTCACCACCTAAGTCTAAGTTCTCACCTAGAATTAGTGTTAAGTCTTGTTTGTTAAAGTCTACTGCTTGTGTTACTTGTCCGATTGATAGGAAGTTGCGTAATGTAATGTTCTTTAAAATAATCATAGGTTGTTGTAAATCTCTAACAAAATCTTTTTGTCGAATGTATTTGATTCAATACTGTTAATCTGGTCAATGACAATCTGGTCAACTGACTCAAACTTTAAGCTACCTGAGCCTTCGACTTCAACATGGTCTACCTTCATAGGGATAAGAGCCATTTCACGTAGTTTGTGTTCGGGTATCATAGTTTCACGTATAAAGTTTGCTTCTTCGTAGCTAATATCAATGTCAAGATGTACTCTAACATGACTGTCGGGCAATAGCAAGCCGGCTGGGTTTTCTAAAATATCAGATAGTTTGTAGACACGATATAAGGGTTGACCTGGCCAACTACGAAACTCTGGGTCTTTGTCCCACTCTAAAATCATCATGCCACGAGCATCATCGCCTGCGTCAGCATAGTTGTGAGGGAAAGCGTTACCAATGTACCAAACGTTTTTCTTTGCTTGACGTTTGTGAAAGTGACCACTGAAGACTTTATCAAAGCCACTCATTTGGTCTGCGTTAATCTCACCGTGGTCTGGCATTTCTACCATAGCGTTCATAAAGAAGTTGGGTAACTCAAAATGTCCAAACAGATACTTTCCCTTGAGCTTGGGAATCTTTTTGTAATCTTCTTGCACTAACCAAGGAGCAATGACTACATCACCTTCAGAAAAGAAGTCATTAATGATTTTAACATTCGGGAGGTGTTTGGCCCATTCCACAGAATGTATATCACGCCGGTCACGATAGTACAAATCGTGATTGCCAGGGATAAAGTAGACAGTATCGAATGCAGCATTTAGCTTCTCCAGTGCTTGTAACCCATATTGTAGTGTTTGAATGTTGATGCTTGCTCTATGATGATTGAAATCACCTAAGAAGAAACAAGTTTCACATCCTTCTTTCTTGGCTTCTTGTACGAACCAATCAACAAAATTGGAACAGTCTGTGTTGTGTTGTAAGCTGTTTGACTTTAGCCCGAAGTGAATATCGGTAAAGACAGCGGCTTTTTTAAAAAGGTTACTCATAAATGTTAGTATACAGGAAGAGGGGATGTAAAAACAACCCCTCTGGTTAAATTGACCAAATTATTCTTCGTATGAAGTACTCGATGAACCCTGACGAGTCCAACTTGGATTGAGTCCGTTGATTTCTAAAATGTCGTCACGAATGTTTTGATTACGTTTTTCAGTATTCAACACACGACAGAAACTGTTAGTGATAGCAGCCGTATAGTATGCGAATGGGTTAGCTGATTTGGCTTCGTTGAAACGTAAACCAACATATGTAAGTTGTAGAATGGCTGAGTTACGCATTTCGTCATTGTAAGTGTATCCGCGCCAGTTAAACTTCATTGCATATTTCTCACACATCATAATGTACATGCGGGCAAGTTTGTTAGTGATTTGTCCGTGATCCTTACTGAACTCACCATTTACTAAATCACCTTTCCAATGTGACTTTCCGATGCAACGTGCTGTATTAGTTTCGTCAAATCTAAAGTGTTGAAACGGTGGAAAGTTGACTTTAACGTGAACCATGTCGTCTACTTCTGCTTTGGTTGTATTGTCTTCTAAATCAGCAAAAATCTCTTCGCCGTCTCCCTCGAAGTCAAAGATATCTTTTGCTGTTTTCTTTTTGTCAGTCTTGCGAGGCGCTTTTGGTGCAACTGGAATATGGTCCCAAGTCATAACTCTAAACACTAAATCTGTAACTGGGATAGAATCTGGACTAACTGAATCTTTCTCACCCGCTTCTAAGCTAAGTCTAGTTGCTCTGGTTTCTTTTGCTAATTGAATGACTTCAGGGGTAAGTGCGTGTTCTAAACTTTTCTCTATTGATTCAGTGGGCATGTCGCAAATATAGTCGTAGCGATGATCCTCTGGGTTTGCAAATGTACAATAATGTGTCTTGCTAGTATGAATTTCTTTGAGAATATCTTTATTGTTTAGATAGTTTACTGGTTTCTTATGGGGTATTAAGGACATATGTCTCCGTTATTATGTTACTAGAATTGTAACACTTTTGTATTAGGAATGCAACCTTTTTAGTAAAAAAGGGCGTTTTTTTGAGCGATAAATATATTTAGTAAAGGTATAATCACGATGGCAATAGATTTTTCAGGCATCGCCGCACTCAAGGCAGCACAAGACGCTCAGATCCGAGCCGCAAATGGCGGAGTAATGCCAGCCGCAGATCCGAACGCCGCAAAAATAGAAGCACAAATAGCTGAAATTAATGCTAACATGAGTAAACCAAAAGTTGAAGTGCCACTGGATCAAATGCTTGCTGATGCTAAAGCAGCTCAGGACGCTAATAATGCAAGATTAGGTATTGTTCAAGATCCTGTTGCCGAAGCCGAATCGGCTAGGATAACTGCCCAATTAGCTGAGATTGATGCTAACAGAAAAGTTCAGGCTGACGTTCCTGCTACTGTTGATAGAGAAGGAATTGCCGCGGCAGCAGAAGCTCAAAGAGCTAACTCATTGCAATCAACACCTGCAGAATCCGCTCTCACCCCTAAGTCAGAATTTGTAGGACCAGGAGAACAATTAACCGATGCAGGAATCCCTGCAGGTAGAGAGATGGGCGTAGCATTTGACGATGAGGGAAATTTGAAGCCAGGTTGGACTAAAGACCCCTCAGGTCAATACATGACCACAACTGATCCCAACTTCGTTGACCAAGCAACTGTGTCAAGCGCAGCAGAGTCTAGGGCAGAGTTTGCACGAAGTCAGGCAGTAGATGCCAACGGCAACTTAAAAGAAGGCTACACGTATGATGAGTTTGGTACGCCAGTAACGAAAGCATCAATCGCAGCCGCAAATCAACAAACAGTAGGTTCTAAAGCCGACGCAGGCGCAAGCGACCACGGTACCCCATATGATGATGAAGGTAATTTAAATAACGGCTGGGCACTAAATGAAAACGGCGATGCTGTTTGGCAGGGGGCAGGCTACAACGACAAGACTGGTGTTACCGCAAAGCCAATTAAAGATGATCCAGGTGTCACTGACCATGGACCCGCCTACGATGATGATGGCAACTTGATGCCTGGCTTTGCTCTGGACGAAAACAACAATGCCAAGTGGGTAGGCAAAGGATTTGTTGAACCGGCAACAGCAAAACAAGCTGAAAAAGATAGAAAAGCCGCTGCCGCAAAAGGTATATCTGCACCTCAAAAAGAAGCAATCAAAAAAGTCTTATTCAAGCAAAAAGAAGATTGGCGAGTACGTTTAAGTTTGGCACCCAACGCAACATACCTATATCGAGCAGCAAAAGATTCTAACCACATATTGTTCCCGTTAGTAGAAACTGACGGAGTAATATTCCCCTACACGCCTTCAGTGTCAGTTACATACCAAGCGAACTATGATGGTACTGATTTAACTCACTCAAACTATAAACACTATCAATACAAGAACAGTGAAGTTAGTGCTGTAACAATTACAGCAACGTTTACTGCACAAAGTACTGCTGATGCAAATTACTTACTAGCCGTGATTCATTTCTTCCGCTCTGCGACAAAGATGTTCTATGGTCAAGACAGTAATCCTAAGAATGGTACACCACCTCCTCTCTGTTATCTGAGCGGTTATGGTGCTTACCAGTTCGACAATCATCCGTTAGTATTAACATCTTTTGCAATGACATTGCCTGATGATGTTGACTATGTTAGAGCTGGTACTAACATGTCGCTTGGAACTTATTCAAGTGACGCGCCACAGAAAGCAAAACAAAAGTCTACTGGTTGGCTAGACTCAATCAAGTCCAGACTATCAAGCTCAAAGCTAAACAAGGGTGGAATCAAAGATGAACCAGTCTTCTCTAGTTTAGGAAATAAAGAAGCAACATATGTACCTAGTAAGGTTCAATTTGTTATCACATGTCTACCGATGGTAACAAGAAACGATGTAAGTAATAACTTCAGTTTAGAGAAGTATGCCTCTGGTGAGTTGTTAAGAGGCTCTAAGAGAAAAACAGGTGGCGGAGGAATTTGGTAATGTCATATAAACAAACAAGCCCATACTATACAAGTTCAGTAGTCAGTGGTCAATTTTTAGATGTAATGGTTGACCGACCTATCATCAAGGATGAGACAGACTCATACTGGACTATTACTCAGACATATCACATGAGACCCGACTTATTGGCGTATGACTTATACAACGATAGTAGGTTGTGGTGGGTGTTTGCGCAACGCAATCCTAATAGATTGAAAGATCCGTTATTTGATTTTACCGCGGGCACTAGTATCTATATCCCGCAAGAAGCTAATCTAAAGTCTTCGCTAGGATTATAAGATGGCATCTTCAGTAACAGTAAAAGGTTTAGGATTTGCACTTTCAGGCTCAGGCCGTGTCCTTGTGACAGGGTCCGGGATCCAATCATCAGGTCTTGATGCAGGATACGGTGACGAATTAACTCTATCATCTATCCAACGTTTGGCATCTAGTCCAAACGTAACGCCGGAAGCAGCCGCCATATTAAATTCATTTACTGAATCGGATGTCAATAAAATAGTATTGGCATTTGTTGCACCTCCTGAACCCACACCAGTTCCTGTCTTCAAAGAATCAGAAATCAACAAACCTATACGGGTTGAGAATGCTCCAGCTCCCGTAGAGAAAACCCCAACACCTCCTACGTCCTCATCCTCATCAAAGCCGGATGATGATAATAGCAAAAATAATCAGAAGTCTGAGAAGAAAGCAACTGTCGAAGCAACTCCTGGCACCGGTGCCGGACTACCTAATCGTAGAACGTATAACCCGTTGGGCGACTTCTCTAGTAGCACTTATCAAATTAGTTTGTATATGGTTACGCCTGAAGCAATGAATCGTTTTGTAATGTCTGGAGCTACCCAAGTAGGTAATTCAGTCGATGCTGAAGGCAAAATGAGTGATGGTTTCTACTTACTAGCTCAGAGCGGTGGCATCAACAATGTTGAGGGTGAAAAAGAGGGTGGCAATAAAAGAGCGCCTGGATTTAACTTAGACTTCTTTATCGATGATTTAAAAATGACAACTCTTACTGCTATGCAAAAGACCGGGTCATCATCGGCTGCTGACATTAATATTGAGTTCAATATATATGAACCCTATGGTCTTTCATTCACTTCTAAGTTGACTGCGTTAGCCAAGTCACTGCAAAAGAAATCGACATTACCGGGTTTTACAGGATCATCAAATGCGCTTGCACAGTTTTATGTGTTAGGCTTACGTTTCTACGGATATGACAAAGACGGAACTTTAGTAACGTCGGCTAACTATGCAAATTCAGATGCGAATGGTACTACGGATACTCAAGCGTTATTCGAACGATTCTTGCCAATTAAGATTTCTCAATTCCAGTTTAAGCTAACCGGTAAAACTCCCGTCTACCACATTGAAGCAGTTAACTTACCGCTTTCAGATTCTCTAGGAAACAAACGAGCGCAAGTCAACGTGACTGCACCATTGAGCGGTTCAACTGTAGGCGAGATGCTGGGTTCACTTATTTCTAAAATGAATAAGTCGGAAGAAGAATCGATGAAGAAGCGTAAAGAGCAAGTGAAGAATAAGAAAGATGCTGTAGTACTTGCAAATGATTTTGAAATCGAGTACGAACCTAATTCTACGATCCAAGATTCAGTAATGGTAGATCCAAAAGATTTTGCAAAGTATAAATTGAACATTGCAATGGGAGATGTAAAGTCTACTAAAGATTCTAACCCCGCAGCAGAAAGCAAAACTGCAACTAACAAGGGAAAGAAAACAGTAACGTTGTCTCCGGGTACTCACGTAATCGCTGCTATCGAGCAAGTTATCAAACAGAGTTCATACGTAAAATCAATGTTGAAAGAGATTCCTTCTGCCTTATCGGAAGAACCTTCTTCTGAGAATTCTAGCCCTAAGCAAGTTAGTTGGTTCTCTGTATCACCTGGTATTAAAATTAAAGGGTTCGATACAACGTTAAACGACTATGCATACACTATTACGTATTATATTCAAACGTATACCATCCCGTTTGTCAGAAGTCCTTTGATAAGCAAAGGCTCGACTTATATGGGCCCGCATAAGAAATATGAATACTGGTACACTGGAAAGAATACTGAAGTTATTTCATATGAACAGCAATATGACAACTTATACTTTCTGACTGGAACCGGCGCTGCACCTCCTGAATCTACCCCTCCTGTTCCTTATGCTGACAAACCGCAACCCGCTAACCAAACCGGTTCTCAGAATAAAGCAGCAGAAGCAGTGAATGCGCTTGCAGTCGATTTGTATGATCCTGGCTCACAAGCTACAAGTAAAATGACTATATTAGGTGATCCTGATTATCTAGCACAGTCAGTTGGTTCTTCAATGAACACTGTCTTTGATAAGCTATACGGACATGACGGGTTTTCTATTAATCCAAACGGCGGGCAAGTCTTTGTCGAATTAGATTTCAAGGTTGCAGAAGATTATGATATAGAGTCTGGTGTAATGTCCATCAATGAGAACATTCGATTCTACGACTATGACAAAAGCGTTCAAGGAAAGATTTCAGGAATCACGTTCCAACTAACTGAAGTCAACAGTACCCTATCAAAGGGAAAATTTACACAAGAGTTAACATTGTTACCTACTAACTTAAAACAATTTGCAATCGGCGGCAATGGATCTGACAGTGCAGATGCCGGAAGAGATGGCAGTAAATCAAACGGAAAAAGAACTACGTTAGATCCTGTTGCAGCAGCAAAAGCAAGAAAAGAATTTGCCGCATCTGATCCTAGAAGATTAGACTTAGCGCAGAATAAAGATAAAGACACTAACCCATATTCTTTAAATAATGCAACAAGCAAAACTAGAAACACATTACAAGGTCTAACTAAAACTGACAAAACACCGCAAGGCGTAGACGATGATAGAACTAGCTCTGGTAATTCTAGAGGCTATAACAAAGCAAGTGAAGTATATAAGCGTGATGAATCGATGAGAGATTCAGTGACATTGCTTCCTAAAAGACAATAAGGTAAAACAATGAGTGAGAATGTAGCACAAGTAAGAGGTACCTCCCAGTCATTTAAAAATGACAAAGGCGGAGCGGTAACTAAAAATTATCCGCTGATAGGCATTGTTAAAAACAACATCGACCCCCAGCGCTCGGGCAGAGTTCAAGTCTTCATTGAAGACTTTGGTAGTGCCGATTCAAATGACGGGAGCAGTTGGCTAACAGTTAGTTACATGAGTCCTTTCTTTGGCTCTACTTCACCTAGCGGTGGAGATAGCGCAGGGCACGGGTCGTATACTAATAACCCACACGCATACGGTTGGTGGGGTTCACCGCCAGACATTGGCTCAAAGGTAATTTGTATATTTGTTAACGGAGATGTTAACTTTGGATACTACATTGGTGGCATTCCTGAATCGGGATTCAACCATATGGTACCCGCAATTGGCTCTTCAACTAACATTACGTTGAACTCAGGCGAAGCTGGTAGTTACGGTGGAGCAACACGCTTGCCTGTATCTGAAGTCAACAAGGGAAACAGTAAACTTGCAGGAAGTAGTAGCCCATCTAACGAAGCTCGTCCAGTACATAGCTACCTAGCTGCGATTTTAAACAAGCAAGGATTGATTCGTGACCCGGATAGAGGTACAATAGGATCAAGTGCAGTAAGAGAAAGTCCTAGTAGAGTTATGGGCTTTAGTAGCCCAGGACGTCCTATCTACGAGGGAGGTTTTACTGACGAGACTATCAAGGATGCATCTAAAACTGCAGGCGCTGATAGTATGAAAATTGCAGGTAGACGTGGTGGACATTCAGTTGTTTTAGATGACGGTGACCAGTCAGGTGCAGACCAACTTCTACGTTTGCGCACAGCAGGCGGTCATCAGATTATGATGAACGACAGTGCCGAAGCATTGTTCATCATACACAGCAATGGACAAAGTTGGGTTGAGTTAGGTAAAGAAGGTACAGTTGATATCTACTCGACTAATAGTTTCAACGTCCGCACTCAAGGTGATTTAAACTTACATGCAGATAATAATGTCAACATTCATGCTAAGAAAAATCTTAACCTTCATGCTGAAAATATTTTTGTAGAGAGTGAAAAAGATACCGCAATCAAATCAGGCGCAAAGTTCAGTCAGCACACTTCAGCGGAACATACTGTTAAAGTTGATGCGGCTATGGCATTTGCATCAGGTGGCGCCGCAGGATTTACTAGCTCTGCTGCGACCCACATTAATGGATCTAAAGTTAATTTGAATTCAGGTTCGTCACCATTGACACCTGCATCTGTTCAGTCGCTACCTACAATCGCCCACACTGATACACTTTATGACGGTTCTAAAGGTTATGCTGCTGCTCCTGGACATCTAAAGAGTATCACGAGCCGAGCTCCAGCTCACATGCCATGGTCAGATTTGGGAGTAGGGGTAGACGTTAAAGTAAACCTAAGCGCAGAAGCAGCCTTCCCAGCAGCCCCATCTCCTGCAGTACAACAGGCGAACAACGGTTCTGCGTCAGCTCCTCCTAACCCAACAAACCCGTCACTATCATCTACTGTGCCAAATCCGCAGGCAGCAAGCCCATCGTTAGACAAGAACGTGACAAGTGCGTTAGTCTCTCAAGCCGCAACAAACGCCGCAACTGGTGCAGCTGCCAACGCAGTAAAGACCGGACAGTCAGTATTAAACCCAGTGACTTCAGGTGGCGCACCTAGTGTTCAATCTTTCAGTATAGGCGATTCTTTCACTTCTGCTTTAAGTTCAAGTACTTCAGGACCAACTGCGGTCGTGGGCAAATTTGCATTGAATGCTAAACAGTTAGTAGATGCTGGAACATTGAAGCCGGGCGCTGATGCAATCATTGAGAAGGCATTAGCTGCGGGTAAGTCAATTCAAAATGCGATACCTACTAACTTGTTTACTGGTAAAGACGGTATTACATCAGTGTCTGACTTTACAAAGAACATTGGCGCTCAAGTAAATGCACAGGTATCATTGTTTAGTAATGCAGAAGATGGTTTAAAGAAAGCTGGATTGATAACTGGTGCAGAGAGCCCAACACAGACTGGCGGTTTAATTATGACAGCAGCAGCCGCTGGTATCGGTACTGCGGTAGATTATGCTAAAGGATTAATGTCTTCTGGTACTGCTGGTCTCGGTAGTGGTCTGTCATCTGCTGCAAGTGGATTAGGTCTAAAGCTCCCAGCGGGACTTCCTAATCTAAGTAATCTAACTTCAGGTAGTCCTGGAGATTTAATGTCTGCCGGTAAGTTCGCATCTGGATTAGCAGATAAAGTCACTGGTGGTCTAAGTTCGTTATCTTCATTGATTCCTGCAAACCCACTAGACTCTTTAAAGGGCACAGCAGCAGGCGCATTTGCAAGTATTACCTCAAAGTTTAAAACATTGAAGTCAGGTGTTCCTGTAAACTTGAATGTGATTAACGCAGAGACGGCTGCCGAAACTGCTAAAGCAGGAGGCTTCGACCCAATCAAAGCGGTTAAAGGAATGTTGCCTGATCCAAGTGGACTAGGTAAATTACCCGGAGGATTAGACTCAGTGAAAAACATGGTGTCAAGTTTGAACCCTTCAAGTATGCTTGACAAACTCCCTAGCTTGGATAAATTAAAAACGGCAGCAACAGGTGCTATCGCAAGTGCTACTTCCGGAGTGACCTCAGCGGTGGGAAGTATCAGCAAACTTGCAACTGGTGCAACATCTGGAAGCACGTCTGGCGGCAGTATCTCTGCGGCAATCTCAAAGGGAGTTGACGGAGCAGTATCATCAGCAACATCAGCTATTTCTAAAGGAGTTGACGGGGCACTAGCATCTGCAACATCAGCTATCGGAAACGCCAAAGGCGGTCTAATGGCTGCTGCAACTGCCGGTCTTGGTGCCGGAGAACTCTCAAAATTAAATGCATCTATCTCAGCTATTGCTTCAGGCGGACCTGCAGGTATCAAGTTGCCTACTATGGCTGAAGCTACTAGTAGTTTCGATGCTATCAAGGATAAATCAAAAGCACTATTAGGTGACCCCAAGATTCCTCCGTTGAGTTTCGGCGCGATGAAGTTTAAGTTACCGTCTCTTCCTGACGCAAAGAAATTTGATGAGCTTAAGGCTAAACTGTCAACTGAGGAAGATAACTTCTTTGCAACTCGTAAGGCTTATTGGGATGCTAAAAGTCAGTTCGGACCAGATAGTCCTGAAGCTAAGGCTGCTGAACAGACTTACAAAACGTCAACCCAGACGCTTGAGACTATCAGAAAAGACATGTCCGGACTAGCATAAATATATTAATAGGAACTTATCATGCCAACCTTCATCGGATTTTCAACACAGAATGCTAACAAACAAAAACAATCAGAGTTCCAATTAGGCGTTGAAGGTGGCGTGGGTTTTAATAGAGCAGTAACTGGATATGGGAAGAAATTCCGATTGACTGACGAGCAGTTAGTGATTCAAAACTTCATTAACTCTCTCAATATTCCTTTAGGACAGAAGCCGGGCATGCCTAGTTACGGCACATCTCTATGGGGATTCATCTTTGAACCTAACGTACCTGACGTACAAAGTCAGATCCAGACTGAGATTAGTAGAATGGCGGGACTAGACCCTAGAATCATTCTAGGTAACGTAGTAGCGTACCCGCAAGACAATGGTATTCTAATAGAAGTTGAGTTAGCTATAGCGCCTTTTAACGAAGCAAAAACACTATCAATATATTTTGACGAAGGTGCCGCAAAAGCATTCGGAGTCTAAAATCGCCATATTTTTGTATGATAAATACATAAAAGAGAATAGATATGGCTACATCCTCACGACAATCCTCAATATTCGGCGTAAATGATTGGAAGGCAATCTACCAAACATTTAGTCAAGCCGACCTTCAAAGTTACGACTATGAGACCCTACGCAAGAGTTTCATTGACTATCTACGAGCAAACTATCCAGAGACGTTTAACGACTACACTGAGAGTTCAGAATTCATTGCATTACTTGACGTAATTGCTTACATGGGGCAAGCACTTGCTTTCCGTGATGATTTGAATACCCGTGAAAACTTCATCGATACAGCAGAACGTAGAGATTCGGTTATCAAGTTAGCAAACTTAGTGGGATACAATCCAAAAAGAAACATTGCAGGTCAAGGTTTCTTGAAAGTCACTAGTGTTAAAACTTCTGAACAAGTTAAAGATATCAATGGTTTATTCTTGAATAATTTGACAATTCTTTGGAATGACCCTAGTAACCCTAACTGGCAAGAACAGTTTAACTCGGTTCTCAACGCTGCATTAGTTAATAGTCAGCGTGTGGGTCGTCCTGGACATTCTAAGAGTATCTTAGGTATCAAGACAGACGAGTACTCAGTTAACCTAACATCTAACTCTCTTCCAGCTATACAATTTACCGCTGATATTAACGGTACTAGTACTGACTTTGAAGTAGTAAGCACCACTAGCTTGAATGAAGATTACGTGTACGAAGTGCCACCTTCACCAAAGGGGACATTCAACATGTTATACCGTAATGACAACTTAGGTTACGGTAGCCCAAACACAGGTTTCTTCTTGTACTTCAAGCAAGGTTCACTACAAACTTATGACTTCAACATCAGTCAAAAAATAAGCAATCAAGTAGTTGATATCCCTTTACAATACGTAAACGATAGCGATACATGGTTATACGAAGTAGATCCTATTACGGGTGAACAAGTTTCTTGGGAAAAAGTTGACAGCGTGTATGCTAACTCTTACTTGCAAACAGGAAGTAACACTAAGAAAATCTTCTCAGTGTTGTCAGGCTTCAACGACCAAGTAAGTTATACTTTCGGTGACGGAGTCTTTAGTAAGATACCTACTGGCATCTTCAAGGCTTACTTACGTGTTAGCAACGCAATGGAATATTCAATTGATCCAGTTGAAATGCAAAACATCAACATTGAAATTCCCTATGTTAGTAGAACTAACCGTGTTGAAACATTATCGGTAACACTTGATTTACAACTACCTGTGACAAACGCACAGACTAGAGAAAGTTTAGCAAGTATTAAGGAACGTGCACCTACTCGTTACTATACCCAGAATAGAATGGTTAACGGTGAAGACTATAATAACTTCCCCTATACATTGTATGGGTCAATCATTAAGAGCAAAGCCCTTAACCGCAGCAGCGTGGGTGTGTCTCGTAACTTAGACTTACTAGATCCTACAGCAAAGTACTCAAGTACAAACAACTTCGCAGATGACGGTGGTTTATATATCGACACTGACGACGGATATTTGAACTTCACATTCTCAAGCACAAATGACATTGCGGCATTCTTGACGCAAAACATTGCTAAAGTTTTGCAAGGACATAGAGTACTTCAACACTACGTTCAACATTATGCTCGTTACGACTTAAAAGAATCACTAGGTGTTAGCACGTTCACTCCTGTATTGTGGCATCAAACTAGTATTTCCTCACTAGAAGCCACTGGCTATTTCAGAACAATTAATGGTTCTATCCCATTAGGTTCATATAGCTCAAGTACTTCACGCTTTATCACACCTGGTGCTATGATTAAGTTTACTGCACCTTCAGGTCAATATTTCAATGACCGTAGAAGATTAGTGTCTGGTATACCTACTACACCAGAGAGTACTTATTTCTGGGCTACTGTATTGGGCGTTGTTACTGACGGTTACAATAACGGACTAGGAAACTTGGCAAGCGGTAGAGGACCAGTGACACTTAACACGTCGGTACCAGAAGGTGCGATTGCAAGTGTTGTTATACCTGCGTTCGGCAACACCATCCCCAATACAGTATTACAAGAATGTATTGCTAAGGCTGTATTGAACCAAAGTTTTAGTTTGTCGTTTAACAATTCATTGTTGGCAACTCAGACTAGATGGAGTGTTACTGATTATCCTATTGATGATTATGTTTTAAGATTCCAGTCTGTTGGTTCAGACAGATATCTAGTAACCTACAAATCAGTAGCATATTACTTTGGTAGCGTTAGAGAAATTAGATTCACATTTGATAGCGATAAGGTAGTGTATGACCCATCATCTGGTAAATTGCTACAAGACCATATCACCATCTTGAAAACTAATAGCCAGCCTAACAGCAGCAATGCATTACAGAATGATACCGTACTTAACTCAGTTGGTTTGTACGTAGAGTCTGACGGCTATGTTGATGACTATGCAATTGAAATTTCTTCAAGAGATGCTAACAACAAAACAGTTTTAGTTGATCCTGACTTCTTTAATAGAATCACTGGTTATAATGTAACTGGTGCAAATTCTAATAGCTTTGTTTTCTTTAAACAAACAATCGATGCAAACTTGTTAACTCGTTATGAGATGGCAGCTGCCAATGAAGTAGTGTATGCGTACACAACTCACGCTGCAATTGAAAATGTTAAGTATGAGTTTATGGTTGGGCAAGTGTTCTACACTTATCCTGACGGAAAGTTCTATGTAATTAATGAGAGCAGCACAGTACAGAATATTGTTACTGTTGATGAAATCACTAACTATAAAGCAGTTACGGGTAGACAAGGCTTGCACTTCCAATATAAGCACACGTCAGGTAACACTACAAGAATTGATCCAGCGACTAGCAACATCATCGACTTGTATGTAGTAACTCAAAGCTACTATACTCAGTACAAGAATTGGATTCAAGACTCTAGCAATGTAATCACAGAGCCTGCTATCCCTGATATCAATGAGCTACGTCAGTCATATGGTAAAGTAAATGATTATAAAATGCTAACTGATAGCGTTATCTTAAACAGTGTTCGCTTCAAGCCTTTGTTTGGTGCTAAGGCTGATCCTGCTTTACGTGCAACTATCAAAGTTATTAAGGCATCTACTACGACAGCAAGTGATAGCGAAATTCGCTCATCGGTGCTCAGTGAGATGAACAAGTACTTTTCGATTGACAACTGGAACTTCGGAGATACATTCTATTTCTCTGAACTAAGTGCATATCTACATAGTACTATTGGAGATTTAGTGAACTCGGTCGTTCTAGTTCCTAATGACCCTAGTTTAAAGTTTGGTGAGCTATACGAGATTCGTAGCGCACCTTACGAAATTTTTGTTAACGCTGCCCAAGCTACTGACATCACAGTAATTTCTGCGTTGACCCCATCTGAACTACAGATAAGTAAGTAATATATAATAGGTAATTTTATAATGGTAACACGAATTAGAACGATTGATTTTCTGCCAGAAGTTTTTAAGACTAAGACTAACGAGCAGTTCCTAAGTGCAACTTTGGATCAGTTAGTTAAGCAACCCAACACTGAAAAAGTTCAGGGTTACATCGGTAGTAAGTTCGGGTATGGCGTAAAGACTGATGATAGTTATGTCGTTGAAAAGAGTAAAAGTCGTAATGATTACCAACTAGAGCCGGCAATTGTTTTTAAGAAAACAGGTACCAACGAAGTAATTGATTTGATGACGTATGAAGGCATGATTGATGCCCTGAGAAACGAAGGCGGCATTGTAGAAGACAATAATCGTTTGTTCTCTAACCAGTTCTATTCTTGGGACAGCTTCACTGACCTAGATAAGTTGATTAACTACGGACAGTACTACTGGTTACCTAATGGTCCAGAGTCTGTTGGTGTTACTAACGCAAGCGTTTACTTTAACGTAACGTATGATGTTACTAAGGGAGCGAACTCATATGACTTCGCTGCGGACACTGTACCGTTGAAGACCTCTAACCCAACGTTGTCGTTAATGCGCGGCGGTACTTATACCTTTAACGTTAGCCAAGATTCTCCTTTCTATATTCAAGGTGCACCAGGAATCAATGGAACTGATCCTGCTAGACCCAACATCAATACTCGTGATATTTTAGGTCTATCTGAAAATGGTGTGTCGGAAGGTACGTTCACCTTTACTGTCCCGTTTGCTAACGAACAAGATAACATGAATTTCCCGGGCAACACTGAAGTAGATTTAGTGACTCGTTTATCATTTGACCAGGTTCACGGCAAACCTGTACGTGAGTTAAAATCTATCGATGGCATTACATCGTTAGATGGTAAGACTTTGCTTTTCTTTGGTGCAAAGCAAGATGACCGTGGCTACTTGGGCGACTTGTTTGCCAGCACACCTTTTGGTGTTGATAACCCTAATGCTAGTTCAACTGACGTTTTCGAAGACGGTCAATATACTAACATCGCTGACAACATCTATCAAATTACCTATCAAGGTACAGGGTTAGATGCAGTTATTTCACTTGTAGAATTCCACCAAGTACCTAATAACCAAAAGATAACCGCCGTATACGGTGAAGAATTCATTGCTAGAACTTTCATTAAGCCTAGCTTTGGTGACTTATACATGATTCCGTTTTTAAGCGCAAGACTTGATACTCTGTATTACCAAGACGGTAGTAGTGACGGCGTGTTCGGCAAGATTAGAATCTTAGAACAATTATCTGACTACACCATTGATGTACAAGACGACATCATCGGACAAAAGACATACACTAGTCCTAACGGCGTTCGATTCACAAACGGATTGAAAGTTAACTTCTCTGGGTTCATCTATCCAGAAACTTATAAAACAGGTAATTACTATGTTGAAGGTGTAGGCGAAAGTATTAATTTAATACCAGTTGACGAGTTGGTCGTTCCAGAACCCTTCACTGAAAACTTTAGTAGCCCATTTGAAGTCAAGGCTTTTGACTTAGAATCATTCGGTTCTGCATTGTCAGTGCCTACTTCGAAAGACTTCATAACTATCAATCGTAATAGCAATGATAGAAACGCTTGGAGTAGAAGCAACAGATGGTTCCATTATGACGTTTTGGCTCAGACGATTGAGCGTAACCCTAACAGCCCTATCGCACAGGCAGCACTTAGTGGCACCACTGCAAGAGCTAACAGACCCATCATCGAGTTCTACCCTAACCTACGATTGTTCAATCACGGGACTGAGTACAAAGCACCGGTTGACTACATTGATTTCACTTCAACAGACGCACTCAATACTATTCCAGGTAATACTCAGATTTTAATTGACGGTCAACTATCTGATATCTCTGATGGCGCACGAATTATATTTGCCGCAGACAATAACGTTGAAGTCCGTGGTAAGATATTTGTAGTTACTAATACCAAAATTACTGAAACAGGCCCTAGTACAATAGTATTGTCTCCGGCTACTGACGGAACAGTGAATGCTGACCAACAAATTATTATTACCACTGGTGCGAATCAAGGTAAGTCATTTTACTTTGACGGCACTAACTGGATAATGAGTCAGCAAAAGACTCTAGTAAACCAGCCTCCTAAGTTTGACATTTTTGATTCTAACGGAATTAGCTTTAGTGCTCAGGAATATTACCCAGGTTCTGACTTCAGTGGTTGTACACTATTCGAATTTGCCACTGGTGTCGGTGCAGATGATCCTGTCTTAGGAATCCCTTTAGCCTATAGCTCTGTTGAAAATATCGGAGACATTCAATTCAATATCTCATTGAATAGCGAGTCATTCTCGTTTACTGACGGTTTAACATCTAGAACTTTTCCTGTAAGTTATGGTTATGTTTACAAGTATTCAGACAGAACAACATATGCTCGTCAAATCGGATGGCAGACAGCCGCAGGTCCTAGCTTCCAGTATCAAGTTTTCAACTATACAGGTACTGACTTATTGGGTCCTGACTTTCAGTGCGATATCATTCCAAAGGATCAAGCAGACTCAGCATGGCCTGTACTAGTGGTATATCTAAACAACACTCGTTTGCTACCTAGCGAATACACAGTGACCTCAGTTAGTGGGAAGACAACCGTTAGCATTCTTTCATTCACTTCTGCTGATTCAGTTCAGATTATGGTATACAGCGACCAAGTGAGTAAGATTGGTTACTACCAAATTCCTGACAACTTTGATAGCAACCCTTTCAACTATCCAGTCACATCAGTTCACTTAGGAGACGTCCGCGGTCATTTTAAGAGTATTTGTAACAACAGGTTAGACCTAGTAGGTGACTCGTTTGGCGCAAATAACTACCGAGACTTAGGTAATGTGGTTCCCTATGGAACAAAAATTATTCAAAACTCAGGCTCAATGGGTACCCCTGCGATTTACCTTAGAAATAAAGAATACAATATTTTTGACTCATTATCATATAACGCTAATGAGTACATTAAGTTCAAGGCATTACTAGTCAACACCGTAACGAACGGTGACTATAACACCTACCAGCAAGTAGATGAGATTTTAGATGACGTACTTAATAGTATTGCTGCAATCCGTAGTGAAAGCAATCCGTTCTATTGGAGTGACATGGTTCCTTCAAAGAGCCCGGTCGTCAACAAAACATACCCAATCGCTAACGTAATCAATAAAGTAGATTACCCACTGAGCCGAATTTATAGTTTTACTAAAGCTAACTATTATTCAGTTTTAGTATATGTAACTACCACAGTCGAAGGTGTTAAGACAAAGAATCAACTAGTGAGAGATGTTGACTATGTAGTTAGCGAAACAGAACCTAAAGTAACGTTGACATATAATCTTGCTGCCGGTGATGTAGTTAACATCAAAGAGTACGACCAAACGTTTGGTAGCTTTGTTCCTAACACCCCTACTAAGAATGGTTTGTATCCAAAGACAGAACCTGAAATTGAGACATACACAACTTACTTAACTCCAACGTCATTCATCGTTGGTCATGATAACTCATACACTAAAACATACGGTGATGTAGTTAACGGTGAACTAACTGACTTACGTGATAAAGTATTGTTTGAATATGAAAAACGAGTATACAACAACCTTAAAGTAACTGCTAAGATTCCGTTGTTACGAGAAGATATCTTCCCTGGACAATTTAGAAAAACTGAGTTCTCTTATGAAGAAGTACAACAGTTGTATGCTACACAGTTCTTGAACTGGGCTGGACAAAATAGAATCGATTATAAATCTCAGTTCTATTCTATGACAGAAGATTTTACTTGGAACTACAATCAGGCTAGAAACAAATTAGATAACACTGAGCTGAAGCAAGGTAACTGGAGAGGTATTTACATTTGGTTGTATGATACGCACAGCCCTGACTCTTCTCCTTGGGAGATGTTAGGTTACTCATCTAAGCCATCTTGGTGGGTTAGCCGTTATGGTTCTGCACCTTATACTAGTGAGAACGATTTGCTATGGGGCGACTTAGAAAAAGGCTTCGACTACAACGACGGTGCCTCTTTCATCAATCCTAAATTTGCAAGACCCGGACTCTCTCAAATTTTACCAGTAGATACTCTGGGTAGATTATTGCCACCGTCTATGTCTACAGTTGGGTATTCAGAAGCAGCTAACTACAATCGTAGTTGGAAGGTTGGAGATGTAGGTCCTGCAGAATTCAGCTACTTAAAGAGTAGCACTTGGCCCTTCGATTTGATGCGAATATTCGCTTTGACTAAGCCTCCTGTATTCTTCACCCAAGGTCTTGATTTAGACTCTTATCGTTATAACGAAGAATTTAATCAATTCTTGGTGTTTGACAGATTCCGAGCTGCTCCTAGCGACTTGGTAGTATACGGTGGCGGCACTGGAAAAACAAGAGCTGAGATTGAGGGATATGCTTCCCACTCTATTAACTCATGGGTCGTAGATTATTTGCGTCAGTTTGGTATCTCTGGTAGTAATGATATTGCAAACATGATTAAAGAGATTCAGGTGAATTTAGTATATCGTGTTTCAGGCTTTACTGATAAAGATATGATGAAGTTCTACATGGAAAAGGGAAGCCCTAACAGCAAGAACAGTTCATTGTTGATACCTGAAGAAAGCTATAGCATCTTATTGTATGAGAACCAACCGTTTGATAAAATTACATATAGTAGTGTAATCGTACAAAAAACTGAAAACGGTTATACTGTTAGCGGTAATAGCCAAGACAGAGCATTCTTCCAAACATTAGTGCCAAAGTCAAATGGTAGTTTCGAAGAAATCGTTGTCAACTCAGTATCTATTAAGATTCCAAAAGACGCATCAAATGATGTTGCGATAGTTCCCTACGGTACTGAATTCTCATCATATCAAGGTGTATGTACTTTCTTAGCTAACTACGGAAGATTCTTAGAATCACGTGGTATGGTCTTCGACACATTAGAAAACAACATCCAAGTTACTTGGAAACAGATGGTCAATGAATTACTATACTGGTTAACTTCTGGATGGGAAGTAGGTAGTATTGTAAGTATTAACCCTGCAGCTAATGAGCTAGTAGTTAATAGAACTGAGAGTGTAGTTCAATCATTGACATTATCAAAGCAAAATTATGCGTTGGATCAAAATCTAATTCCTATCCAACTTAAAGATTTAGGCGTCTATCGCAGCGGTACCGAGTTTAGACTTACTGCATTGAGTGATAAACAAACTATCTCTTACTTCTCTGCTGGACTAAGCAACGTTGAGCACGTAGTAGTTTTCGACAACACTACTATCTTTAATGATACTGTCTTTAACGTAGTCACTGGATTGCGTCAACAACGCTTGTTTGTTCGCGGCATTAAAACGGCTGATTGGGACGGCACGTTCGATACTCAAGGTTTTATTCTTAACCAAGATAACGTAGAGGACTGGCAAGAGAATCAAAAGTATACTAAGGGTGTAATCGTCTTCCACAAGAACAATTACTGGGTTGCTAACACTATGATTCAACCTAATGTTGACTTCACTAAGCAAGATTGGATCAAAACAGATTATGAATTAATCTCTAAAGGAATGTTACCTAACGCAAGTACTCGTGCATTTGAAAGCACGTTATACTATGATGCTGCCAGAAGCAATTTAAACAGTGACGCTGATTTACTGAGCTTCTCGTTAGTGGGATATAGACCTAGAGATTACTTGTCTCAAGCAAACATTACTGACATTTCCCAGTTCAACATTTTCAAAGACATTATTAAGTCAAAGGGAACGTTCAACAGCATTAACATCTTGAATGGTGCGGAACTTCCACAAGGTACTGTAAACTATCAAGTTTATGAAAACTGGGCAATCAAGAGTGCCGAGTACGGTGGTTTGGTAAATCAAAACTTTGTTGAGTTTGGATTGAACAAACAATTACTAACTGGTAACCCTAGCATCGTTGGATTAACTTCAGGCTATGAAGTACCTGGTGTACAGCAACATGTAACTTTAAACAACATCACTAATTACGCTAAGAGCACTAGCAGTGAGAATATCTTGTCAACCTTAGCTGACCACAGCAAAGAGACTGAGATTCTTCGCTCTGCCGGTTATGTAAATTTTGACGATGTTGACTTTACTGCGTTTAACTTGTCAGAGTTATCTAGTGCGACAGCAAGCGCAATCTACAAGAATGATTACTTATGGGTCGCTAACCATAAAAATGATTGGGACGTTTTCTCTCCTACATCAATCATAAACAACAATCAACCGGTCCATCTAATTAACGTTGCTAACAACTTAGACGGCACCGCGACATTCACATTTGACAATCAACACAATCTAACAACCGATTCGTTGTTAGTGATTATGAATTTTAATTCTACTGTCAATGGCTTCTATACTATTGCATCAGTTACAGGATTAAGCTCAGTAGTGGTCTCCCTATCACTTGATGGGTCAGTTACTACCTTATCTGGTTTCGGAATGGCTATTCAATTACAATCACATAGATTGTTAACCCCTAGTGATGTTAAGTATCTACCATTACTAGATAATGAGTTTGTAAAGAACAAAGCATGGATCGACTACGGCACTGACGGTAACTGGGCAGTATATAGCAAAACAAATAACTATACCCCAGTAGACGCAAGCGTAATTGGTTCGACTGAAACATTTGGTAACAGCGTATCGTATCACCCTAAGTTAGGATATTTCTTCGCAGACGGTGGCTCAAGAAAAGTCTATAGAGCGGCATACGATGAGGCATTAGGAACATTCTCTACACTGGAAACGCTACAGCCGTTGTTCAACAGAGTATCTCCGTTGACATTTGGTAAGAAGATTGTCGTTCAAGGTGACATGCTTATCATTTCTCAGCCAGATAATTTTGGTACAGATAGTTTTCTTTGGATCTACAAGCTAGTAAACACTGACAAAGTTAAACGTGCCGTATACCAACAATATATTTGGGTATCAGGTGGCGGCATCGGTGAGCATATGGTAATGTCTGGTGATACCAACTATCTATATGCAAGTGCTAGTTCTTATAGTGGTGCAGTTGTGTTCCAGAAGAATGTATTACCGTTCTTAGATACGACAGGTATCTTGTTGAGCGTAGCTGCTCCAGTTGGCGCAACATCATTTGTTGTTCCCGGAAATCGTGTAGCTGACTTGCCAGTAGGTGAAGACATTACGTTTGCAAACGATGATAAAGCACCAACATATATGTTGGTTACAAGTCGCTTCAACAGTGCAGCTAACGCTACTACATTCTACATTGATAAACCTCTAACCGAAGAAATTAGTGTAGAAACACAAGTCTACACTTCATCAATTAACTATTCATTCGTCGGAGCATTCACTGCAGGCAATGACCCAACTGACGGTTTCTCGTTAGCAATGACAACTACTCACAACGGCGACATGGTCTTTATCGGTGCGCCTAGCTATGACTTTAGCGAGTTCCAGACTAACACTGGTATGGGTTATGTGTTCGAGCGTTTGTCTGAAACTTTTGAAATTAAAACAGATAGTCCACCATTAACTAATACAGTATTAGTTGTGCCTTGGGTTACTTCTGCTGGTACTGTATTATCTATTAACGGTGTACGTTATGATACTGTACTAGCCGGTACTCGTGCGGCACCAGTATGGGTCTACCCTGACTCATTAGTTGAAGGAGCAACAGTATTGTTAGTTGGTCCTGACTTATTCGCAGGTGACCGTGTAACAGTTGATTCTGTAAACATGGTTGAGAAGCAAGTAATCAGTGCTTACGATACTTCTAGTCAAGTGGTATCAGGTGCGATGTTTGGTCATGGTATGGACTGTAACATAAGCGGAGCTGACTTGGTAGTAGGTGCTCCTTACTTCATCGATGAAAAGGGTGTCGAAGGACATGTATACCGCTTCATCAACGAGGGTAAGAAATATGGTGTCATCAATGGATTGTTACCGGTAACTCTTGCAGAGCCAGTTGATATCTTAATCAACCACTTTAGAATTTCTATCCCTGCAGGAAATGCAAAGGCAGTTGCTGACGCAATTAACTTGAATGCGCTAGACAACATTGTAGCAGAGGCAACGGACGACACAAACGAAGGTAAACTAGTAATTAGATTGCGTGATCCGAGCTTAGGTCCTGTCAACAACAAATTGACATTGACGGTGTTCAACGGTAGCATACTATATTACTTAGGTATCAGTGAGTATACGAAGACTCAGGTTATTTCTAGCCCACATGCTGAAAAAGGTTCTCAATTTGGATACAATGTTGCGTTCAACGAATACAACTCGTTCATCGTTAGCGCACCAACAGGGACTAGATTCTTAGGAACAACGTTCGACTTCACTGATGATGAAAACAATCACAATGATACTGCGTTTGATAATAACTTCACACAATTTGTAGACTTTGCTGACCACGCAGGCGAAGTATACATGTATGATTATATGCCTGGATATAACGAATCTTTGTTAAATTCTGGTAACTACGTATATGCACAGGCATTGACTGATAGTGTTGCGGATACTGGCATTAAGCCAATGTACGGCAAAGCATTATTCTTTAGACATAATAAAGTTATTGTAGGAACACCTGACTTTAAACCAGCAGAAGTTGGCGGCAAAGCAACGGTCTTTAATAACTCATCTAACACATCTAACTGGAAAGTTGACCGCATAAGCGCTCCAGTAGTTGATGTTAATAAAATTCAGAAAGTTCAAATTTTTGACAGTGCATTGAATTCAATGATTGCTCCTTTAGACTACATTGATCCTATTCAAGGTAAACTATTAGGTGCAGTGAGAGAGAATATTGACTTCGTATCATTCACTGACCCTGCAGGTTACAATAGTACTGCGGGTACAGGAAATATCGCTTGGGGTAAAATGAATGTAGGTTCTATCTGGTTCGATCCATCTAGCACTCGCTTCGTTAACTACCATCAAGGCGACACATCTTACAATAGTAAGTACTGGGGAAAGGTATTCCCTGGTAGCACAGTCACCGTATATACATGGATCGAGAGCGATACTACTCCTGCATTCTACGTAGGCGCAGGTTCTCCGTACGATGTTGAGAGCTATTCAGCTTCATATGATGTTGACTCTACTGGTAACTTGATTACGAAATATTATTTCTGGGTAAGAAACACGAATGTAGTTTACTCGTTAGCTGGAAAGACTCTATCTGATTCTGTTATCGAATCATACATCAGAGATCCACAAGCTACTGGTATACCTTACTTTGCTGCTTTCTCACCTAGCACGTTTGGTCTATATAACGTCACTGACCAGTTAACGTTTGACTCTAGTTTGTATATCGGTTTCAGTAACACCGTTGCTGATAACCCATCACACTCATCATTCCAATTAATTAGAGATGGTGCACCTGATGATTTCTTATCTGGCTTCCCGACAGCATTGAATAACTACAGCGACCCTACTGGGTTGTACTTGAAGCTGCTTGACAGCTTCGCTGGATTAGACACAGCTGGATCACTAGTACCTAATCCTAATCTTCCATCAATGTTAAAAATTGGTATCAGCAACAAACCTAATCAAAGTATGTTTGTTGATAGATTGAAGGCCCTTAGAAATTATCTAGTCTATGTTAACCAAGTCTTGAAGTTGTATCCAGTATACGAATTCAAAGAAGCATCGTTCTTGAACAATGCAGGCGCAACATTTGATACTACTAAGTATTGGAACTACGTCAATTGGTGGGCTACCGGTTACAATGACAACACTAAATCATTAGTTGATGTTGGTCGCTACTATGAGTTACAGACCCTAGATACATTCGAGGGCATGATTGTAGGAGTCCAGTCTAACAGTAATGGTCGCAGAGAAACATACATCCGCACAAATAATGAATGGGTCCGAATCGGTTTAGAGAACGGAACTATTGAATTTAGTTCAGCTCTTTGGAACTATAGCACTAACTCAATTGGCTTAGGTAGCAGTTTCTTTGATACTGATAGTTACGATACATACCCGTCTGCGGAAACTCGTAGCGTTATCCGTGCTATCAACGAGCAGATTTTTGTAGGTGAATTGTTCAAGTTCAGAAATGAAGGCTTGATTCTAATGTTTGAATACATTCAGAGCGAGAATATCGAATCACATAACAACATGCCTTGGTTGAATAAAACGTCCTTCATTGACGTAGGTAATACAGTACGTGAGTTGATTGCGTATCCTAAGTTCCAGAAAGATGATGACGAATTGCTATATGGCTACATCCAAGAAGCTAAACCATACCATGCAGTAGTTAAGGACTTCTTCATGCGTTATACAGGTTTAGAGACTTATAACAGTGGTGTGACAGACTTCGATTTGCCATCAATATACAACCAGTCTTTGTATAAGTTTACTTCGCCAGAATTAGTGTATTCTACTGCTGGTACTAATCAATACACTCCTGGCGATGCTATATGGGAAACTCAAGAGTATTCTAATTGGTATAGCAATCTTGGCTTGAAACTACAAGGTGATAGCAACGCTGAAGTAGCGTTGGTTGCAAAATACATGACTGTCACTGACAACGTGATTTTTGTTGATAACGCATACGGGTTACCAGTACAAGGCCTAGTTAAAATTGATGACGAGTTAATTGCTTACTCTCATGTAAACAGAGTATTAGGTAGGTTAGAAGGATTAAGCAGAGGATCTTCTGGTACTACTATCACAGAGCACTTCCCTACAGCAAGAGTTTACATGACGTTGCCGGGTGTCGTTGTTGTAGATACTGGTAGAGGCTACATTGACCCTCCTGCTGTACGTGCAATTATTGACACTACAAAATATCCAGCACCAACTCGTGCTGCTGCGTTGACTGCCATCATGTCAGGTGATAAAGTTATCGGTGTAACAGTTAACGATTCAGGTGAGGGCTATGTTGCTGTACCGACAATTTATATCGAGCCAGCACTATCAGTTCAGTTCAATACTGCTGACATCAACTTTGCTGACAACACTATTGTTGTACCAACTAACAAATTTGTGACAGGTGACTTAATTAGATATGTTGACTTGAACTACGGTGTAGTCAACGAATTGAAAGTTACTGGCTTAACGCATAACACTTTCTATTATGTAAACATTATTTCTGCATTGGGCGATGACGCATCATTGATTACGTTACATAGAGCGTATGCGCAAGCACAAACAGGTGATAATCCTATCGAATTGTATACTAAGAATCAATTAGGAAGTAGTATCATCACAACATTTGATGATGCACCTGAATATGCACTAGAGATTGCCGCTAAAGCAGCATCAGTGACTAAGAATACTAGAGTACGTGAACTAACTACTAAGATTCGTTACGACCGAACAAGCTATGGATCGACAGTTCAGAACTGGGAACCAGGCATGTTCTGGCCTAGCCCGTTTAACTCTTTAGGTAACGACGCCTCTTCAACTACTAAAATATATGATGCGCAAGCTGACATAACTCAAGCTAGTTGGCAAGGTGCTATGTTAGACATCACTGGTGTAAGTGATGACCAAGGTACAGTTGTTGCAACAGTTGATTATAGTCACAGTAATGGTCTACAACCAGGACAAATCAAAGGCTTGAAGATGTATTTCTACAAGACTTTCCCTGGTTATCAATATGATGACACTGCTAACGGCGGTGCTAAGTTCAAGATTTTCAGACCACGTTTCGACCCAACAGGAATCGTCAACGCATACTATATCGTTCTAGAAAACTCTGGTACAATATATTCTGACGGAGATGTTATTAAAGTTAACGGTTCGGAACTAGGCGGTAGAGACGGCTTGAACGACTTTATTTTGACAATTCAATATGTCACTATCCAGAACGGAATCAGTATCTATGCGCTCGAAGGTATTGCAGTAGGCGAGTTTAAGATGTATTATGCAAACCCTGTTGCGCAAACACAGATTAAGATTTACACTGACCCTTCATTTAGAGTACCAGTATTGTATGACACATTCACATTTGGTGCCGGTGATTACGTCTTCTTACCAGAACCATTCTCGACTAGCGCAGGTTACAAATACGTTGTTGCTGCTACAGTTGTATATGAGAATAAAGTCTATCGTTGCGTTGAGAGTAACAGTGACATGACATTCGATTACAATAAGTGGGCAGAAGTTAAACCAGATGACCGCTCATTGAATGCAATTGACAGAGTATTGAGTTACTACAAGCCTACAGCTACGATGCCAAACAACTTGTTGCAAGTAGTTCAGGGAATAACTTATCCATACAATGTATATCGTGGTAATGCGTTTGCAGAAGACGAGGCACTGCCTCTTGATATCGTATTGAAAGACACACCTTTCTATCCTAGAGATGTCAACATCACTTCTATCACACACGACGGCATTAACTATATTGCAACCGCTGACGCAGCTAGTCACTCACTAGTGTTGGTCAGCACTGATGGAGAGATTTGGAACACGTATAAAATTTCTAATAAAGTTTTGAACTTAACAGGAATCGCTACGACTGAATCTCCTAGCTACATCATCACATCTAACACAAACACTGCTCCTGTTATGATTAGTTTCGACATTCAGAACTGGGAGACATTGGGTGCGTACACTCCGTATGACGTAATTATTTTCGGTGAGTCAGGCTTCGATAGTTCAGGCATTCAAGCACCTAAAGGGTCGATGAATAGTATTGCTAAGTTGTACGGAGAATTCTTCGCCGTAGGTAGCAACGTCATCAAGAGTTCTAATGGCTTATCTTGGGAAGCTGCATTTGACTTTGGTAGCAGTCTACCTAATACTCTAACTAGCGTAGTAGCTGTAGAATCTATGTTCTTCGCTGGTCTAGTTGCAGTAGGTTACGGTCTAAAGGTAATCAGCGGCGCAGGATCTGCTGCCCCTGTGATTGAGCAAGTTGGTAGAGTAATCACATCAACTGACGGCATTACATGGAAAGTCATCGATCCCGCATTCACCGGAGAAGAACTACACACTGTAGCTGCCTCAGATACAGTTATCGTAGCTGCTGGAACAAACGGAAAAGTATTCTACTCAAATAACGGAGAGATTTGGTATCCTGCAAACGTTAACGGTCAAGTTCTAACTCATACGATTCGTTCAAGCATTTATGCTGACTCAACATTCGTATTAGTTGGAGACAACGGCACAGTGATAACATCATCTGATGGTATTGAATGGTATCAACATTCTTCAACTACAACTTCGAACCTAAACGGTATCACGTTTGACGGTGAGTATTTTGTTGCTGTAGGAGACTATGGTGTAATTATCCGCAGTAGAAATCAAGGAGAGACTTGGTTAGATGTATCTTTCATTACAAGTAAAGTTCCTTCATATTCTATTCAAGGTGATGACTTCGTTTCTGGATATGGTCCAGAAGAATTAGTCGCTGGCGTAGTTACTGATACATTGAACATCAAAGTTGTAACTAAGCCCGGCGCATTCTGGGACAACGATGAGATTACTCAGTCGTTTAAATACGGACACACTGGTTTCGGTATGAAGTCAAAGACATTAGTACCAGACTTTACTAATACATTCAGCTTCGACGGGATGCTAGACAACCCAGTTCAAGTTGCAGTGTTTGTTGAAGACAAGGTTTCTGGTTTGTCTACACGCTTGTATGAGACATATGGCTATACAGTTAACTGGGTTACTAAGGTAATCACATTAAACGACCCAATCGATTCAACTAAAACTATTCTAGTTGAAGTGTATGACTATGGTAACGGAAGAGAAATCGCACGTGCTAACTCTCAGAACACTCCGGCAATCATTGAAGAAGAAACTGGACATACTCAATTCTTGTTATTAAATTACACGTTCGTTCAATCGTTCAACTTACGTAATCTAACTACAGTAGATATTGACCCTGTGATTTATCACAACGGTGTTAAACTTGCAAATGATAAGTTTTCTGTTGCAATTGTTCAAAATGGAACATTGATTTCGTTCACTGACACATATGACTTAGAAACAGACTATCTAACCTTCATTCTAATGAGTAGCACAGTTGTACCTGAGTTCAACGATTTGTTGTATGGATACAGTCTTCCAGAGACACAAGTGTTTGAATATGTTGATTCTTCTGAATTCGAGATAGCAAACTATATCGGCAACGTTAAAGAACTAAACTACGCAGTAGTCGAAGACTTCAACGATGGCAACACCTACGCAACTATGGGATATGACAATCCAGGCTTCAGTGCATTCAATGTTGGTGATAAGGTAACTATCACTGGAATGTTACCAACTGATTGGAACGCAGTGAATGCAACTATTACACATATCTCTACTGCAAACGGTGGCGCTACAAGAACATTCTCATATGTTATTGGAAGCACATATTCTACTGCTACAGAGTTTGGTACAGCGCATAACGGATATACTGCTGCGACTGCAAGCGTTGTAGAAGTTAACGGTGAGCGTCTAGCTTCTACTGACTATGAAATTGATGTATTCACTGCGACATTGACTGTTTCGGCAGCATTGTCGTCTGGTGACTTAGTTGCAATCACAACGTTCAACGATTTCCAAAGACAGAATCTAGTAACTACTGAAGTTACTACATTGCGTGTAGCACCTATCTATTATATCGACAATACTACGACACCTATTCTAGTAACTACTAGCGAGGATCACGGTATAGTGGACGGAGATAACATCAGATTAGATGGTATCAAAGGTTCAGTACAGTTGAATAACGCTACTTACTATGCTAAGGTTCTTTCTTCATATACTTCGAACGGTAAAACATACTACCCTGTAGAATTATATGAATCAGTATCAACGTTCGGTGGCAATTTAGTATTTGCGTTACCAGTCTCTGGTTCTACTGTTGAAGCATATGACGTTAGTGGTTATCTATGGAAGAACACAGATACTGTGACAGTTACTAGCGGCTCAACATACACTGAAGGTTCTAGAACTTGGGTTACAGTGAACGGCAAACGGGTAGATCCTAGCAACTTGAGATTCAACAGCAATAACAAGTTAAGTATCATGGCTCCGATTGTACCCACTGACTCAGTGATAATTACTGCAATGGTATCTGAAGCTACTCCCGGCTCAATGATTTACAACGTATCAGTTGATAAGTTGGGTAACGGTAAGATTCATCGTTTGACTAATGACGTTTGGTTAACACAATCGTTGTTCGCTTATGAAGATGTTATCCATGTCAACAACGCTAGATTACTAGTCAACAATATCGTTGAAAACTTAACTGCTATCACTGAGTCCGGCTCAGTTGTAGCTAAGTTGAACTACAAGATTGAAGATATGTCCGGTGTTGTCGTGTACAATGCAAGCACACTATTGACTTTAAGTAAGGATGACTACGTAGTTAAGAACGTTAACTCTCGTCCTACTGTAATCTTTACTGCTGGCGTTTCTGAGGGTGATAATCTTCAAGTTACTATTCAAATCGGTCACGTTGTTACTATCAACGGTGAGCAGATTAGATTTAGAGCGGTTGACTTCACAACTAACACTGTTTCAGGATTGATTCGTGGTATTAACGGTACTGGTATCAAGAAAACGCACGATGTCCACTCGTTTGTTCATGGAATGAATGATGCGACTATGCTAGATCCAATCTTCTATGATAACGTTTTGAACAGTAGTAACTATACTGCTAAGGGCGACCCAATGCAGATTAGCGATAGCCCTGCAGCGAAGTTCCTGCAAACGGGTCATTATTGAGTGATAAATAACATATGAACTCTAAACCCGAAGATTTAAATGAAGTCGATGCTGAGGAGAGAGTCCCTGATGAACAATCGGGGTTCTACTTCAGCACGTTCATTAAAATCTACGATCCAAATACCCAAGAAATTTTAGTACAAACACGAGGCGATGATTAATGTCACACACCATGATTCCTATTTCAATTACAGGCTTTCTAAAAGTCTATGATCCTAATAACAATGAGGTCTTTTATGACGGCCACAATGCTATTCACTACGAGAATATCTCAGTAGCTATCGCTGACACACTAAGTTCACGTGGCTTTGGTTCAATCTTTAAGATGGCTTTTGGTAACGGTGGCGCAAGTATCGATGATACTGGTATCATCACTTATTTGCCACCTAACACTACTGGCCAGAACGCCGGTTTATACAATCAAACATACGCTAAAATCGTTGACGACACTAACGTTTTGAACGGTGATCCATCACGTAACAAGATGGTTCCTAGTCACACTGCTGGTAAAGTCTATACTGACATTATCGTACAATGTCTATTAGATTACGGCGAACCAGACGGTCAGGCAGCATTTGACAACGGTACTCAGACACAAGCACAGTTTGTTTTTGACGAATTAGGTCTTGTAGCTGACTATGGGGTAGATACACAGGGCTTTGAGCAGTCAAAATTGCTCACCCATGTGATTTTTCACCCCGTTCAGAAGTCTTTAAACCGTCAAATTCAGATAGATTATACAATCAGAATCCAGTCGCTGACTAACTTAGTCACGGTTTAAGATAAATACTAGAACACAAATTTGCGGAGCATCTAAATGGCATATACAATTATAAGAAGCGATGGGACAACATTGACAACCATCCAAGATGGTACAATTAACACAACCAGCACTTCACTAGGCTTACCCGGTAGAAATTATGCGGGTTACGGACAGACTTTAAACACTAACTTCGTTCGTCAGCTTGAAAACTACTCAGGCGCAACCCCACCGAACAACCCATTAAAGGGTCAACTTTGGTACAATTCTTCTACAGGCACATTAAACGTATGCCCTACAGACGGATTAAGCAACACAGCAGCTTGGGTCACTCTTGCAAGCACTAGTTCTACTGGTGATACTACATTAGGTGATATTGAGTCTACCGGTAATGTTTCAGTAGCTGATAATTTATCAGTTGGCGGCTCAATTTCCGGTGATACTATCACTGTTCGTCTTGCTACTGTTACTGACGCACTAACTGCTGACACAGCTACTATCAATGACGGATATATTACTGCGGTAACTACAACTACAATCTCTACTGGATCTGCTACTACTAGCGGTACTTTAACTGGTGCGTGGACTGTTGTTGGTAACAATGCTTCAGGTGGTAACGCACTATCAGTTTCAAGCGGAAACATTGCGTTTGCTGCTGCTTCTGTTAACGGTATCAAGTGCGACAACTATATGTACGCAAACGGTGCAGCATTTAACCCCTCAGGTACTTACACTAACGTAAACGTTAGTGATTTCTTGACAGGCGCAAACAGCACTACTCGATTTACAGGTAACATTGCCCCAACTAAAGTAACTACAAGTTATATTGCTGGCGGCGGCGTAATTTCTGGTATCTGGACATTAGATACAGGTGCTAGAATCGAAGCAACATACGCTGACTTAGCAGAACGCTATGAAGCTGACGCAGAATATGAAGTTGGTACTGTATTAGAATTGGGCGGCGAGAAAGAAGTTACTGTTGCTAGTGAACTTTCTGAACAAGTGTTCGGCGTAGTATCTGATTCTTATGCTTATTTGATGAACGGCGCTGCTGGTGACGAGAAATCACACCCAGCTATTGCTTTAGCAGGTCGTGTTCAAGTTAAAGTAGTCGGTAAAGTTGCAAAGCGTGATAGATTAGTCTCTGCTGGTAACGGGTTCGCTCGTTCAGCTACTAAAGAAGAACTAACTGCTTTCAATAGCATCGGAAGAGCACTTACAAGTAAAGAAACAGACGGTGAAGGTACAGTCGAAGCTATCGTTACAATCAAATAAGGATAGAGAATGACTTACGCAGCAAATCAAAAAATACTTGCTAACGACTATAATGGTTTGTTGGGCACAGGTACCGAAGCAAACGCACTTAACACTGTGTGGGCATCAGGTACAAGTAGAGCCGGCTATGGTCAGACTGCTCTTACAACCGTAATCTCTCCGGCTAAAGTCGCAGCAGCCCCTTGGGCAACACTAGTATCCAGAGTAAATTCGATTGCTAGTCATCAAGGTTCGGCTATTACCGCTGTAACAGCTCCTGCATCTGGTGGTAAAGTTGTCGCACTATCTGCTATTCCAGTTAACTTAACTACAATTTATAATAACAGAAACAACGCTGCCGGTCAAGGAACTACATACTCTTTGCCAGTAGCAACTCAAACTACTTGGGGTGATAGAATTGTTTACACGTTTGTTGTATCGTTCCCCTCAGGTGATGCAGCTCGTTATTACTTCAATGCAGGCGGACAAATCGCCTTCACATTCAGTCATGGTACAACTACTGCTGGTATTAATGCGTTATTAAACTCATTATGCTCTGCAATGGGAACTGTTGCGTTTAGCGCTCCTAGCTCGGGTACAGTTAATATCGCTGGTACAAACTATGCTGGTGTTACTAAAGTAGGTGGTTCAGGCTCAGCGGCAGCATTTAGTGCAAACGCAGGTTACTATGCAATGAACACTAGCCCGCAAACTATCATTAAACAATTAGCAGACCCTGCTAGTTCTTTAACAAAGTATGTTGGTACATTCATTCAAATCGATGCTAAGAGTAACGGTACTCAAGGATCAAAGGGTGACATGGGTAATATCTTAACATTCACTGTTACAATTGATGAAGTTAGTACTCAGACTAGTGGGTTGACTGTAGCAACAGGAACAACTGCAACTCTTACAATGCGTCCACCGTCAACTACATATTTGACGAACACTTGGGGCATCTTGCCCGGAAACCCTAGCAATACTATTACAGTTACTGGTTCAGTTTCGGGTTCTTAATTAATATATCGGCTCTTCGGTATCCATCTAAATACTCTCAGGAGTACTTATGGATACCGAAGACCTTATTAAAGAAGCCAAAGCAAGATTTAGCCATAACAGTGCTAAAGCACAACTTGCAGACAAATACAAAAGCAAACTATCCATTGCCGAACAAGGTGGATTATGGAACATTACCCCTGAACTACTTAGCTTCTTAGCTAGTTTAGAACAAGAACGTGTCGTAATTATCGATACATTCAACAACCCCGTAAAAGTCGACCGGAGAGAGTTATTAGTTAAGCTATTAACTACTTACAATTCCGTTATGGAACAATGGCACAAAGAGTGGACTGAGTTAGAGAACAAAAGATGAGCAAAGGCGTAATACTATTTGCCTATAATAACAAGAATGTAGATTACTATAAAATGGCAGTTGCTACTGCTAAACGAGTAAACCATTTCTTAAATTTACCCGTCACTGTAGTTACTGACGAGACTACTGACATAGAGAGTTATGGGTACACATTCGATAAGACTATTATCAATGAAGCAGACAAGTCAAACATCAAAGAAAATACTGCCTGGATTAACAAGGGTAGATTTAATGCATATGAGTTCAGCCCCTATGACGAGACTATCGTTTTAGATACTGATTATATGATTAACAGCGACACTTTATTAAAGACATTTGATTTTGAATCAGATTTAATGTGTCATAACAGAACAAGCGTAATGATGGCTCCAGACGCAGCACAGGAACCATTAAGCACGTACAGCGTTAATACATTGTGGGCTACAGTAATCAGATTTAATAAGTCATTGTACGCAAAACAAGTATTTGAATCTATGAAGATGATTCAAAACAATTATACACACTATATGCATTTGTACCGTCTTAATAGCGATATGTACCGTAACGACTATTCACTAACGATTGCAACAAGAATCTGTAACGGGCACACAGAAGATACTAGTCAATATCTACCCTGGAATCTAACTCACGTTGGGCAGAATACAACGGTATATAAAGTCAACGACAGTGAATTCAACACTGAGTATATGATAATGTACGATAATTGGATCCGCGATAAGTTACGCAAAGAGTATATTACAATCAAAGATTTTGATTTCCATATGCTTAACAAAAAGAACTTTATGGAGTTAATATGAATAGAGGCTTTGTAATTTTAGCACAGAATACGAGCACGGTAGATTACGTCAAGTGTGCAGTATTGTTAGCCAAGAGCATTAAACAACATATGCCCGCAGAATCTGTCTCGATTATCACTGACAATAAAGTAGAAGATGGTATATTTGAGCATGTTATCCCGTTACCAAAGGGCGACTTAGCTCCTGACAGTGTATGGAAACTTGTAAATGACCATCAAGTATACGAAGCAAGCCCATACGAATACACGATTAAGCTAGAAGCTGACATGGTTATAACTAGCGATATCTCATATTGGTGGGATATATTATCGTATAGGGACTTAGTAGTTAGCTCGACTATCAGGAACTTTAAAGGTGACATTAGCACTAATCAGTTCTATAGAAGATTTATAACTGACAATAACCTCCCCGACGTATATAACGCTGTCACATACTTTAAAAAGAGTGACACCGCAAGTGAATTCTTTATGCTTGTTGCTAATATATTCGACAACTGGGAACAATATAAAAAGATATTAAAGTGTGATCCTGAAGAGATTGCTACTACTGACTGGGTATACTCTATTAGTTGCCATTTAATGGGAGTTGAAAGAACTACACTACCAACATTCACTGAGATGGGTATGACTCATATGAAGCAACATATCAACGGGTTGCTTCAACCTGATTGGACTAAAGAGTTAGTCACCGAGTTCTCAATAGACCATATTCGTATTAATGGCTTTGCGCAGAAGTTCCCATTACATTATCATGTGAAAGAGTTCTCAAATACTCTGGAGAAATACTATGGATGAAGAGATTTATATTGAATTACCTGAGTTTGTTCCGCCCGAATTACGTCTATATTATGATGACAACGGCTCAGTAATATGTTATACTTGTGATATACTTGAAGGGAACTATATTATAGTCACCCCTGACGTATTTGCACAAGGTCGACCCGATATTAAAGTAATTGACGGTAAAGTACAAGAGAAGTTCAACGGCTTAGTGTTGTCGATACTAGAGAAATCTACTACAGGAACAACTACTGTGTTTGATGATATCAGTATTGTAGTTGACAGTGAGTACAAGGGAAAGACACAACAATGGGAATTAAAGCATTATGAGTTATGAGATAGTAGACGTAGCCGATTTAGACGTAGTATACTTGAGCTATGATGAGCCACAGAAAGAAGAATTCTGGGTCAAGATTAAGAACATGGTACCCTGGGCAAAGCGTGTCGACGGTGTTAAGGGCAGTGATGCAGCACACAAAGCTGCCGCAGAAGCCTCAGATACTGAACGATTTATTTTAATTGACGGGGATAATCTTCCTAATAAAGAATTCTTCAACATTCAATTAGATTATACTGACAAAGACCCTACATTTACAACAGCTCAATATCGCTGGAGAGCAGTTAATAGCATCAACGGCTTGCGTTATGGTAACGGTGGTATTAGTTCTTGGACTAAAGACTATGTGATGAACATGAAGACACATGAGGCTAGTGACGGTAACGACACTACCACCGTTGACTTTTGTTTAGATAGTACAAACAATCAATACTGGGCTATGCACGATTGCTACAGTACAACATACCCTAACTATACACCCTTTCAAGCATGGCGTGCTGGATTCCGTGAAGGTGTAAAGATGTGCCTGAACAACGGTAAGAAGCCAAGCGTAGAAGACTTTAAAGAAACAGTTGCAGGACGCAACATGAACAACTTAACTATCTGGCACAACGTAGGACAAGATGTAGAGAACGGTATCTGGGCTATTCATGGCTCACGATTAGGTACTTACATGACTATGTTATCAGATTGGAATCCACAAGAAGTTCAATGGTTTGACAACTTTCCTGAACTGTGGGAAAAGTATAAAGACAGAGACCCGCATTATTCAGCAACGTTCTTTGGCGAAGCATTATCTGATAAATTAGACTTGCCTATGTGTATGTTATCCTCTGACCAAAGTAAGTTCTTTAAGCGTCACTATAATAGTGATAAGCACAACTTAGGACCTTTAGTCAGAGAGATGGATGTTATACGTCGGATCGAAGGTTGGTAATAGGAATTACTTTTTTACGGTACTGAGCATGTACCGTTTCTTTTACCTGGTTAACGTCAGATACAAAGTCTCTGATATTACCTTGCTTAATAATAGACTGAGAGAAAGTCTTATCTTCAACACTTCTCTCCTGCTCATATAAGACTTTCTTACCCTCGTCTAGTGCAATATGTTTAAGAGCATGACCTAGAATTAAATGGTAATCTCCGTTATCCTCTACGTTAACTGAGAATTGACAAGTATAGTCGTTAACAATCCAGCTACCGAATGTAGTTGAATCTTTAGTTGGGTCAAACTGAATAGTCAGATTGAAACCGCCGAAATACTTAAACAACCCAACCATTATCGACAGATATTCATTACTAATGATATCTTCGAACTTAACGTCACCGTTAAACTCTAGTTTTGCAAACTCGTCAGGAGACTCATATTCTTTACATGTATTCTTAGTAGAGAACGTATAGAATTCCTCAATATTATAGTAACGTTGACTGTTAATAATAGTTGAGTTACTGTTATTTGCTAAGATATCTAACCAGACATGTAATAACTTGATACGGATGAATCTATTTAAAATAGTATTCTTGTATCCTAACGTATACCAAGCGTCTAAGAACGTTGCACCGTCACCGATAGCATTTTGTCCTGCAATGTTATAAGTCTTCCAGTCAGTATACATGTGACTTGCGATAACAGGTCCAGCACCGAATCCAGGACTAATCGCCCCAATATGTGTTCTAGCGTTAGCTAACAACTGTAGACTATGTAAGAAGTCAATAGGTTCTTCTGTAGGGAATCCAATAATCCAGTTAACGTGATTGAATAACCCAACTTCTTGCCCATGCTTTAAGTTACTTTCAACTTCCCAGATATCAATCTTCTTGCGCATATCTGTTAATACTTTCTGGCTACCAGACTCTACACCGTAACTAATACATGTGCAGCCCGATTCGGCAATCTTTTGAATAAACTCTTTATCCATTCTGCCGTCACATCTAGCATAACTATTCCATTGAATCTTTAATTTCTTCTCTAGTATTAAGTCTACTAATCTTCTGAAATTCTTTAAATTACCGTTAACTAAGCTGTCAACAAACCAGAATCTAGATATACCATAGTTATTGATTTGATGTTCCATCTCTTCAACCACTTGCTCAGGGGTTCTGCTTCTAAACTTCCAGAAGTAAGTCTCGGAACAAAAGCTACACTCAGCAACACACCCGCGAGATGTTTCAATACTAGCACCGTCGGGATGCTGATAGTTCTTTAAGTTATAGTCACTATAGTCGGGGAATGCGCTTTTCTCTAAGTTAAGTTTACTATCAGTAGTACCGATTTTTATACGTGTAGGATACTCGTCAGGAAGTTCTTCTAATACAGATATTAAAGTCTCCTCAGCTTCGCCGATAAACAAATAGTTAAATGGTAACTTACTCAATGTATTACCCGACATAACTTCAGGACCACCTGCAATGAAACAACTGTTGGGTAATAATCGTTTTAATTCATTAACAATATACGTAGAAGCAAGCAAGTTTGTATTATATAAGCTGAACCCGATAACTCTAGGATTAGCTTTTACAATGTCATTGATTGTTTTATCAAATAAGGGCTTTAATAAAGGTAATATCTCATTATCAAACGATTCATTAGTGACCCAGACATGAAAGTTCTCCCCGCGCCAATAGTCTTTATTAACCGTATGATATGATTCAATGTTTAAGTCATAGACCTTAGTGCTGTAACCAAAATGCCTTAGATTGCCCGTCAACTTAGCTAAGTTATAGGGAGGAAACAATACACCCCACGCAGGGGCTATAATCATTGCTACTCTGAACTTATCTGTATCTTGCCAAGCAATGTCTGGGTTGACAAAGCCTAGCTCGTTAGTAGAACTAACATTACCTAAATGACTCTCTGCATGATTCAAATTGTCTTTAGCTAATATATGCTCAAGTATTACTTGGTCTCGGTCTTTATGTTGATTCATGGTGGCAATAGTGAACTCATGTTACCTAACTTCATATTTGGGTGCTTGAAGACAGGGTCTTTCAATATCTCAATTAACTCATCTCTACCGATATGTCCATCTTGCCATACAGCCATTCCCTTAAAGCGTTCGTCATCTAAGTGATGCCACTGAGCTAATAGATTAGTCCAGACTTTGGGGTTTGATTTGAATGATGTTTGCCAATGTGCATATTCACGCAATTCTTTGTAATTATCACGTTGAACTACGAAATTAGTCTGCCAATTAAACATACGTGGGAAGCACTTGTTAACTGCCATCTCGTCTAATACTTCTAAGTTCTTCTTTAAACGCTTGAAGTTACCGTTCTTTCTAACAATCTTATATGTGTCTTCGTTAAACGCATCAACGCTTACTTCGATAAATTCAATGTTAGGCCATAGTGGCTTAATGCTTTCCCAGTTCTCTTTAGTCATCATTACACCGTTTGTTTTGATGTTGATTCTAAGATTGTCTGGAACACTTTGTCCTGCAAGCTCTACTAAGTAACTCCAGTACAATGGGCTAGCAAAAGCATCCCCTGAGCCAGTGATGTTTAAATTAACAATTTTATGCTGTACTAGCATCTTGTTAACTAAGTCTTTAACCTTCTGATGAATGATTTTAATACGCTGACCGTTCTTATCTTCAAGGTCTTCAGTGTCCCATACTATTAACTTATCTCTACAGCTAGGGCATTGTAAGTTGCAACTTAAATCATAACTAAAGCCAATATTCATTGTGCTATTTTCTAATTCTCTGTCTAAGTTTTCTTTAGGAATAATGTCCCAATAGTCTTTGCGACCGTTCATAAACGAACTTAGCTGAGGACATTGGTCATTACATTGGTCGAAGCAACCTCTTCGCATATCGTCTTGTACGTTCTTGCGATTGATGTTGTTTAATACTTCTTCTACAGATTGATGTAGCAAGTTACCCGCATCTACTGGTAACCAAGTACCACAGCAGATAGTTACTGCACCATATGAATGAATCTCTATATGCTTGAACGGGACCTTGCAACTATAGTTTGAAAGGTCACTAACGTTCTTATAATGTGACTCTGGTTGTATAATAAATTTAGGCATTATTTTAAAATCTCAATTAATTCAGGTAAAGTCTTTAATGAATTCTCATCTCTGATAGCATCGATTTTAAGCATCTCAGCTTTAAATCTCTCTGCCATTTTCGGGTTGTGAGGCTTCTCTAAGTGCCAGAATAAGTGCAAGAACTTGTTTCTAATATCTACTTTAAATCTAGTATTGTAATCTGAAATAAAGTTCTCTAACTTGTCACGGATCTTTAGTCTAGTAGCATCGGGTAAGGTACTTACATGATAGTGTGGACCGAACTCTAATACGTTGAAACTGAAGTTCTGCCAGTACTCGTCCGACTCTCTAATGACGCCGATATCAACTAATCTATTGATAACCTCAGGGATTCTATGCACGTTCATGTTACTAACAGTCATGCTTGGCTTAACGTGAATATCTAACTCAACTACTTTAATTAAGTTTTCTTCAACTGTTTTCCAATTAGTACCCGCACGAATTAATTCAGCACGGTCATCAATCTCGTCAATACTAGGCCATAACCAAATTCTTCTGCCCCATTTCTTCCAATAATCAAGGACATTTTTGTTCTTATATGTTAGTTTGCTTAAATTGCTGTTGTACGTTAAGATAACATCGTATCTTTCACTCTTGTCTAGCATGTCTAAGATTTGCCAATGTTCGTCCATTAGTAACGGCTCACCACCTGCAAAGTAGACTTTCTCTACGATATTAACATACTTCTTTAAGAAGTCTACATTGGTTGATTCATCAACTGAATCGATGCCGATAACTTTGTCGTTACGTTTCTCATCCATCCAGCCCAATTGTCGAGCGTCAGGGATCCAAGAGCTAGAGAACTCTGGTCCGCATGTTCTGCATTTATAGTTGCAAAGATTGCTAAATCTAAAGTCCCAGTAACGTAAGTCAACTTTGTCAACGTGCCCGTCTGTTTGTGTGATAACGGGAATCTCGTTAAGTTTGCTACTGAAATATCTATTGTGGTTGATTCTAGTGCTATGCCCGCTACTACGTTCGCTTTCAAAGCAACGTGAGCACATGCTTGGCTCTTCACCGTTAATCATTTGTACACGAACTTTCTTCATGTACTCACTGTTCCAAACTTCTTCGATAGTCTGAGTATTCAAATCTCCTGCATACCCTGTAAAGTCTGTTGTCATACAGCACGGGTAAACCTTACCCCTAGGGATAATGTTAAGATGTGTCCATGGGATAGCGCAAATTGTATTTTTCATTAGTGTATATATCAAGGTTGCGGCAGTAGGCTAAAAATACAACAACTACTTAGCTGATTAAATATCGTATGTTTATAATTAATTTCTTCAAGCGTCTTGTACGTGAATACCAGTACCGTAAAAAGCTAAAAAAACTACGTGACAGAGACCCATTTATCTATTGATATGAATTATATTGGATTAAGTTCAGGCTTTCACGATGCCGCTGTTACTGTTATCAACGATAAGGGTGATATAGTCTTTGCTGGGCACAACGAACGTTATAGTAAAATCAAGCACGATAAACGTATTGACAGTGAGTTAATGGCTGATGCTATGTATAAAGTTAAGGGTGACTTTGAAGTTCATTACTATGAGAAACCCTTATTAAAGTTCTTGCGTCAATTACGTGCGGGTGAAAAGCCCTCATTACGTAGTTTAAATCCCCGAAACAGTCTTAGCTATCTTGCTAATATGTTCTTAAAGGATAAGAAGATACACACGCATAGTCATCATTTAAGTCACGCGGCTGCAGGCTTTCAGACTAGTCCCTACGATGATGCAACCGTTGTAGTGATTGACGCTATCGGAGAGTTTGAAACTATTACTATATATGACGCTACATATGTTAATGGTAAAGCCAAGTATAAGAAACTATATAGTAAAACTTACCCAGACAGTATTGGGTTGTTCTATAGTGCTATGACCAAACGTGTAGGGCTAAAGCCCCTAGACGAAGAATATATACTAATGGGCATGGCTGCATACGGTGAGCCCAAACACTATACTAGTTTACACGTAGATATGCTAGAATCTTCAAGCGAGATTGACTTCAAAACTAATCTACATATTGGTGTAAATGATGATTATCTTGCAGGCGCTGACGATATGGACATTGCCGCAAGTACGCAATTACTTACTGAACACTTAATAAAGAATGTAATACGTAAAGCTAGATTACTTGGTAAGAGTAAAAATCTAGTATATGGTGGAGGCGTAGCATTAAATTGTTTAGCTAATAGATTATTAGGAGAATATTTTGAACAGATATGGATTATTCCTAATCCCGGTGATGCTGGTTCTAGCCTTGGTGCTGCCGCTCTGGGCTTTGGAGGTAAAGTTAACTTTGTCAATAGTTATCTGGGGCATTGTATTCCTGGCAGTTATCCTGTTAACGACTTACTTGATGAGTTGCTTGTTAAGCAGATTGTGGGAGTGGCATCCGGACATGCCGAGTTTGGCCCACGTGCCCTGGGCAACCGTAGTCTCTTGGGCGATCCAAGAGGGATACATATTAAGGAAAGAGTAAATGAAATTAAACGAAGACAGCAATTTAGACCCTTTGCGCCAGTTATTCTGGAAGAATTGGTTGACGAGTATTTTATTATGCCTGACAATTGGCGTGATAGTCGCTACATGCAAGTCATCTGTACTTGCAGGTTTCCTGACTTATTTCCTGCTATCGTTCATCACGACGGGACTAGTCGTGTCCAGACTGTGCCAAAAGATGGATCAGGAATCAGAGAACTCCTCGAAAAGTGGTACATCTTAACTGATTGTCCTATGCTGTTAAACACTAGCTTAAACATTAGAGGCGAGCCAATGGTTAATAATCGTAGTGATGCAGATAGATTTGAAAGACTATACAACGTTAAAGTACTGTCATGACCGTAAGAGTAGGTAATAATAATGATTCGTGATGTGTTTTATTTCGGTGAAAAGCCGAACGTTCATCCACGTGAGAAGTTTGCAAATGATTTAGCACACGCAAGAGAGTTATCAACTACAGAACACTTTTGGATTATCAACGAGTTCTGTGACTATTCAACGTTTGACTGGGACTTTGACTTTGAACTACTACCCGACGAAGATGTATGGGCAGTTGATTTTATCAATATATTCCCTAGTCAGTGGACAAACAATAGCGGCACTTGGCTATGTCCTAAGTTAGATAACAACGATAAGATATATCGTAGTGATGTAGAGCCTGTATATCGCAAGAACGAAAAGAACAGGTTCTGGAAAGACTCAGCTAGTACATTTGAGTTTGATTATAGCTGGCACCCTGAAGAATATAGTCCCCCGTTTATATTTCAATTTGGTACTCAGTGGCAAAAGACTAGTGGTCCACAGTATATAATGGACGGTGCGACAGAAGTAAAATACATGACTGAGCCTAGAGCTAAGAAACTAAGCTATGATAGTTATTGGGAAACTAATGGGTCTAAGATAGAATCATTTGATTATACTTGGCACCCTGACGACAATAGCCCACCCTACATATATCAGTTCGGTACATTACTTGACGAACTAGACGGACCTAGATATGTTACACCCAACAATGACGGCACAGTTGTTTATCTTGAACGGTTAGACGTTGTGTTAGAAGACTTAGAGTTTCCTAAGTACTATATTAAAACAACATTAGAAGACTTAATTAAAGAACATAATAACGAAATCTTCTGGGCGTTGAACCCTGATTTAGACTATTCTACGTTTGATTTTAAATGGCTCCCTGATAAAGAAAACGTCTATCACGTTAATGCATTCGGATCACCCTACAACATCAATAGTCAAACATACTTTGTTAACGGGAAGATGTGGAACAAAGGCTATAAAGACATTAACTATGTTGAAGACAAGTTAGTTGAAGCCAAGACTAAGATTAGCATGTTCTTTGTTGATAAAGGAAACAAAGAGTCAAGTAAAAGATTTGAAGATATAAAGTCACGTTATAGTAATGTGATTAAAACTAGATACTTGAACAACTGGATCGATACGATTAACCGTTGTGTTAATCGCTCAGAGACTAAGTTATGCTGGATTTTAAATAGTGAACTAGACTATTCAGAGTTTGAATTTGACTATTACCCAAGCCCTTGGCAGATGCAAATGGTTCATGTGTTCGGAACACAGTGGAGTCACTGGGGTAATACGTTTATTGTGAATAAAGAATCGTTCACTGAGCAGACCAAATATATTAAAATCATTGAGCATTTACCCACGTTAAACTTTGTCAAGTCAAAAAGAACTAAAGCAGTTGATTGCTTATATGATATTGTATTGATTGACCATGGAAACGATTCAGACACTAAAGAACTGTTGAGTAACAAAACCAATCAGAATGTCACGGTTGTACCATATAAGCATAGCTATCTACAAACGTTAAAAGAATATTCCAAGTCAGTTGAACTTAAACCTGAACATTATGTATGGGTTTGTTCTAGTATCTGTGACTATTCAAACTTTGACTTTACTTATATTTGCGACCCATATACTAGAGAACAGTTACATGTTTTCCCTAGCAACAAGCAGAAGTTCGGAGATACATTCTTAGTTGACTTGAATTCATTTGTCAATAACAGTGAAACTATTAACACATTAAACGAATTCAATAAAGTAAACTATAACCCGCATCAGTCTGTTAATAGACTACCTGCACCCGTATTCACAGTAGAAGATAGTCAATCTCAAATGACTGAGTTTGATTTTAACTTCCCCTACGCAGTGTTTAAAACAACAGAAGCCAATGACATTGTTGATGATGAACCATTAAATGTATGGGATAGAAATAGCACAGATATATTAGTCACTACTGTGGGTGCAAGCAGAGTTATTATACCTAAACACGCTAGAGATTTTATTAAGGGTGATGTATATGACTATCCATATATTAGTAAATCATCTAAACTTGGTTCTACTAAGCCACTAGACATTGTGTTTTTAAGTAACGGTGAGAAGTTAGCTGACTTGCACTATGAGAAACTATTGTCAATTAACAAGAATAACAGAGTAGTAAGAGTTGACGGGGTTAATGGTCGTGCTAAAGCATATCATGCGGCTGCTGAAGCAAGCAACACACCCTGGTTCTTTACAGTGTTTGCTAAACTAGATATGAATGAGAAGTTCGATTTTAGTTGGCAACCCGATAGATTGCAGGCTAGAAAGCACTATATCTTCTCAGCTACAAACCCGGTAAACAACTTAGAGTATGGTCATCAAGCATTAATCGTTTACAATAAGAAACTTGTGTTAGGTAACCCGGGCGTGGGCTTAGACTTTACGTTAGATAACTTGCATGAAGTAGTTGATATCAATTCAGGCGTTGCACGATTTAATACTGACGAATATAGTACATGGCGCACTAGTTTTAGAGAATGTATTAAATTAAAAGACACTGTAGTAAATAACCCTGACGATATTGTTTCTATTGAACGTTTAAAGACTTGGGCTACTGTTGGTAATGATATGTACGGGGAATATAGTGTCAATGGTGCGTTAGATGCTATTGAGTACTATGATAGTGTCAATGGAGACATGGATAAGTTGAAACTAACCTATGAGTGGGAATGGTTGAAAAACTACTACAAAACTAAATACTGATATGAACTATATTCTATGGACAATCGTTTTAGTATTGGGATGTATTGCAGTGTACTGGTTAATTGACTGGCACGACAAGTTTCCTGACGGTGAGTAAATGGGTAAGTAACTATTGACATAATCCTATGGGTGTGTTATAGTATGAGTTATTGCTGTATGAAGCAAAGAGAAAAGTGTTCTGGACGCGGGTTCGACTCCCGCCAGGTCCACCAGCAAGAATACTGTTCGCACCAAATAATTGCGAAAAAATAGTGGCGTAGTTCTAGACTATGGATCATTAGCAGTATTCTTACTAATGGGCCTGTCATGGTTTCGACAGGGCAACAAGTAAACAAGTGGACAGCAGGGTAATGTGAAAGCCCTTAGGATTGGGGGTAAGAGTACAGTAATGTCATGTCAATATGATATCAGTATTTCCCGGTCGCAGAAGCAAAAAACTTAAATGCAAATGACGAAAGTTACGCATTGGCCGCTTGATAAAAGCGTCCTGGGGTAAGACATACCTCGCAACAGAAACTCAGAAAAGGCTCTTCGGAGCCTTTTTCTTTGTCAACGTAATGTAAGGCAAAGGCGTTGTATATATAAGGAGCTTATATGCAACTAACTAAACCCAAAGAACATTCCGACGACAAGCCTAGCAAGTACGAGACAATTTTTCTAATTAGAACTTGCTCACGAGGTTGCCCTAATTGCGACAAGAAACGCATAGGAACATGTCAGTGTAAGTAACCTTTTTTGTTGCACTAGTCCTAGAATAATATATACTAGCACTATGAGTAACGAAACAGCTAAATTTATCAACAGCCAACGCCGTCACAAAACGGACGTTCACATTGCTAGACAAGTGAAGATTGCCAGACAAAGTTTGTCACATGACACTTCTAAAGTTGCTAGACAACCACACCGTTTAGCAAAACGACATGCTATGGATTGCGGTAATCCAAAGTGCTATCTATGTGGTAACCCACGCAAAACTCACAAAGACAAATTAACAGCGCAAGAAAAACGTTTGTACCAAGATGTAGATAAGACTACTGATAGACATTCAAACGGACTTCCGTCAACAGACATTGATGAATAATTTAGGGCACATAGGTGCCCTTTTTTGTTGCATAACCTAATATATACGTATATAATGTATCTCATAGAGCACTAAGTAAATGTTCTGAGTGCTCTACTCAAGTGCTCTAGTATAGAAAGAAGGAAATGTCAAATTTAGGTTGTTTTACTTGTTTAAGTTGTGGAAAAGTTAATCCTATCAAAGGTCACTCATACACTAACAAGTACTGTAATAATAGTTGCCAACAAGAACACCAACGCAGAAACAAGGCGTTTGAGAATGTTCAGAAATGGAAAGAATCAGCTACGCCACAAGCGTGGGCAAAGATTCCCGAGTGGGTAAGACAGTACTTGATTAATCAAAGAGAACATCGTTGCCAGGAATGTGATAACACACATCATAACGGTCTAGCTATCCCATTAGATGTAATCTATAAAGATGGTGACAGTTACAACAACAAAGAAGATAATCTAATGTTGATATGCCCTAATTGCAAGTCACAAAGAAAATAATTCATTAACATAAAGGAAATTAAAATGAAAACAATCGGCGATAAAATCACAAGTTTTGCAGTCACAGGCGTTAAGCCAGGCGCACTCACACCAGATGGCGCATTCGAAACAATTACTGAAAAGAGTTTTGAAGGCAAGTGGAAAGTAATTGTTTACTACCCAAAGGACTTCACATTCGTGTGCCCAACTGAAATCGTAGCATACGACAAATTGAATGGCGACTTCGCAGACCGCGATGCTGTTCTAATGATTGGCTCTACTGATAATGAATTCTGTAAGTTGGCATGGCGTAATGCACATGAAGACTTGAAGAAGACTAACTCATGGTCATTCGCAGACGTGGCACGTGATGAGAACAGCTTGGCAGAACAATTGGGTATCTTCTATGGTCCAGCAGGTGCGGCACTTCGTGCAACATTCATCGTTGACCCAGACAACATCATCCAACACGTTACAGTCAACAACTTGGACGTTGGTCGTAACCCAGACGAAGCATTGCGTGTACTTGACGCATTGCAAACTGGCGAGTTGTGCCCATGCTCACGCCCAATCGGTGGAGAAACATTGTAATGACTGCTTGGGTAGACGCACTTAAAGAGTCTAGTATTCCTGACTATGCTAAGGATACTAAACTAAACATTGACGCTGTAATTAAGCGTAGTACTCTACCTGTTGAAGAAGCGGAAGCTGTTGCCCTCGCGGCAGCTTTTGCTACTGGCAACAGTAAGTTGTGGACTTGGATGGAAAGTCAAATTGAAAACAAGACTGAAACACAAGCCGCATTAACAGCAGGTGCATTGATGGCACAAAACAACATGTGGTATCCATTTGTTGAAATGGCTGACGATGAGAACTTGAAGGGCTTGCCCGCACAACTTCGCATGAACGCTATCACAACAAGCGGTGGCACAACTAAAGAACGATTTGAAGCATATTCATTGGCTGCAAGTATCGTTGGTAAGTGTCACTTCTGTGTGAAAGCACACTACGAAGGATTGAAGAAGATGGGCTACACTGTAGAACAACTTCGTGATATCGGTCGCATTGCAAGTGTCATTAATTCAGTAGCAAAAGTGGTAGCAAACTAAAATGGCAAACATGGCAGAGTACTTTGAAAAGAATCGTTATCATGGCTCATATGAGTTCGGTGAACGAGTTTTCGGTTATTACAATAAGATTCCTTTCATTGGCTCTGTCGGTAGTGACAGTGTAAGGAGTATGGATGAAGGTCCTATCATCACTGTCACACTTGATTTGCCCATTAGTGTTGATGGACAATCAAAAAATGTTATAATTGTAAAACACAAAGACATTAAATCTTTGTTGAGAGATTACGATGCGTCGGGAGTTCCAAAGGCCGGAGCGACTGATTCTAAACCAGTAGGTAGTGGGTTCAATTCCCATCCGACGCACCAAGAACAACCAAAGTCTAATAGTAAATCACTGTTAGAAAACTTAAAGAAACTTAAAGGTAAAAAATAATGGATATGGATAATGCGGCAGTTTTCTTAGCCGGTACAATCTTATATGCTATTGGTTTGATTGTGATTCTAGCAGCCACTATCTTCGCAAACAACTTGATTCACAAATATTGGAAATCATTTGGCTGGTCATGGTTCCCTGCATTCTTGCAACACGATGCACCGAGATTCATGTCACCGGAAGAAGCTGCAAAGATTGACCCATCGGTAGATCCAATCAGCGGTGAAAAGCATAAACCAAAATGATTTGTACGGGGCACATGCCCCTATAAATACAATGTCATAACTTAAGGAGAACCAAAATGACACAACAATAGATTGAATACGCATGTAAAGATGTAGTGTTCCACTTTAACAAGGCACACTTACAAGACGAGACCATTCCAATGTGGGTCTTAAAATCACATGGAGAAACCTTTTATGTTAATCATGTGGAATGCAATGTTCCGTGGAGTACGAAAGAGACCCCTGATAACCCAAGTACAAAAGGTAGCATCAAAGTCAAGAATGTATTATTGACGATTGATCCAGACAACAACGCAAACTTAACCAAGCTAACTGTTTTTGATAAAGTACGATTACGCAACCAGAAGATGGGCATTACTCGTATTATGTTCTTGCCTAACTCTGACATTCACACTGCATTATTAGAAGACAAACTAAAGCATGGACCAATGAAACGAATTACTGCACCTTGTACTACAGCATACATTGTGTGTGACTTGCTTGATAAAGCAGAGGCTACATTCGCTACATTGAAGTATGACACTTTCAGAGTACTACAACCTAACGATAGCTACTACCAACGATATGACGAAGACAAAGACCACATCAGTCCTGACTACTCGGATAAAGACACCCCGTATGAGTACAGTTAACCTATTTGTTAAGGGTAATGACTTTAACGAAGTCTTTAAACATGTCACTATGAGCGGGGTAAAGTATTACCCTGTTCGTAGATGGAGTACGCTAGTACCAGTCTATACGTTCGGGTACAAAATTGAATTGGAAAAGGATCATCCGGTCGTTACCCTTTTGTTGCTCAAATATGACCTAAAAGTTTTAGATTACTAAGGCTTGTGTTATAATAAATACATTGCTAGATAGGCTAGCAGTTCTAACACTCTTTAAACAACATGACCTTAGAGTGTGGTCAGTAAAAGGAAATTATGATGTACGCAAACAAGCTCGTGGCGAGCCTAAAAGCCAATGGTAAAATTCTCCGCGAATTTAAAGACAATGTTTATATTCCCTTCGGCAGCGAATATAGCTTCTTACTAAAAAACCTCAACACAAAACGAGCATTAGTCAATGTATTCATTGACGGTGAAGACATGACACCCGGTGGTCTTGTTATCAATGCAGGTCAAGAGATTGACTTGGAACGCTCAATCAAAAACGGCAATCTACGTGAAGGCAACAAGTTCAAGTTCATTGAACGTACCGGTGCAGTAGAGAAGCATCGCGGTATCAAACTAGAAGATGGATTGATTCGTATTGAGTTTCAGTTTGAATTGAATCACCCAATGCAATCGTTCTTTGACAACAATGCTAATAATTGGTCAAAGAGTACTATGCGTGGATTCAGTGATATCACTTACGCAGCACCACAGGGCACTGGTTCAGCATGGTATGCTACTACAAATGCTACTGACGCTCGTTGGATTGGTGCTAGTGGATCAACTTCTATGAACATTTCTGCACAAGCACAATCAATGCCAGCTAACGATGTTGGTATCACTGTAGCAGGTAGCAAGAGCACACAGTCATTCACTACAACTACAATGGGTGTGATGGAAGCCGAGAAGCATTCTATCATCTTTATGTTGTTGGGCGAGACCGAAGACAACAAGCCTGTGTTAGAACCAGTCAACGTCAAGATGAAGCCAAAGTGTACTAGTTGTGGTAAGCAAAACAAAGCAACTGCAAAGTATTGCTCGGAATGTGGAACACATTTAGAACTATTTGCTTAATTGACTTTTACCCTAAGTTGTGATATACTTAGGGTATGCAAATACAAACTTCTCTTGACTGGCAAGCTGTTCACGCTGAATTAAGAACTCAGATTGGACAGCTTCCTTATAATCCCGATTTGCGTAGAATGTTGAACAACATTAGTAACATGGTGTCTGAGTTAAGTCAAGCAGAAGTTGAATCAAGGCGTATCAATAAGCCAGAGTACAATAAACTAAAGGTCGATAGTATTAATAAAGCTATCGACCACTTAGAGAAACTTTTGCTTATCGCAAAGTTAATGAGTTAACTTATAATTACTTTGCGAACTGTTGGTGCAGAGAACGGAGTTACTACTGTTGTCTCAATATAGGATATTAAGTTATTAGGTGGAGTAGATACCACCTTAGTCACTACAGTAAGCGGCTGCAAGTTAATATCAGTAGCAGGTGACTTGTCACTGATAATTATTTTATTTACTACTTGTGTAGCTGTATAACTTGCATCCAATGCAGTTCCGCATGTTATTGTTGCCATAGTTATTTCTTAGGTACACCTAATCCTATTCTATATGATGCTGAAATTGCGATTGAGTTTATCGGCCAAAGTGAATATGTTATTCCATCAACTGTATACTCATCTCCCGGAGTGTAGTCACCGTTGAAAAGAAACACACCGGATCTATCAGAAATGCTACCACCCATTGCAAGATAATAGTCATGTATCCACCCTAGTGGGTAATGTAAATAAGTTGTACCGGTTAATGTTTTATTTGGTACTTTTTCATTGACGGTATTGCTTAGTAATTTGTTAAAAACGATTGCGTAATCAGAACCATCTTGAACAGTACTATTATATAGACCCGCTCTGCCGTCACATGACGATATACCACTAACTGTGTGAGCTACTTGAACATTATTAGTTATAGGCCAAGAAAAAACATTTGAGCTATTTTGATTGACGATAAAGTTTAAAACTTTAAACGGAACTACGCTACTAGAATTAGTAGCAACGAATCCTGGATTCTTATTAGCAGCAAAGTCGGTAGAGTCTAGAGAACTATTAGCTGAATCTCTTGCGGGGTTAGGGTAGATAACCGGAAACACCCCATTATCCATTGTGTTGATATAATCATATCTAGTATATTGACTGATGATATACGGACCTAATGCTGATGTACCTGAACCCCAACCAGTTGGGGAAAGTGCCGTGTTATACGACCATACTATGCAGTCATTTGTAATATACGCCCACACAGAATATACGTCAGTATCAGCGTGTGCATTTGCATTTGTATCTGAAGTTCCTGAAGTCGAAAGTATGCTTAACCCTGAAGCTGAAAAATCAGTTAGGGATAACTGAGTTGATGACATAGTACCACCGGTTAATGCAGTACCTACACTAAATCCAGCCATAGAACTCCCTGTAGTAATATGACCTACTTGTGCATAAAACGGTGTGCTAGGGCTATCATACACTGAAAATTGAAATGTGCTTTTCCACACATCATCACTCATCGAAAAATGCGAAGTAACGTTGGAGTCTGCGGCAGTCCTGACAATCTCACTAGTTGCTGTTTCAAGATTTGCAGTCAACGCCGAGTTGTAATTTGCACTTGTTGCTCTTGCCATTAATGAAGTAATGTCAGTGACACTTGGAGTATTCACGATATCAGTTATGATTCTCCAAAATGTTTGCATTGGCTTCGCTGATGTGTAATTTAATTTTATAAACATAGTTATTCCTTAGGGACCGCAATACCTAAACGATAAGTTGTAGGGTCAAAACCGAATGGCATGATAATAAAGGTCCTGTTACCGTCGGTGATTTCATCTCCTGGAGTATAATCGCCGTTGAATAAGTAAATATCGCTTACCGCAGAGATATCACCTCCCATAATATTAAACATTGAGTTTTTAAATGTTATTGGATAGAGTGCATAACCTTTGTTCAACAAATTTGGATGGGGAACTCGATGTTGAGTAGTAGTTGATGCAAATGCTCCAGTTGAAGTACTACTAGATGAGGTACTCAATACGCTACTAAATAATGCCCTGGCACAAGAATTTCTAGGCCCGATGCCTATGGTTGCACGAACTCCGGATGTTACTGCCCAAGGACCAGTGCTAGTTGATGGGCCCGAGTTAGTAATTGCATGTGCCATTCTGAATGGAGTTTGATTCAGTGTTGTACTGATAGGGTTACATACGTTGTTAAATATTGCGACATCATTGAATAAATTCCTAGACACACCGTATGTAGTGACCGCAGGGAACATACCATTATCAAGGGTGTTCCAATAATCGTAGGGTTTATATTGTGCCATCATATGAGGACCAGACCAAGTTGATACGTTATACGCAGTTGGAAAGCCTGATGCAGTTGCAGTACCTAATGACATCCAAACCATAACGCAATTGTTATTCACATATGCGAAAAACGAATTAAAAGTATCAGCGGTTGATGCAATTCCCAGAAATCCAATTTCATCAGTCATTGATAGCCCAGTACCTGTCGCTGTCGTGTTCGACCATCCCGTAGCAGTAAACCCGTACTGTGCGCTTGCCATTGTACCACCGGTTAATGTTTTGCCACTAGTAAAATTTGATGCGGAAGTATTTTGAAATCGAAGATAATGTTTTACTGCATTGTTTGTGTAAGCACCCATTTCAATCGTCAGGTTAGCACTATATGCAGTTGAAGTTTTTGCAATGTGGGCTTTGATATTTGATGTGTCGTTTGTGCGATATAATTCACATGCTGGTAAATTGATTAAGTTTAAAATCTCACTATTGGTACTTATTGCAGCTCTCAGCCCAGCAGAATCTGTTATAGATGGCGATGATAGAATGTGAGCTAGTATTCTGTGACCGACGTAACCGCCCGCAGCAGCATTTGGTGAACTCTTGTATACTATTTTTAAAAACATATTGTATTTATCCTTTTCATCCCCAGGCTCTATTGCGCTTCAACACATCGCTCGGTGGCACGGTCGATATTACTGCTAGTTTAACTGCTAGCGGAGGATTTTTTGTATTAACTGAAGCAGTCAATGATGAGGTTGCAGTGGGGTAAATTTCTTTAATTTTCTGAATACCCTGCACGATGTCAGGACCTGCATTCACTACAGTTGTGATAGTAGCCATATTATTCTTTCGGAATAGCTAATGCTATGTTGTTTGTATATCCTGCCCAAGTTGGTATTAACACATAAGTGGTAGACCCAATAGATAATTCATCACCGGGTGAATACGGTCCATTGTATAGGTATATGTTAGAAATTTCACTAATGCTACCACCAAAGCAGTTGTATACACTCATTTCCCAACCCAAATCGTATAAAGCATAAACCGGAGTTGTGATAGTATCATCAGGTACTTTCATCACTGAGCTAGTTCCAAGGACTAGTGGCCAAGATGTAGCGTAATTCGCTACACTAGAAAGTGCATTCCCGAGCGGGCGTTGTGCAGCACTATACCCATCAACGGTCAATGCAACGTTTTGTATAGAGTACGTAGTGGGAACATCAGTTGAGGTACTAGGAGTGTTGTTTATTAGATTTAGTACACGTAAAGCAGAAGTAGTTATATCTGCTCCCGTATACAATGGATTTCCATAACCGCTATTCCCGAAGTCACCTGAATTAGAACCAAAGTTGCATCCTAGACCAACACCAAGACCGCGTGGCGAAGAAAATACTACTGGTAAAATGTTTGCCGGGGTGTTTAATATATCATCACGTGTGTATTGACTAAAGATGAACGGACCATTAAAGACCGAACTATTACTATAAGTCGTCGGCCAACCATTTGCTGCTACTGTCTCGTTAACTGCAAACATCATTGAATTGTCGTTGATGTGCATATACAATGTTTTGACTTTAGTAAGTCCGGTTCCACCGTGGACTGATAACACCGGAGAACTAGTACCACCATACCCAAGCGCAGATCCTTGTGCAGTAGAAGCAGTCGCTAGTGTACTTAAAGGAATGCTTGCGTTAGCCATTGTCCCAGAGGTTAACGCAGTGTAAACGACTATATAGCAGTAATCACTAGTTGTAGTGGTATTGTAAAATCTATAATAGATTTTTTTACTAGGATCATCGAATATACTTTGTTCAATAGTGAAACTATATACACCGGTGGATGGGCTAGTTGAACTAATATGAGCTTTCGTAGTCGATAGAGTATTAGTCCTCACGATTTCACTTGAAGCATCATTCAATGCAGAGAGAAGCGATGTAGCGTAGGTACCGGTGGCACGTGAGCGTAGAGTGCTTATGCTAGTAATAGAGCCAGTGTTAATAATGTCTGTTACTACTCGAAGAACAGACAGAAACGTTTGACCTGTTGTAAAATTTAATTTTATATACATTGTTATTCTTTCGGTACAGCCCAAGCAACACGGTAACTTACACCTTCATTACCTGTCATCGGCATTAGCATGTATTTTTTCCCGTCGTTGTAAATTTCATCACCCGGAGCGAAATCACCGTGAAACAAAAATATACCAGATTGGTCTGTTATGTTTCCACCACGGCTCCCGTTACGCCTGAATGATATTGGATAAAGAGGAAATACTTTCTTCGACATATCACTTGAAAATATTCTAGCTTGTTTAGTAGTTGAAAACGGCGAGCCGTTCGCTACATACCCGGCAGCAGCATCGACTGAATTTACTGTACTTAACGGCACAACGTCACCGTATCTACTTAAAATTCCTAATGCTGTTTTTTTATTATATTCAATAGTCCAGGATACAGCAGTCGCACTAGGTACTCCTGAAATAGTATTGTACATATAAAACAAACACTCTTCGGGAGTACTTGACAGTGTATTATTAGGGGTAGTGATGTCACTCTCTCTAAAAAACGAACCAATTGTTCTATTCGGGTTAGCGTACACAACTGGTAATATCCCGTTCGAACTGGTATTCCAATAATCTCTAGGAGAGTACTGGGAAATTATTAACGGGCCTTGATAATTTGGGGTAGCGAGTGAGCTTGTAAATCCGTTTCTACTTCCAGAGTTATTGCAACATGATATCACAAACGTAGTAGGTGTTATGTACGCCCAGACAGTGTTGTATAAAGTTAGTGTGCTAAAGTTTTTAACTTCTGTCGGGAACCCAGCGTCATTTACTAGAGCTAAATCAGTTCCATTAGCGTTATAATCATATGTAGGTGCTGTTACGTCCCAACTCGATGATGCAATGCTATTGTCAATCGTAGTGCCTACTCGAAATGTTGAAACAGTGTCTTTACCTGGATTACTTAATTGGGTGTAGTATAATGATTCAGAGTTATATACCTTTTGTTGAATGGTAAATTTATACCCGTGACCAAGAGTTGCATAATAATCACTTGATACAATTCCGGGTTTTGAAATGTGTGCAACGGTGTTATCAGTGGTAGCAGTCCTTATAATTTCAGAGTATGCTGCGTCAAAATTATTAGTTAGGTCAGTGTGATAATTTGCAGTGTTCATTCGTGTTAGCAAATGAGACACGGAAGTGATGTTGGTGTTGTTGATTATATCAGCTAGTACCCGTAGGAAATTCGAAAGCGGTCTACTAGTGGTGTATTGTAATTTTACAAACATAGTTTACTCAGTCGGTGTAGGCTCAACAGATGATTCTTCTGGAACATCAGTAATCAACGACACAGTTGTTCCCTCAATGAACGAAGTAGTTTTTGCAACATAGATGAATGTCAATGTTCGTCCTCGAAAGAAATTAAATGATTTTTCTTCATCACTGTCAGCAAACACTACATTAGAAAACATCAAGTTTGCAAACTCTTGGTCAGATGATGCAGTTAGAGTTGTAAAGTAAAAATCATAATTCCAAGGATCTTGGATATTGAAATTTATTATTGAAAGCATCTCATTGTATGTCATTATTATTCCTTAAATTTTTGAAAATAGTAGAACCACATGCAAGTCAGATGCACTGGTGCCTGCACTTGTGATATCTACGGTTAGATAATCATCTTCTAATAAAGTACTGTTCGGAGTTGTCTTAACTAATAACTCTCCGGCAGCAATTGTTACAGTCGTAACCACGGTTGAATTATTCTTCACTACGCTAATCGTAGTAGCAGACGATCCAGCGTTCTGCAAGTAGCACGACACTTTAGATAACGACCCGCTAATCGGGACATAGACTCGGTCTTCACCGAGACTGTAAGTTAATGGACCTGACCAGTAGTATGTTTTTGATTGATAAACCTCAGGCATTACTGTAATAAAACTAAATGTTCCGTCACCGTTAGCTGATAGAAGTTGCCCAGTAGTGCCGTCTTCGATTCCTAAATCAAGTAATGTAGTTGCCCCAGAGCCACCACCTCCACCTGAAGACTGGGCAACCCAAGATAAGTTTCCAGTTCCATCAGTCGATAGAACTTGACCAGTTAAGCCACCGGATATCTTTACATTCGAATTGGCTCCTAGTGTAGTGATGCCGTTGACTGTAAGTGCTGTTAAGGTACCCAATGATGTAACAGAAGGTTGTGACGAACTTGTGACTGTCGATGCAACAATGTTTAAATTATCGATGTATGTTTTAGTAACTCTATTATCAATAGCAGTATTTGCACGTGCTACTGTGTAGTATAAGTTGGCGCCTTCAGATAAATTAGTTGTTGATTTAGTTCCTAGCCACGTTGTTGCAGTACTAGCAAAGTCAGCCGTAGCAAGTTTTGCCCCAATCAAAGATGTCATTGATGTAGCAAAGTTAGGATCATCTCCCAATGCAGCAGCTAATTCATTTAATGTGTTTAATGTAGTGGGTGCAGCATCTACTAGGTTGCTGATTTGAGTACCTACATAACTCTGAGTTGCATAACTGGTTAGTGCAGATGCCTGTAGTGCTGTATCAGCTTTTGCACCTTGCGCCGCAGTAGCATAAGCAGTAGAATTAGTTGCCGCCGCAGTGCCTAATGTTGGCTTATCAGTTAAATCGTTATACGATGTTACACCACCTCCGCCCAACAAGCTAGTAGTGTCAGTCAAGTCACTGATATCTGCTGGGATAGTTGGCTTGTCGGTTAAATTATTATACGATGTAACTCCACTACTTAATAAATTCGTAGTGTCTGTCAAGTCACTAATGTCTGCTGGAATAGATGGTTTGTTAGTTAAGTCAGAATAGCTGCCGCTAAAAGTACTATAACTTGATAAGTCAGGTGGAGTGAAAGCAAACACACCAGTCGTGTTATCGTATGCAAGATTAGCAACACCTGATGGCTGAACCGATACGCTCAAGTCAGTTAGCTGAATGCCAGTTGCTACGGTACTGAATGTCAACACACCTGCACCGTCTGTGGTCAATACTTGTCCAGTTGTGCCGTCAGTTATTCCTAAATCAAATACTGAAGTAGGAATTGATGGCTTATCAGATAATTCGTTGTATGAACTAATTAACAAGTTGGTAGTGTCAGTTAACTCACTAACGTCATACGGGATAAATGGCTTATCAGTTAAATCAATATACGAAGTTACACCACCGCCTCCGCTAGTCCCGGAAGTAGCATCAGTACCGTTAACCCAGTTAGTCCCATCATATTTTAGAACTTGTCCAGTCGTCAATGTACCTGAGTTAATAACAACACCAGTTAACTCAGTTAAAGCTGATACACCTAATAAATTAGTCGTGTCAGTTAAGTCACTAATGTCTGCTGGAATAGATGGCTTGTTAGTTAAATCAGCGTAACTACCACTGAACAAAGATGGCTTACCTGTTAAGTTTGCATACGTGCCGTCAAATAATGTAGGCTTGTTAGTTAAATCAGTGTAACTTCCACTCGTAGCAACAGTTGATAGAGTTGGCTTGCCAGTAATGTTAGCGTATGTAAATGCGTTTGCATTTAACTTGTTAGCTAGTGTATTCGTGACAGTCGTAGAAAAGTTAGCATCATCACCTAATGCAGCCGCTAACTCGTTCAATGTGTTTAATGTAGTAGGAGCTGCATCAACTAGATTGCTAATTTGCGTGTTGACATAAGTTTGTGTAGCGTACCCGGTTAAATCTGTAACTACACCGGTTAATAAACTACCGTCACCTGCAAACTTAGTTGCAGACAATGTACCTGTTGTCTTGTTAAATGTAAATGCTGAATTACCGGCAGTTGTGCCGTTATCATTAAATTGAACTTGAGTGTTTGTTCCTGCAGGGGCAGATGAACCTACACTAATACCAGTAAGTTGACTACCGTCACCTATGAATTTTGTCGCAGTTACGTTACCAGCAACTGTCAAATCTATTAGCGTACCAACACTAGTGATATTAGGCTGTGCATTCATAAACACAGTGCCAGCCATATGTGAACTTGGAACTTCACCGTATATATTTGCAGCACGAATGTTACCTATTTGATAACCGTCACCCTTTAAGAATGATGCTTGCAACACTCCAGTAGAAGAATTAAATGTGAAGTTTGGACTAGCACCCAAATCACCGTTGTTATTGTATTGAACTTGCGTGTTACTTCCAGCGGTAGTTAAACCTCTAGCAAGATAGGTAGTAACTTCAATTATTTCACCACTAAACGGAGGCTCAGAGAAAGTTAGTACATCACCGCTAATGTCAAATGCAGAGCGTTGCTGTGTGATACCGTCAATGTTGACGTATACGAAGTCTCTACTATCAGGTGTAGTAGATAAAGTGAAATCTATTTCAGTGCCGTCGCCGGTGAATGTATCTTGGGTGATACCAGTGAAGCCAGAAACAACAACTTGCTCGCCGCCTGCACCACCGTCAGCCCAAGATAAGTTACCTGTCCCGTCAGTGGATAATACTTGTCCCGCTGAACCGCCTGTAATTGTGATGTTTGCGGCAGAACCTAAATTTGTCTCACCGTTAACAGCTAGATTGCCAGTAATGTTGGCATCGGCAAACGTAAATGTTGCACTAGTGTTTACGCTTTTTGGTTCTAATTTTGTAAATGCCATTCTATATTCCCGATTATTTAGTATTTAGTCAAAAAATAACCAAACACTAGACGGGAATTTAGATAAACCAAGTAATGATACTGTATCTAGTACCGTTAGTGACGGGTAATATTTCATGAGGATACATGAAGTTGCTAGGGAACAAGACTACTGAGCCTTTTTTGGTCTTTAGCTTTAGGTCTCTATTCCAAAAAGCCCATTCCCCGCCCTCATAATCATCGTTGAGTGCAAATGAGCAGGAAACTGCTCTAGGCTGTGCTTTGTAGCTATCAGTGTGTTGTTTGTAGAACTGTCCAGTTTGATACCTAAGCAACTCGTAACCGGAATCAGACTCAATTCTTGCTTCAGGGAACTTCTCGTTGTAGCGTTTAATCGCTTCAGCGGCACCCTTAAACAATTCATTGTCTAATAGACGCCTTGTATAATTACTACCTATCACTTCGTTTCGTGAGATAGGAATAGCATCAACATTTCGGATATCTCTATCAAGTATACCCTCACCTACATAGGTGGGAATCCATTCACCATCGGGAGCATACTCTTTCAGGATAGCATCACATAACTCATCAGGGATGACATTATCAAACACTTGAATGTAATCTTGTAATGTCTTTGCGTATGCTGTGGGTTTTTCTTGGATAGTCTCTATGTCAGATATCACAGGTGTATTGTCCATAAACAACTTTGGTTCTTCGGGTTTAAATCTATCTCTATCAAAGAATGCCCAGTTGTTATCTCCTCTGCTCCTTACATAGTGCAAAAAGACCTGAACATATTCCTCACCTTCAAATCTATCTCGCCAGTGGTCGGCGATGTTGCCTCGATACATCATTGCATCACCTGAAGCTAAATCTAGTTGAACTTCCTCACCGTTAGGCTTTTGAATATAGATTGGCCAGTCATTGTCACTACGAAGATGAAGGGTAAGACTAATCTCACATGCTTCTCTGTCACGGTGTCGCTCTAGTGTTGCACCTTTTTTATATACTCTTGCGTAAGTGTAAGTAGGCAATACAGTCTCACCCAAGAACCTACTGACTTCAGGAGTTTTTTCACATAGTAATTCTAGAAAATCAATGTAGTTATAAACTGAGTGTGATTCTGGAATCTGACTATCACCATCTAAGTCATTTTCTGCACAACACTTGATGAACTTTTTAGCTAACTCATTAGCACGTTCTGTGCTAATGAAATTGGGGATATGGATGTAATTATTTTCTTTAATAATTTCATTCATTCGATTCATCCTTGGGCGTAACGTCTTTGACTTCCTCGATTTGAGTTAACTTGCGTTCCAGTGCTTTGGTATCATTTGTCGCTACTGCAAGAAATAATTCTTGAGATGCTTGCGTTGACTTAACCATTTCATTTCTGAAACTTTCAACTGCTGCACCTGTTTGACGTTGCATCCCTGAGTTCTCGATTAGCAACATTGGAAGATATGAAACAGTGCAGTTCCAATCATCAATTTGTTTTCCTGTGTTGATATCGTATCCTGCAATCTTTACGAACCAAGCACAGTCTAGTCCGATGCATTCTTTTTTAAGTAGTGGGCAAAGATTCTTTCTCTTTAGTTCCATATAAACCTCTCTATTCAGTTATTTACTGAGTACGAGGCTTGCCCATATAATTTTAGACGTTGGGGTCAGCTTGGTATGCTTCTTCCCATTTTGCAATGCACTTGATTGCCCACTCGGGAAGTTCAGATATATCCTCATTAGATACAAATGGACTTCGATATTCAATGTGCCCTGCATTGTTTAACCATTGCAGTGCGTGAACGTCTTCGGGAATGCCGCACTGTGAAAAATCTAACGGCAAGTAAGTGTCTAAGTCTAAGTATACTGCCCCATCGTCAACGATGATGCTAACTCTGTTACTTTCTATCATATTATTCCTTAGATGCTAGAATGAAATCTATGTATTTTACAGCGAAGCCGGTGGGATTACCTACTACTGTCCCTGATCCTACTTGAATTCCGTGACTGTGTACCCCGGTGCCAGTGCTCACCCCGGACGTTGTTATACCCATTCCAGTAACTAAATATTGTCCTGCTAGTGGGTTCGCTGGGTATGAAATCATAATAGCGCCGTTAAACCTAACAGTTGTGTAACTATAAGTGTGTTGGTGCGCCGGTAAATCTGCCACTGCAGGCGCAACTGAACCATTAACGTCTGTTATAGTTCCATCCCATGTAGAATCAACTAATGCGGTAGTAGCAGGGTTTAGTCCGCGAAGTGTCCCGCCGGTAATCCCCGAAGTGACACATAATGTGTAATCATCTTGGCTAGCTGTATCTTTAACCCATCCAGTCGGGGCTATAGTTTGATTGAAAAATGTCTTAGTGGTTCTGACAAACGCTCCCATATTAATTCCTTTGACCTAATATTACATCAACATAGTTGATAGCAAAGTCTCTAGTTGCTCCGGTAACCGGACCGTTTAATGATGCGGGTGTTGAGATAGAGTGAGTATGACCCTGTCCGCCACCTGCCGGGTTAGTACTTGCACCAGTTGGTCCAAACGTTGGTCCAGGCCAAGTATAAAGACTCTGTGTTGGCGCAGGCAACGTGGGCGGCTTCGAATAAGTAGGTCCAGCCGCCCTAGATGCAGGTCCTGATGAGAGTCTTGCACTAGAATTATGTGAATGCCCAGCGGCACTAGAAATTGAATTATCAGATGCTATTGTAAGACTTCTAGTTCCTGATGCAGTTTTACTAACAAATGCAGAACTAAAGGGAGTTGAACCACCTGAACCAACTGTACCTGTCGTTACACGAAGGATGCAGTCGTCAACACCTGAAGTTATTTGAGTCCAACCTACAGGCACAGTCGCCATAAAAAATTTTGTAATTGATGTACTTGGTATAGATGGTTGCATATTAATGATACTTTGCTATGAGTACGTCTTTGTATTTGATGTTGAAATTGAACGGACTGCTGTATGTGATTGAAGTAACTGATCCTGAAGTATGAGCATGTCCACCGCCAGAACCCGCCATGCCACCGGCTGCTGCCGGATAGGCATTAACTGGGTTCACGATTCCAGTGAACGGGGAACCAGGGCCCGAACCAGGCCATCCCGTTGTGTAACCTGATAAACTCGCTCCACCGCTTGCACCCGATGAATGAGAATGGGTTCCCATTTGCGCCACACTGAGAGTTGCGGTTTGCGCCGTTACAGGCCAATCACCGCTCTCAGGTGAATATAATTCTGAACTTGTACTCATTACTGTAGAAAACGGTTGATTAGACGAAGTAGCAACACCACCGGTGCCACTTACTACTCTTAAAGCGTAATCATTATAAGTTGTGTTTTTAATCCAACCAGCAGGTGCTGCAGGCTGTGCGAAAATCATTGATGCCCCGATGTATTCGGGCTCAAGGCTTGACGCCACAATTGATGATAAGCCTACAAATCCTTGTATAGAGTTAATACGTCCCATAGTTTATATTTATAGGAAAAATGATGAAGACCCTAAAATTTGCACCCAAGCACTACCGGCTCTCAATAATGCAAACGAGAATACATCTATACCGTTTGATGTACCAGAAGGAGCACTCCCCGATGACCACTTGAGTGTTTGTGTTACCCCATCGATTTGAATTGTGCTAGGTACATAAGGAGTAGCACCTTGAACTGCGATGATAGTCACGACAATTGACCTACCGTCAGTTGTTGGCACGTTTGTAAAGTTTGCAGTCCAGTTTGCACCTGATGTTACACTACTGTGATAAAAAGATGCTCCAGTCAACAAATTGTATGTTGCACTAGTGCTTGACAATGCACCTGAAGCAACTAAAATTTCAGTAGATTGCTGTGAAGTCAACCACCCACTAAATGAAGCGTTAGTGTTTGCATTGATGTTTGCAACGTTAGCGTTACCCGACACAGAAACAGAAGTTAATATACCCACTGATGTGATGTTAGGTTGCGCCGCTGTTGAGACTGTACTAGCATAACCATCAATGCTAGAGATGCCAGTTAATGCCTGTGTGCCACTTGCACGATTTAGAGTAATACCTGTAGTACCAATATAATGTGTGCTGTTACCCAAGATACTTGATGGGATAGTACCCGATGAAATATTACTTGCATTTAATGCAGATAGCAACGAGCCGTTACCACTGATATAAGAAGCACTTACTAAGTTACCACCTGAGATTTGCGATGCTGTACCACTCATTGTGATGTTGCCGTTGGCGGCGAATGTCAAACCAGTGAATGAAGTGCTGACTGAGGTGATGTTAGGCTGAAGTGCTGTTGTTAGCGTACCCTCTAAGTAAGTCGCCTTTGTTAGATTGCCGCCGTCTATGTTACCGGCGATGACGTTTCCAGTGAATGTACCCGCACCTACTACATCCAATTCAACAGTTGGTGCTGCTTTCTTTACACCAATTCGTCTGTTAATTAAATCGACCGTCATAGTTGGGGTACCCGAGAACCATGGTGAGAAATTGATAACATTGGCAGAACCGTTCACACCGTTGCCTGCTTGGATGTAAGTTGAGCCACCTGACTCAACTAATCTCATTCTAGTCCCGCCTGTTGCTAAGTTACCTAAAACAACCTCACCGTTGATGTTGGCTCCTGTCAACGTACCAACACTAGTGATGTTAGGTTGAGCTGATGAAGATACAGTAGGTGCATAACCGTCGATGCTAGTAATCCCTGTCAATGATTGAGCACCACTTGCTCTGTTTAACGTAATGCCTGTAGTGCCTATGTAATGTGTACTGTTACCCAAGATACTTGATGGGATAGTTCCGGTCGCAATGTTGCTTGCGTTTACGTTAGAAACTAAACCACCGTCAACACTAATTCGGTGAGTAGAAACAAAAGCATTTGATGTGCCGTTGTACGTGAAGTTAGCACCGGCGCCGTTAATAGTGATACCCGCGCCATCTGCCTGAATACTGGTTGTTGCGTTTTTTGCTAGAACTAGAGAGGAATCAGCTATCTCTAATACAGTTGAATTAATTATAGTAGATGTACCACTGACAGATAAGTTACCTGTGAGATACAAGTTACCACCAACTGTGGCGTCATTTGTGACTGCTAAACTTGTTAAAGTACCTAAACTCGTGATTTGTGGCTGACTTGCAGTTAACACGGTGCCAGTGACGCTACCCACAACAGGACCAGTGTGAGTACCAGCAGTGTTACCGGTGATGTTTGCTACTACTGTGTCGGTTGTAAGAGTTTGTGTTGATTTGTTGAATGTTAAGTTTGCACTAGCATCAAAATTGTTATTTGTATTAAACTGCACTTGGGATGATGCCCCAGCCGCTTGTTGCAAGTCCCATGCTACCCCGTTTGCATAGAGCAAGTTGTTAGTTTTAACATTCCCTGCATCGACATTGCCCTGAACAGCAACATTTGCCATGCTGAATGGGTCAAGGATGTTTATACTTGTGGGTTTAATTCTAGTTAGTGCCATTGGGTTTTCCTGTAATACTTAGTATTTAGCTTTTTGGGCTTGACAATAAATCCAAATCCTGATATACTACGTACATGGAAATCAAAATTGTTTCACGTTCTAATGCTCGTAAACTTACGATTGACTTAGCCACTAAGTTCTTGCGTAAGGAGCTTAAATTAGAACGTAGTACTTACGTACTAACTATCCATACTATGTCAGGATTGCGTAAGCATGAGGGGTATAATGGTGTAGTTGCCCAGACAAACGACCGTGAAATCACTATGATGCTTGACAGTCGTTTGGGTGAGGCTGACTTAATTCAATGCGTTTCACATGAAATGGTTCACGTGAAGCAAATTGCGAAAGGTCAACTTACTATTGATACCCGAAATAACCAACTTTGGTTAGGACAACGTGTCAATAAAGTTTACCATGAACGCCCCTGGGAACAGGAAGCCTTCAGCCGTGAGCGTTTGTTAGCCGCCCGAGCCCTTAACTTTTGCGAAAAAGAATTGGGCAAGATGGTTAAGAAACTATCAAAAAATGTTTGACAAATAATCCAATCTGTCATATAATACAAGTTCTTTCAGTAAATCAACGTCATTAACAGGAGTTAATAAATGGCAAAAACTAGTTCTAGTGCAGTGAGCGACAATCACACAATCACAGCTATTCAAGCTACCAAGTCTTTGAAGCAAGCTATGAAAGCAAAACGTCCCGTATTCTTGTGGGGCCCTCCCGGTATCGGTAAGTCTGATGTTGTCCAACAACTCGCAGTTGAACTCGGTGGCTCTAAAGAAGCTATGATTGACTTGCGTATGGCTCAGATGGAACCAACTGACATTCGCGGTATCCCATTCTTCAACAAAGACAACGGCAAAATGGATTGGGCTGAGCCAGTCGATTTGCCAAGCGAAGAATTCGCAAAACAGTTTAAGACAGTGGTCTTGTTCTTGGACGAAATGAACTCAGCACCCCCAGCTGTTCAGGCTGCAGGTTATCAGTTGATTCTTAACCGTCGTGTAGGTAAGTATCGTTTGCCAGATAACGTTGTTATCATTGCAGCCGGTAACCGCGACAGTGACAAAGGTGTGACATATCGCATGCCAATGCCCCTCGCTAATCGTTTCGTTCACTTAGAAATGCGCCCTGACTTTGCTTCTTGGCAATTGTGGGCTGTTAACGCAAACATTCACAAAGACGTTGTTGGTTACTTGTCTTTTGCAAAGCAAGACATGTACGACTTTGATGCTAAGTCTTCATCACGTGCATTCGCTACACCACGCTCATGGTGCTTCGTGTCCGACTTGTTGAATGACGAAGATAACATTGATAGTGATTCATTGTTTAACTTGGTCGCAGGTGCAGTTGGTGATGGTCTTGCTGTTAAGTTTATGGCTCACCGCAAAGTTGCAGGCAAGATGCCCGAGCCAGCAGACATTCTTTCTGGTAAAGTGAAAACTTTGTCTGTGAAAGAAATCTCGGCAATGTACTCATTGACAATTTCAATGTGCTATGAATTGAAAGATGCTATCACTAACAAGAAAGTGGACAACAAACAGTTCCACGAAATGGCATATAACTTCATTCAGTACATGATGGACAACTTTGAAACAGAGTTGGTCGTTATGGGTGCTAAGATTGCGTTGAAGACATATCAACTCCCAATCGAGCCAAGTCAACTCAAGAACTTTGACGAGTTCCACAAGAAGTACGGCAAGTACATCGTTGACGCCGGTAACTAATAAAGTTTGTCAATTTAACGATTGACTCCCTAGTGTCGCAAGGCACTTTAAGGGTGAGTGTAATATTATGCTCACCCTTTTTTTCTTAAAGGTATAAAATGGCTACAAAGATTTTGACAGGTAAAATGTACTTCTATTCACTTGGTATGCGCTGCCGAACCAAAGGAATCAGTAAGGATGCTGGAATGGAATTGTACAAGGTTGATGCGGCATTGCCCTACGCAAGGATCGCATTTGACGCTGGTTTCCGCGGGCTTGCAATTTAATCAGACCTGTGTTATAATATAGTCATTAAACAGGAGTAAACATGAGCGAAGTTCTCGACAAATCATCTAAGAAAACTCGTAACAAAAAGTTCGACAATCTTGTAGGTCCCACAGACCCAAAAGTAGACCACGATGCACGTGAGCGTCTAGTGTCTGCACGTATCGGTCTCTTGCTACGTCATTCATTCTTTGGTAACTTAGCTACACGAATGAAACTTGTCAACGCAGACGAGTGGTGTGGCACAGCGGCTACTGACGGTCAAACGTTCTATTACAACAGCCGCTTCATTATGATGTTGAAGCCGAAAGAAGTTGAATTCTTAGTAGCCCACGAAGTGTTGCACGTTGTATATGACCATATGGGTCGCCGCAATCATCGTGACCCTCAAATCTGGAACATTGCTGATGACTACTGTGTTAACGCAGACTTGAAGCGTCACAAAGTGGGTCAGTTCATCACTACTGTACCTTGCTTGTATGAGCAAAAATATGACGGCAAGCCAGCAGAAGAAGTCTATGATGACTTGATGAAGAATGCTCAGAAGATTAGCATGGACGACTTGATTGACCAAATGCTAGACGAGCACATGGATGGCGAAGGTGATGACGGTGATGGTGAAGATGGTGACCGCCCAGGTAAGGGTCGTCCTAAACTCACACAAGAAGAAAAAGACCGCATTCGTCAAGAAATGAAGCAGGCGATTATCAACGCCGCACAATCAGCAGAAGCAGGTACATTGCCTCTAGGTGTTGAGCGTCTTGTTCGAAATGTCACTGACCCAGTCATGCCTTGGCGTGAATTGATTCAGACTAACTTGACCAGTGCTATTCGTACTGACTACTCTTGGATGCGTCCAAGTCGTCGGGGCTGGCACATGGATGCAGTTATGCCAGGTATGACACCCGGTGAAGAAATTGACGTTGTTGTAGCAATCGACATGTCAGGCTCTATTTCAGACAAGCAAGCGCAAGCGTTCTTGGGTGAAGTTGGCGGCATGATGGATGCATTCGATGGCTACAAAGTACACATCTTCTGCTTTGATACTGACTATTACAATCCTCAAGATTTTACATCTGAGAATATGGACTTGATTGATTCTTACGAACCTCAAGGTGGCGGTGGTACTGACTTCGATGTTATCTTTGACTACTTGAAAGAAGTCGGCAATGTGCCCAAGCGTTTGATTGTCTTCACTGACGGCTACCCTTGTGGCTCTTGGGGTGATCCTGACTACTGCGATACTACTTGGATCATTCACGGAGATAAGGACCCGCATCCCCCATTCGGTCAGTTCGCACTCTACGATGAATAAGGAATGAGTATGTTTGAAGTTCTAGGCGAGACTGTGGGTATTGTTATTGCTTTGGTTCTATTGGGAGGCATGATATATGCTTTCTATTGGTTCCTAAAGTACATGCTTGATGGTGTGCGAAAAAGTGACGATTAACATACCCATTAACGATGGATATGTGTATGAGAGTCCAGACGGTGGTAATACAATTTACCGCCGTCTTCCTGGTGAGAGTGAGCGTGAATTGTATTACGAATCACCAAAAATAAAATCATTACATGAAAAATTAATGGAAGATAAGCTGTGGGGCGAGATTCGTAGACTTGCAAAAACGAATCATGCATTAAAAGATGCAGTGGATAAAGTAATCACGGTGTACAATTTGGTGAAAGATAATGAAAGAACTTAACCCAATCGCTTGGTTCGGGACCCGAGAAACATTAACTGTCCCCAGACATTTTGTTAAAGCTAGTACACCACGTACTGATGAATCATATCAATGGGTTCTTACCAAATTGCAAGGTAGATTTTGTGTCTCGACTGATATGAAATCATCCAATGCCGTACTTGACTTTTCCCAATATTTCTATTTTGAAGATAGCGGTGAAGCAATGATGTATGAATTGCGCTGGTCAGGACACTCAGGAAATAATTCACTGTTCTAAACTCATAGTAAATATCACTAGCCGAATGGCATAAGGAGATATAATATGAGTTTTTTACGACATGTAGGTAAACATGGTGATAGAAAAGTAGCAATCGTTTTCAGAGAGCTACCAGGCGAAGAACACATGTGTTTGGTAGTTTATACTGAGACATTGAATCGTCACATCCATGACCCAATGATGAAGTGCATCGAAAGTCAAATTGGACAAGCAAGTGAAAATCTTGCAGACGCATTGAACCGCTTTCACACAGACGACGGTAAGTTCATTTTGCAAGTTTTGCACAAGCAAGGTTTGTTGCGTAAAGTTCAAACTGAACAAGTTACGATGACACCAAACACAACTACTAAAATCAACTTGTCCGAGTTGAACAAAATTTTAGATGATATGGCTGGCGCAGAAAACGCCACTAAGAAATTAGCTGAAATGGATGCTCAAGCAACGAAGGGTACTAAACCATCTGAGGTTGCAAAAGCAATGCGTAACACACCACCAGTGACAACACCTGCACAAGGTATTTTAGCTGATGACCAAATCGCAAACAATTTACGTAGCCAAGCTCAACGCATGGAAGCAGAAGCAAAGGGTTTGTTAGCAGAAGCACAACGCTTGATGACCGAAGCCGCAGAAATGACAGGAGTTCCTCTTGCAACAGCACCCGCAGAACCGGTAAAACGAGGACGTGGTCGACCACCAAAGGTACAAGCAACAGCAACGGCGTAACATGACACCTGATTTTTTGAGTAAGTGGTCTCACGTACTTGAAGGTGTGGATAAGACAACTTCCCCGGTCCCGCCTGAGTTCATTAGAAAAATTGTCGTTAAGTTAGTAGGCAAGAAACAGCATACTATTAACATACAAAATCTATACAAACAAAGTTTATGTACGGAAGAAATTGAAGAAGTTGTAAGTAGAAAATTAAATGAGCTTGACCCATTGATTGTAAACATAGAAATTATTTTAGATTTAGAATCGATTGCGAATACAGTTCAACCACACACAGACAATCTATTAGGAAAATTATGAAGTTAATTATAGCCTTTGATCCTAAAGGAGGAATTGGTTATAATGGTACATTGCCCTGGACTAACCTCCAGGGCGATTTACCTAGATTCAAGGAGTTAACGACCGGCAAGAGTATTGTTATGGGTCGTGCTACTTGGGACAGTCTACCAAAGAAGCCCTTACCAAACAGAACCAATTATGTGTTCTCACATGCTCCTCTTGATGGTGCAATTACATTAACCGATCCAGTGTATCTAAGTTCAGTATCAGATGCTTGGGTCATCGGTGGTGCTAAAGTGATTGAAACATGTTGGGACTATATTGACGAGATACATGTTTCAAGAGCTTTCACCGAATACACTTGCGATACTTTCATTGATATAGTAAAATTAGAAAAAGAATTTATGTGTTGGCAGAAAGAAGATTTTGCCGACCACTCTTATGAAATTTGGAAAAGAAAATGAAACAGTACTTAGATTTATTACAAGATATTTTAGATAACGGAGAAGAAAAAGATGATAGAACTGGCGTGGGCACCATTAGTGTTTTTGGACGTAATCTTCGCTTTGATTTGCGTAGGGGCTTTCCCGCAGTCACTACTAAGAAACTTGCTTGGCGTGCTTGCAAAGGTGAGCTTCTCTGGTTCCTTGAGGGCTCTAGTGATGAACGTAGATTGGCAGAACTCACCCATGGTACTGCCGAAGGAAAGGTTACTATCTGGACGCCAAATGCACTTGCGCCGTATTGGAAGCATAAAGCCAAGTTTGAAGGTGACCTCGGACGAGTATACGGAGTTCAATGGCGTCACTGGCAAACCCCAGTCGCTCACAAGCAAGAAACGTTCAAAGACGACTTCGGCAGTCAATACAACAGGGGCGGCTCGTTTCACGTTAAAGAAACGGATCAAATCAAAAACCTCATTGAAGGTCTAAAGAAAGATCCTAATGGACGTAGACACATTATCAACGCATGGAATGTAGGTGAACTAGACCAAATGGCGTTGCCACCTTGTCACGTTATGTCACAATTTTACGTAAACAAGAACAACGAACTAAGTTGCCACATGTATCAACGCAGTGTTGATGTGTTCTTGGGTCTCCCGTTCAATATCGCTAGTTACGCTTTGTTAACTCACATGATTGCACATGTATGTGGTATGGGTGTAGGTGAGCTTGTTATATCGACAGGTGATACTCATATTTACAAAGACCACGTGACTCAAGTTAAAGAGCAACTAACTCGAACTCCAATGGAAGCACCTACATTAGAATTGAATAGTGCAGTGAACGACATTGACCAATTCGATATGGACGATATCCAATTGAAAAATTACAAGTCAATGGACTCTATTAAAGCAAACATGGCAGTTTAACATGGAATATATTGTGAAGCAAATTCGCATGGGGGACTGTGAAGACCCTGACTTGTTTGTTTCACAGCCTATCTATGAGTGGCAACAAACAGAGGCAGGCAAGTATGTTATGAAGCATAGTAATCCAGAACCTATGTGGTTACGTAGGTTCGATAATAACACATACGGATATATGTATTCTATCAAAGCATACTTGACGCCAGAACAATTAACATTTTATAAGTTGAAATTTGAATGAACATTCTAGTAACAGGTGGCTTGGGTCTTATTGGACACAACGTAGTTAAGAGACTACAAGACTTAGGTCACCAAGTATCAATCATCGACAATCAGACGAACTACGGGATTATCCCTCAAGACCAAATTGACTATCTACTAGCAGAACGAAAGAAGAAGATTCAATTAGGTGACTTCATTTACACTGCTGATATTTCAGACGCACGAAAAGTAAGTTCCATCTTCCATATCGAAGAACCTGAGATTGTGATTCACTGCGCTAGTTTCCCTAGACAGAAAGTAGTTAACAACGATCCAGCGATGGGTAGTCGGGTAATGAGCGAGGGTCTACTCAACTTATTAGAAGCAAGCAACACTTATGATGTGCGTAAGTTCATCTATATCAGTTCGTCAATGGTATATGGTGATTTCAAAGACGATGTGAAAGAAGACTATGACTGCAAACCACAAGGGCAATATGGAATCCTCAAACTCGCAGGCGAATGGCTTGTCAAAGATTATACTCGCCGTACTAATCTTGTTCATACTATTATACGCCCCTCTGCTGTATATGGTCCACTTGACGTTGAAGACCGCGTCATCAGCAAGTTCATACTCCGCGCTATGCGGGGCGATACTCTTAGAGTCAATGGAGCTGACGAAACCCTCGACTTCACCTTCGTTGACGACGCCGCAGATGGAATCGTTGCCGCTGCCCTATCAGATAACACAGAAAACAAAACCTACAATATAACTAAATCACATAGTCACAGTTTACTTGATGCAGCCAAACTAGCTGTGAACGTAGCCGGTAAAGGTGAAATTGAAGTGGGCGAACGTGATTTAGACTTCCCTAGCAGGGGAGCATTGAATATTGATGCAGCCAGACAAGACTTTGGATTCGACCCTAAAGTTGACGTAGAAGAAGGCTTTCAAATCTACTATGATTGGCTAAAGAACTCCTCATATTTTAATAAATAAGAGCATGTTCATCTTTGAAATTACACCATCTTGGGTCTTCCATTCACTATTCTATCTTAGCATAGTTTCGATTATTCTTGGCTTTGCCTTTGGTAAAGCTAAGTTGATTAAGAGATACGCACTGATGCTTAAAATCTCAGGTGTAATTGGATTTGCTGCTGCCACATTCCTTGAAGGGGCATTATATGATTACAATGTCATGCAGACTCGAATCGAAGAAGCAAAGCAACAGACCGCAGAATACGAGCAGAAGAACAAAGAATTGAACGACAAGTTAGCAAAGAAAGCTACTGCTACAAAGCAAAAGATTCAGGTCAAGAAAGAATACATCACTCGTTATATCGACCGTGAAGTTAAGAAGTATGATAACACTTGTGCAATTCCAAAAGAGTTTGTGAAAGCGCACAATGATTCAGCGGAGAAAGCAAAATGAACTACGATCCTAAAGAAATGTTCAAGGGTATCTTTACTTTTGTCGTAATCATGCTAGTTATCGTGTTTATATTGACAGGATGCACGACTCCACCTGTCATACCTAAGTTCCCCGAAGCACCTGTTAAGGCTGGAGCTATGGAACAATGCCCCGACCTTGAAAAACTCAAAGACGGGGCAAAATTAAGTGATGTTAGCAAGACAATCACAATCAACTATTCAACTTACTACGAATGTGCAGTTAAGTCAGATACGTGGATTGAATGGTATCAAATTAACAAAATCAACTTCGACAAAATCGGCAAGTAATTACTCGTCAACTGCACCTTTGCACTTGGCACGTTTAGCGTTCGTTAAAGCGCCAAAGTTTACTGGCCATTCAGTTCCCGGAGCTAACTCTTTAGCATTTGCTGGGAACATATACTGAACCCCTGCTTCTTTCATAATGTCGGCAACTGGCACACGGAACTTAGTCAAATCATTTCCTAAGTTAACGTATGGCTTAGTGTGAGGGAATCTCCAACCTGCAACTTGTCCTGTTTGATTGTTGATAACAATCTTGTAGAACCCATGAGGAACGATAACGTCTTTGCTCTTGCCAATGAATTCATCACCAGCGCCATACATAGCTCCAACGAATATCGTATAGCTTTGGTTCGTTTGTACTGCCCAACCACGTACTGAAGTTTCCAGTAACTTCCAGATTCCACGGTTTAGACTTCCATGCTGTGGATACATGTTTGTCATTAAAAAACTCTCGTATTCCACTTGCTGGGTGTAAGATAGGTCACCATCCGGCGCCGCGTGTCCCTTGTCGTATCCTGTACCAGCATAGTCATCAGGTCTTGCACCTGTGCCATTTAAAGACTGGTCAGCCACGAAGGCGTTTGTTCTGGGAAAGCAACCTAATGCGTTTTCAGGCTTTAATGTATACGCTACATAAGCCGGAATTTTAACTGGTGCGTCATAAGCGACTAGATAGCCCTCTCGGCAAATTGCACTTACTTGACGCTGTGTGTTTGCAAACCCATATGGACTATGGACTTGACATTGTTGAACGGGTAGAGGGGCTCTTTGGTCCCATGCTTGTGCGGATGCTGATACAACTAACAACAATCCTAATAGAAATTTACGCATAAATGCTCCTTAAATAGTCTACTATTTATACCCAAAATGTTCCTTCGCTACAGATAAATACATGATATTGGAATCTAAACTATGACCACAGTTAATCAAGTTGATATAGGTATTGTACCTAACGATGCCGGCGGTGACCCGCTCAGAGTTGCCTTTGCAAAGATTAATGATAACTTCAACTATCTTTCAAGTCTCGCCCCGAACGGACCTGAAGGTGCAGTGCAATACATTTATGACGGTTTGTCTAAAGGTGACGCTAACCTTGTATACAATCAAGTTACCGGCGTACTTGATATTAATATCGACACGATTCCACTGAGGGACAATGAACTTGATTTAGGCTCAGACGTACAGCGTTTTGCTCATCTTTATTTAGGTACTACTGGTGTCTCTATCGGTCACGTATCCATTGCTCAAACTGACTTAAACACATTGTCATTCCCCGCTATCGGAGGGTTAGAACCAGAGAATGCAAGCATCAACGTTAAGAACGTAAATGCAGACGGTAACGTAAACGTATCAGGATCATTAGTAGTCAACGGTTCTTCTAGCGGAACTATCACAGTCATTACAAATGATAACTCAACTAACCAAGTAGTATTTGAGTTACCAGTTTCAGATTTTGACAATGGCACATTTCAAATTACTTCACGCAGCTTAGTTGACACTAACAGTCAGAAAGTAACCTTAGAAGTATTGAAAGCAACGTCAAACATTGCTGTTAAGTTCTCGGCATTCGGTACATTGTTCTCAGGAGCACCTATCACTAGATATAATGCTGATGTAGGTTACGGCAATGTAAGAGTAATGGTGAATCCTATGTTCAATCAAGATATCGAGCACTCAATTAAGTTCACGATAAATACATAATATGAGAGCAACCGAATTCATCAGTGAGTCTAGTGAAAAGAAAATTTCTAAAAGACAGCAAGAGCCTACAAAGGGCTTGAACACATATGGCGATAGTGAGCACGTAAGCGGGGATTACACTGGTTATAGATTGGGCATGGCAGTTGCTGGAGCAGATGGTAAAACCCCGTTAGATATGAAGGCTAAAAGTTGGGTAGGTAAAAAGAAAACAACTCATCCATACACCAAAGAAGAACAAGATATGCTTAAACAAGCATACAAAGCAGTCGGTGCAGAATATACTGACGTAAACAGTGGGGACATGGCTAGTAAAGAACTAGAAGATACTCACAAAGTCAGTCCTGTAACTGGCTTCAAAGGCTTCAAATAAAAATTTTCAACCTATACTTCTGTCTGTAAATAGAAGTATGATTGACATTAACAACACCCTAGACTTACTTAAACTCAAATTCTATAACGAATGGTTGTACACTAGCCATTTAGCAGACGAAGGAGAGTCAAAACTTCACAGTTCATTAACCAAGCAAATCGTACCTAATTATGTTGAACCATTAAACTTACGTAAAGATGGTTTTATCGTAGATATTGGCTGCGGCGTAGGTTACTTCTTGGACGAGATGAAAGAACGAGGATTCACTAATGTAGTGGGCACTACTCTCAGTGAAAACGATGCCAAGATTTGTAAAGAAAAAGGACACGATGTACGCATTCATGACCCTAGCTTCTTGCCACAAACAGATGGGTTCCATGATGAAAGCGTTGATTTCATTTTCTTACGTCACACTTTACAACAAAGTCCATATCCTATTCTAAGTTTGACTGAATACAATCGTATTTTGCGTCAGTTTGGTAAAATGTACATTGAAGTACCTGCACCCGAATGCGAACGTAAGCATGAATTTGTTTCTAGTAACTACAGTGTTTTGGGTATGGTTCAATGGATTGCATTGCTTGAACGAACTGGATTTAACATTGACAAGTTCAACAATTTAGAGTTTGATGTGACAGTAACAACACCAGAAGGTGAATCAAAGTCTATCAAGGAAAAGTATTTTGCTATCTCTGTTACAAAACAAAGGCCGCTAGATATCAAATAAATAGTTGATGACGTTCGACCCATTCAAACAAGCACAACTAATGAACGGATTTGATAAACTCAAGTCCGTTTCCATACCTGCGCAAAACGTTGATGAGTTGGGCGACCTAAAGAAACTAGCAGGGATAGATAATCAACCTAGCTACGGTGAGAACACTAGTGCTTACGCAACGAATTTAGGACAGATACAACGTGAACGAAATATCAAACCGGGCACAGATGAATGGTTCAGATTGTGGTTTAGTAAAACTACACTCACTGGTGAGAAACCATATTAACCAAAAAATACTAACTAAATAAAATTATGAGCGGAACACCTACCTTAATCAAAAACCCGTACGAGAAAACGAAGTTTGCCGACGAGAAAGAATTAAACGACTTTATCAAGTGCTGTGACCCTAACACAGGTCCAATGTACTTCATGGATAACTTCTTTATGATTCAGCATCCTACAAAAGGATCGATGAACTATCACCCGTACGAATATCAGAAACGATTGATTGAAAACTATCACAACAATCGTTACTCAATCTCATTGATGCCTCGACAAACAGGTAAGTCAACAAGTGCTGCTGGATATCTATTGTGGTACGCTATGTTTGTACCTGACTCAACGATTCTAATTGCGGCACACAAATATACAGGTGCTCAAGAAATTATGCAACGTGTGCGCTATGCATACGAGAACTGCCCTGACCATATTAAAGCAGGTGTCACAACATACAACAAAGGCTCACTAGACTTTGAGAATGGCTCACGTATTGTTTCAGCTACAACTACTGAAAACACTGGTCGTGGTATGTCTATTACACTTCTATACCTTGACGAATTTGCTTTCGTTCGACCTACGATTGCGACAGAATTCTGGACTGCTATTACACCTACTCTAGCGACTGGTGGTAAAGCGATTATTACAAGTACTCCTAACTCAGACGAAGATACGTTTGCGTTAATTTGGAAGGGTGCTAACAAATGTGAAGATGAGTTTGGTAACAAAACAGATGTAGGTGTTAACGGCTTTAAAGCATATCGTGCTTACTGGCAAGAACACCCAGAGCGTGACGAAGAATGGGCTGCAAAGATTAAAGCACAACTTGGCGAGGATAGATTCCGTCGAGAAATTGGATGTGAGTTCATTATTGCTGATGAAACATTGATTGCTCCTACAACATTGATTGACATGGAGGGAGTTGAACCTTCATTTAGACAAGGACAAGTTCGCTGGTACAAGAAACCAGAGAAAGATAAAATCTACACGATTGCGTTAGACCCTGCTGTTGGTACAGGTGGCGACTATGCTGCTATTCAAATCTTTGAAGCAAACTCAACTACTCAAGTGGGTGAGTGGAAGCACAACAAGACTCCTATTCCTGAGCAAATTAAGCTGATAGCTAGTATCAGCAAGTACATACTTGAATGCACCGAGCAACCTACGAACATCTATTACTCAGTTGAAAACAACTCTGTGGGTGAAGGCGCACTAATCTCGTTACAAGAATACGGTGAGGCAAATATCCCAGGGACATTCTTATGTGAGCCCGGAAAGAAGCGTAAAGGTTTCACCACGACACACAAGACTAAGATGGCTGCGTGTACTAAGTTTAAACATCTACTGGAATCAAAGAAGATGAAGATTCTAAGTCATAGCTTAATCAGTGAATTGAAGAACTATATTGCGTCAAAGGATAGTTTTGCTGCGAAAATCGGCGAAACTGACGACTTAGTTGCATCTACACTGTTAACCATCAGAATGATTCAGGATTTAGGGGACTATCACTATAACTTAGAAGAACAGATTCGTGACCATGACGATATCGTTCTACCTTTACCCTTCTACGCTATTCTGTGATAAATACAATATAGAGACTATTACCATGGCAAAATCAAGAATTAACGATAAATTATACGGATTACTAGACAGCAGAGGATACAAACCTGATATGTACGACAGTTCAGGTAAAAAAGTTGCTGTTCCAGAAGAGGCAGAGTTGATGCAGTTTTCTTTCATCAAAGACGGTGAAGATTACGGCAGAGCAACTGTTACCATTGACGGTTCACATCGTTTAATTGTATATTACAACGACAAGATTTCACAAAGCCCTAAAGCGGGTTCACAAGATTCTCAGTCATGGGAACAGTTGATGAAACAGTTACGCAAATTCGCTATTAACTACCAATTGGGGTTTGAGCGCAAAGATGTTGATGATTTAGAAAGTGATATGGCAGTGAGAGCACATAACAAACGTGAAGGTCTAGCAGAAGGCTACCATGCAATGGGTAAGAAACAGAGTTACAACGATGTAATTCCTGAAACAAAAATTATCATCAAGCACTCAAAGCAAATGGAAGAAGGTGAACAACGCTTCCGTAGTGTTGAAAAGATTTTTATCGAAACTGCACAAGGTGAACGTTTCTTAGCTCCTACAAATAGACCCGGCATTGCTCAAATCTATGCTCGTCACGTTGCTGAAGGTGGCAGACCTAGCGATGAAAGATGGAATCACATCAATGAGATGTGTGATGAATATTCAAAGATGGCAGGCTTTGTTCGTGCTACTAAAGGTAAGCAGTTCAATGAATCAACTGAGAAGTTAGTCAACGAAGGCATGAATCATTATTCAAAACTACGTGAGTGTTTGAGTAAGATGCGTGGCAGAAAAGGATATCACGCTTACTTTGAATCATGGACTCCTGCACTGCAAGAAGATGAAGTGAATGAAGATTTGTCAGGCATGTTCATGTCAAGTTCATTAGACCCGCGTATTGAATCAGTAATGCCTATCCTAAGCAAGTTGAACAAGAACATAGCTGAATCAAAGCCAATGGCAGAAGTCATCGCACTACAAGACTGGGCAGACAACACAACTGAATCAATCGGTGATGTTGAAGATTATGTTGACCCAGAAGAAGCTGACTACGGTGACGAGTACCAAAAGTCTGCATCAAGTGCAGGCGAAGCAGTCAAGCGCATTGAAAAGAAATTAGGTAAAGTTGATATTGCTGCATTGGCAAAGAAACTTAACCGTGAAGAAACGTCAGAAGGTTTAGATGCAGACCAAAAGGCAGCAGGTCAGTTAGGACCAACTGGTCGCCCAGCTAAGAAGGGTGATTTAGTAGGAGCATCCGAATCCGTTGATCCTGCAATCGCACGTATGCGTAAATTGTCTGGGATGTAATATGAAAGAAATTAAGTTATTTGAATCTTGGGCAGAGAATCTAGTCAATGAAGCGTCCGAGATTCGTATGGGTACACCAATCAAAGGTAAAGCGGATCGTCCTTTACCTAGAGAACACGATATCAACTACAAAGCACAATTAGCTCACCCGGAGTTAAGCCCGGAACAAGCCCTTGCCAAATACTTGGAAGATGAACTTGAACAAAACGAAAAAGTTGACAGACTACAAAACAAAGAAATCAACCAAATCGAAAAAGAAGTTGACCACGTTGAACACGGTGAGGAAGACATTAAAGCCGAAATTGCACGCCTAATGCAATTAATCAAAACGGCACAATAAAAAGTATATTTGCCCTAATAAGGCATAAATACTATTGACGTTGACAGATAGTTTTGCTATACTATCTTCTACGTTAGATACTAATAGGTAGTATCGAATATTAAACAGAGACCATCTCAATTTATATAAGGAAAATTAATCATGGCATCATTAGCAGAAATCCGCGCTCGTCTACAAGCGCAAGAAAACAAAGGTCAAAAGGGCTCTAACGCTCAACAAGACAACTCTATCTACCCCCACTGGAATATTGACGAAGGCACAACAGCCACAGTTCGTTTCTTGCCTGACGGTGATACAAGTAACCAGTTCTTCTGGGTAGAAAAGAACATCATCAAATTGCCATTCAACGGCGTCAAAGGTGATAGCAACGTTAAACAAGTTATCGTTCAAGTTCCTTGTAACGATATGTACGTGCCTAACTCTTGCCCAGTCTTGGCAGAAGTTCGTCCTTGGTACAAAGACGAGTCATTGAAAGAAATGGCAAACAAGTACTGGAAGAAGCGTTCATACATCTTCCAAGGTTTTGTTCGTCAAAACCCACTAGGTGATGACAAAGTCCCAGCGAACCCAATTCGCCGCTTTGCTATCACATCACAAATCTTCCCAATCATCAAAGGTGGTATCATGGATCCTGAAATCCTTGAGTTGCCAACTGATTACATGCGCGGTCTAGATTTCAACATTAAGAAAACTTCTAAAGGTGGTTATGCTGACTACTCTACAAGTTCATGGGCACGCCGTGAATCTTCTTTGACAGAAGCAGAGTTGGAAGCAATCAACTCACATGGTTTGTTTAACTTGAAAGACTTCTTGCCAAAGCAACCAACAGAAGCAGAATTGAAAATCATCAAAGAGATGTTTGAAGCATCTGTAGATGGTGAAGCGTATGACCCAGAACGTTGGGGTCAGTACTACAAGCCTTATGGTTTGGATATTCCTCAAGCAGGTTCAACAGCGGCTCAACAATCAGCGCCAGCACGTACAGAGGCAAGCGCACCCGCGACAGCACCCGTAGCAGAAGCGAAAAGTCCTGAACCTTGGGAAGCAGACGCAGCCGAAGCAGCAACAGCTCCAATTCAAGTCCCTACTTCTGCTCCAGGCAGTGACAAAGCACAAGACATCCTAGCGATGATTCGTGCTCGTCAACAAAAGTGATAGGTGATGGGGACTTCGGTCCCCTTTAAGGAGCACATTATGACACTACCAGACGAAAGATACCGTAGCCTAAAGCAAGGTAGAAAACTCTTGGAAGAACTATGTGACCCTGGTAAAACACCTAGGGTCCCGAGCATAGTTCGTGACCGAGCAAGAGGAGCATTGCGCCATTACCCAAGTGATTATGAACTTGATACAATGGCTCAACAATGCCCCGAACTATTAGACAAAGAACCATTTAGCGTTCACAAAATAAATCAAAGAATTGGAGAACAAATTGGCAAAACCATTTGACGTAAGCAAATTTCGAAAAGAAATTACAAAAAGCATTGAAGGATTAAGCATTGGATTTAACGACCCTACTGATTGGATTAGTACAGGTAATTATGCACTTAACTATCTTATCAGCGGTGACTTTAATAAAGGTGTACCTCTTGGTAAAGTTACTGTGTTTGCTGGAGAAAGCGGCGCAGGCAAGAGTTACATTTGTTCAGGCAACCTTGTTAAACACGCACAAGAACAAGGGATATTCGTTGTCCTCATCGACTCGGAAAACGCACTTGACGAAGATTGGCTTCATAACTTGGGTGTTGACACTGATGAATCCAAGCTACTAAAATTAAACATGGCTATGATTGACGAAGTGGGTAAAACTATTTCTATGTTCGTCAAAGACTACAAACAATTACCAGAAGCAGACCGACCAAAAGTATTGTTCGTTGTCGATTCATTGGGTATGTTGTTGACACCAACTGACGTTAATCAGTTTGAAGCAGGTGATATGAAGGGTGACATGGGTCGTAAGCCTAAAGCACTAACAGCACTTGTTCGTAACTGTGTTAACATGTTTGGTTCGCTTGGCATCGGCTTAGTTGCAACTAACCACACATACGCATCACAAGACATGTTTGACCCAGATGACAAAATCTCTGGTGGACAAGGTTTCGTTTATGCGTCATCTATCGTTGTTGCGATGAAGAAGATGAAGTTGAAAGAAGACGAAGACGGTAACAAAGTTTCAGAAGTAAATGGTATTCGTGCTGGATGTAAGATTATGAAAACTCGCTATGCAAAACCTTTCGAGGGTGTGCAAGTGAAGATTCCTTACAAGACAGGTATGAGCCCATACTCTGGCTTAGTTGACATGGCTGAAAAAGCAGAGTTGCTGAAAAAAGAAGGCAACTCATTAGTCTACGTCACTATGGATGGTGAAATCATCAAGAAATTCCGTAAAGCATGGGAAGCAAACACCGATGAATGCTTGGACAAGTTGATGGCAGACTATCCATTGAGAACAGCTAAAGCAGAGATAAGTAATGTAGAACCAGAAGAAGGAGATTCTACAGAATGAGTTTAAGCATCGTATCAGAAGTTTGGGAAGCATTGCGTGAGCACATTGATTTCAATGACCGCTCAGAAGCAGCCGACACATTAGTAAATTATTTGATGGACAACAACTATGAAGTTGATGATATCAAAGATGAATTCAAAGACAAAGATATCACTAAGGCTTTGAAGGGTTATGCAGAGCAACACTTCCAAGAAGAAGACTACGAAGAATACGAAGAAGACCAAGACGAAGACGATTGGAACTAAATGTCAGGCAATTGGCTAACAAAGGTTAGTGCAGATATTTCAAAGCTGCCAGATTTCATTACATATTTTGAGAATGAACTGGCAGCGGCGAAGCATGATGTGAAGGTCTATGGCAACTTAGAAAAGAACATTGCTGCATTACCCGGTATCACCGAGCATCGCTTCCACCAGCTTCAAGAAGTTGAGGCTGTTCTGAATCACTTGAACATTCAATTACGTAAGATTCGTAGAAAGCATTTCCAAAAGTATCTGGAAGCGTACAATCGGGCACTCACATCACGTGATGCTGAAAAGTACACTGACGGTGAACAGGAAGTAATTGACTATGAAACCCTAATCAACGAAGTCGCATTAATGCGAAACAAATGGTTAGGTGTCATGAAAGGGCTCGATGCCAAACAATGGCAAATGGGTCACATAGTTCGATTACGGACAAGTGGAATGGAAGATATTACCCTTTAACAGAGACCTCGTATTGCAAAGATACGAGGTTTTTTGTATAATAGAACATGTCACAATCTCAATACAAAGGTAAAGGCTTTGTTCAACTTACTGGAAAATCTACTATGACACAAATTAACGCAAACCCTCTTCGTCCCTTTAGCAGTATCTCAGGATCTTCGGGACTATTTAACTCACCATTTGCAAACATAGCATTGAATGGTATAGATTTTGAAAAGACTAAACAATCACCGTCCATCACTAAAACAGAGGTATTCGAGAGCCCAGAAGATATTCTAACATTGAGTTGCACACTACAACGGTTACGTGCTACTGGCGAGTTTGGCAATCGTGTATTAGATGATGCGGTGATGCGTAAAGTATCAACTGAAGACCGAACAAAGTCGGCAGCACTTAGAGATTACTACAGCAAGAAAATTATGATGGGTAATCTAACTGACAAACTGTTCAAGTCTAATTTCAGACGAGACTTGTCTACGTTCATCATGGCAGATGGACACCGATTCAAAACTAATGACATTGGTATGGCATGTTATTTGCCTGATTTCTACGACTACGACACACAGATTGATTCAATCAAGTTGCAAGTAGAAACTTCCCTCAATGTACCATCTAGTTCACCTACTGTAATGAAGCTAGATGAAGTCAAATTAACTCCGTTGAGTAAAATTTCAAAGAAGACAAAAAATCGCAAACAACTTGAATACTGGTTCAAAGATGACAAAGTGAATGCCGCTGTTGTGTTGACACTAGACCCTAAGAATCAACTAATCAAAGTTTGGGATAGTATTTTCAACGGTTCTACTACCCTACCAATGAGCGGATATTTTCACAGAACTTCACTAGACGGATTTGAATACTTTAGAGTTACAAATTGGGATTTAATTAAGGCTTGACAATAAATCATTTTGGGCATATAATAGATACTTAGATTGATTAAAGGAGTCTTGTATGCTTGAAACTGAAACAAAACACAAATCAGCTGGTCAATTTGCTTGGTTCGCCGAGCGTGACGCACGACTCCGTAGTGCAGTCAATAGTACTAACTATTCTGACAGTCAAAAAATCAAAGCCGAGCGTATGAAATTGGCGCTGGAGATGTGCGTGTTTGCTGAGAACATTTACATCGAATACCGCAAAAAGTTCATTAGTGTTAAAGTTAACAAGCCTGCTCACGTTGACAAAAAGACCCTCGGCTTGCTCGAAGGTGATTGGACAACAGAAGGTCACACAAAAGTATTAACTTCTCAGGGTTTCACCTATCGCTTATTTGCTCACTAAAAGGCTTGACAAATAATCATTTCGGGTATATAATAACATCTTTAAGTCACAAAGTACAGGAATCTACATGACAAGCACAGTTCGCATCACTTCAGGCACGTATCGCAACGCATCAGTTAACGGTCAAGTGTTTACACTTGTCAAAGGTTATCAGCTAGGTGCTAAAGGTGGTTTCGTAACAGTTCGTAATGAGGGTCAGTTCCCGGGTCGTAGTGCTGAATTGCGTATCAACGTAGACAATCACGAATGCTTGCAATTCGTGTCAGGTGACACACTGGTGATTGAAGAAAAAGTAACTGAGACTGAGACAGAAGCAATGGATCGTATTGCCTCACGTTTCGCAGTGCTTGATGAAATGTCTCGTGCCTGTATCGCAGGTGATATTCGTGCTATGATTGTGACAGGTCCTGCAGGTATCGGTAAGTCACACGGTGTTATCACACAGATGGAAAAAGCATCTATGTTTGACAAAATCTCAGGCAAGCGTCCTCGCTTTGAGATTGTCAAAGGTGCAATGTCAGGCATCGGCTTGTTCGCAAAACTCTACAAATTCTCTGACAAGAAAAACGTTCTCGTGTTTGACGACTGTGACATTTGGGATGACCAAGATGCAGTTAACGTGCTGAAAGGTGCCCTCGATTCAGGTAAGACTCGCCGTATCTCTTGGAACAAAGATAGTCGTTTGTTGCGTGACGAGGGTGTGCCAAACACTTTCAACTTTGAAGGTTCAATCATCTTCATTACTAACAAAACTTTCGATAGCAAAAAAGCAAGCAAGATGACACCTCACTTGGATGCTTTGCAAAGTCGTAGTCACTTCTTGGACCTGACTGTTGATACTGAGCGTGACAAAATGTTGCGTATCAAGCAGGTGCATCGTGACGCTGACGGTGGCTTGTTTGCTGACTATGACTTTACTCAGGAACAAACTGACGAGGTGATGAACTTTATCGAAGCTAATCATTCTAAATTGCGTGAAGTGTCATTGCGTATGTGTTTGAAGATTGCTGACCTCGTTAAGATTTCTGGCAACTGGCGTGAACTTGCTAAAGCAACTTGCATGAAAGGTGCATAATGGAATACGTTCTTGTTGCATTGATGTTAACATCTCCGGGTGTTTACACTTTTGAATCTGTAGCTGATTTTAAGACTATGGATGAATGTCAAAAATCTTTAGAACGTGCTAACAAAAATGGCACGACTAAGATTGTAAGTTTGCTGTGTGCGAAAAAGGATAAAGTATGAAAGAATCAGAATTGATTCGTAGCTTTCAAAGTTGGGAGCGACAACTAGGTAACTATGGATACAAGATAAGTGTCCTCACGAATGGTCTTTACATTCATAACAGTAAAGGCACTATCGTTGCTGATTGTCAGTCAGTAGACGGCTTGCGTGGATTCGCACAAGCAGTAGAATACTTTGACCCGAACGCAGGAATTGAAACAAAATGAATATCAAAATGTATCTAGCATTTTTCAAATGGTGCTTTATGCGAATCTTCGGTGGTTGTTTCAACCTAGCTGAAAATTTCAGATATGAATTGAAGAAAGGTGCTCCTGATTCTATCTTTGCTATCTGCGGGTTTCTTATTCTCTCATTGATTACCTTGCTAGTGACACTATTATTATCTGCTTGGTTAATCGAAAGTAAAGAGACAGTCCAACTTATCGGAGCATCCGGTTTCTGGCTTGCAGTGTTTACCTTCTTTTACAACATTGTCAAGGCAGCGTTTGAATGTTTCTTGGTTGAGCGTGAACACATCTTTAACAAATTGCGTGATGAATGAGCATAAAAATACAATTCGTGCGTTGAAGGATGAGGAGCTTCTAGTGTCCAGTTGGTGGTGTCGAATCGGCATTCATAACTGGACTCGCTGGCAGGATGCTGAACTGGGTAGCCACACTCCGTGGCACAGTACGTTCAGTAAAAGAGCGCGGTATCGTCAACGGTACTGCTGTCATTGTAACCATGTGAACCGAACGGTTTTGTTGTTAGAGTAACAAAAGGGGACTTAGGTCCCCTTATTTTGCCTATAGTGTTGACTTCCATCTAGTAATACTTTATAATTGCTGAATGAAAATAACGCCTACGACAAAGGAACAGTTAGTCTATTACATGTTGCAAAATATTAGTTTAGGAACCTACGATAATAAGTTCCTCACTAACCTGCAAGAAAATCTAGTGTCACGTAAAAACCCAGTGACTAGTAATCAGGCTGACTTGCTAACCAAAATTACACTACGTTATTTCAAGCAGTTCAAAAAGCATGAGATTGACGTAAATGAAATGGCTATGCTCCCATGGTCAACTCAACCAATATTGAGTTCACCCCAATACACTAGTGCCTTTTGTGTAGTGGAAGATGATGTACTGAAGATTAGAAGTCCGTACAATACTGAGTTTATCAGTGAAATCAGAAAAATGCCAGTAACAGCAGATTGGGACAAAGACACAAAAACATGGTCTATGCCTTACTGCGAAGTTACTGCAAAACATGCAATAGAGTGTATAACAAAAAACTATGAAGTAATTAACTTCTGCCCAGTATTAACAGAGGTCATAGATACTTTCGCTAAATATGAGACTGCACAACACTGGGATCCAATTTACTTGAAAGTAAACGGCAACTATATGATTGCTTGTATTACTAAGCAGATACACGAAATTGTAAGTAATGTCACGCTAGATGCAAGTCCTGCAACACTAGCGTTACTCACTTCACTGGGTATTAATATTTCAAATGAAGTAGTACTAGACGCATGTGCTACACTGGACAATACGTTATCAGGACACAAACTCATCGATTTTGCTACATCAATGTCATCTACTATCATTGATGAGAATTGTATGGATGAGTTAGCATTGTACTTGAAAGAAATTAAATCAGATTTTGTTCTAATCGTTGACACATACAAAGAAAAGAACAGAGTACATACGAAAAAGTTGCATGACCTTTTGACCGGCATGAACGTAAACACACATCTTGTTACCAGACAAGATAAAGCAGAGCTAGACTTCTCATCTTACAATTTGCCAGTGATTGTTAATTCATCATTGTGGGGTGTAGGAAGTTTTTCTAAGATTGCAAAATGCAAGACTGTATTCTTAGGCAACAATAAACCGATTGAGATTAAATGAAAGAATGTAAACTAATTATTAGAGATGAAGTCAACGTAAAAATTGAAGGTCTGGAGCTGGGAGACCGCAAAGCGTTGATGAAGAAGTTTGAGTATGAGAAGCCTGGTGCAAGATATTTGCCGAGTGTCCGATTAGGTCGCTGGAACGGCAAGATTAGTTATTTCAGTCTAGGAGGTTCAACATACGTCAACTTGCTACCTGAGATTCTACCAATCTTAGACCAAGCAGGATATGACATTGAACTAGAAGACTTGCGTGAGTATTCTACTACGTTTAACTTCACCGAATTCAAAGAAGATAGCTTTGCTGAACATCTATGGCCTGCAAAGCATCCAATGGCAGGTCAGCCTGTTATGATTCGTGACTATCAACTTGATATTGTTAACAACTTCTTAAAGAACCCACAAGCATTACAAGAAGTAGCGACAGGCGCAGGTAAGACAATTATGACTGCGGCTCTGAGTTATTCAGTACAAGCATACGGTCGTAGTATTGTTATCGTCCCTAACAAAGACTTGGTTACACAGACCGAACGTGATTACATTAACGTAGGATTAGATGTTGGTGTGTACTTCGGTGACAGAAAAGACTTTGGTAAGACACATACGATTTGCACATGGCAAAGTCTTGGCAACATGTTGAAGAAAACAAAAGCAGACGAAGCAGAAGTTTCCATTCAAGACTTTATTGAGGGTGTAGTGTGCGTTATTGTTGACGAAGTTCACATGGCTAAAGCTGATGTGTTGAAAGAACTATTATCTACTGTAATGTCACACATCCCAATTCGCTGGGGATTGACTGGAACTATTCCCAAGTCTGATTTTGACTATAAAGCTATCATGGTTTCATTGGGTCCAGTCATCGGACGTTTGTCTGCAAAAGAATTGCAAGACAAAGGTGTGTTGGCACAGTGTCACGTGAACATCATTCAGTTACAAGATAAAGTTGAATTTAGTAACTATCAGTCTGAGTTGAAGTACCTACTTGAAGATGACAAACGGTTAACAACTATATGCCAACTGATTGAGAAGATTAAAGAGACCGGCAACACGTTGATTCTAGTTGATAGAGTTGGCGCTGGTAAACAAATTCAAACCAGACTTAGTGAAGCATTCACAAAAGCTAGGTTAGATTATGAGGTAAGTTTCGTATCGGGCGAGACAGGATTAGCAGAAAGGAAAGAACAGTATGATGAAGTGGCTACAGCTACTAACAAAGTTATTGTGGCGACTTATGGTGTGGCCGCTGTGGGGATTAATATTCCTAGGATTTTTAATCTGGTTCTTATGGAACCCGGAAAGAGCTTTGTCCGAGTTATCCAGTCTATTGGACGCGGTATTAGAAAAGCAGAAGACAAAGACCACGTGCAAATCTGGGACATAACCAGCAGTTGCAAGTTCGCAAAAAGACACTTGACACAACGCAAGACCTTTTATAAGGATGCAAATTATCCATTCTCGATTGAGAAACTTGACTATAAATGATATAATAACACTATGCGAATTTTAACATTAGACGATACCTATTACAACTTAGAAACACTACCCGAAGAAGTAGATGATTTGCGCTTTGCTATACTTGATAACTCAAACCCACAAAACGTAGACTATCATTATATCCCACTTATCTTCTTAGAGAGTTTCAATTCACCTGCACTTGTTTTGCGAGTAGGTGACAAGACTATTAAGATGCCAGTAGATTGGCAAATCTTAATCGGTGAACCTGAAATGGGTGACCTAGAAACATTGCCACTAACAAGTATCAATGACAGAGGATTCAAAGCATTTGAGTTTAACCCGCTCTCAGCATTTAGACCTAGCTTTCAAGATATCGAGATTGTTGATATCTATCACGATGTAACTTGGTATGCACCTCGATTAAAGAATGGGCAGTTCTTATGCGTACCCATTGATGATACTCCGAAACCTAGATGTATCTATTTTGTTAAAGACATTAGTAGAAATTGTGAAATCGTAGACTATCAACAGGCTTGGTAATGGCAACAAAGAAACCTGCAACACCTAAAGACGAAAAATTTGAGAAGCAAGACTTCGACTTGTTCGAGGCACTCTCAGCATTGGATCGTAAAGATTATACATACTTAGACAACTTAACAGACGAGCAACAACGAAAGTTCGTCCCGTACATGATGACACATTGGATGAGTACTGTTAAAGACAACGGTGGAGTTCAAGGTTATTATGTGTTGAGTACAGAGTATGCCGCTAACAAACACTTATTCAACGAGCATGTACAGAAACATCCTAAACTACAATGGTTGATGCTGTGCGCGGCAAGTCCTGGCTTAGGTAAGAAGTTCCATCAATGGATTCCTCACTTGTCTAGCAAAGTAGCAACATTGAAAGAGTCTCCTAAACTCAAAGATGTTAAAGACTATTACGCAAAGATTTATCCCAAGGCTGCTCCTAGCGACTTAGATATGCTGGCAGAAGTGTTTGTAGACGAACACAAAAAGAAAGTGTATCTTGCAAAAAGATTCCCCGAATTAAAATTATCCGACATTGAAGTATTAGCACAGACAGTAACAGATGATGACATTAGAGCATACGAAAGAGACCTTGGCAACGACTAAGTACACCTGCGAGTTTTGTAATAAAACATTTGCACGTGAGCGTACATTAGTTAGCCATCTTTGTGAGAAGAAACAACGATGGCTTAACAAGGATCATCCTGGCAACAGAATCGGGTTTCAAACTTGGGTTCAGTTTTACTCTAAACACAGCATGAGTAGGACTAAGAACAAAACGTATGAAGAATTTATTAACAGCCCGTACTATATTGCGTTTGCCAAGTTCGGTAGTTATTGTGTAGACACTAAGGTGTTGAACATTTCATTCTACGTTGATTGGCTTCTTAAAGAACAATTCAAACTAGATTCATGGACGAGTGATACAGTGTACAACAAGTATTTGTGTCATTACTTGCGGCATGAGGATCCATTCGATGCTATCTATCGAGGTGTTGAAAACTGTTCCGAATTAGCAGAAGCAAATAGTATTCAACCTAATGACGTATTTCGGTACGTTAACGCAAATCGGGTATGTCAGTACATCATAAACGGTAAAATATCACCATGGATGTTGTTTCAAAGCGACAGTGGTATCCGTTTTCTAGAGACATTAAATCAGGATCAAGTTACAATAATACTTGATTACATTAGTCCAGAACAATGGAAGTTGAAGTTTAACCGAGAGCCAGATGTTACTAGAAAAATACGAGACACCCTCAAAGACGCAGGGTACTAAAGTCACGCTTGAGTGGCGGCATGGACGAGACAATACTGAATCATGGAATGAGATTTGCGCTTGGGTAATCGAGCAGTTTGGAATGCCTGGAACACTTTATACATGGCATCCAACAGAAGATTATATGCAGTTTTACTTTCATAGAGAACAGGATGCGATTCACTTTATGTTGAGGTGGGCATGAACAAACTACATGTATACCAAGATAACTTGTGCAAGGAGATAGTAATGACTGCACAAACACAACTATGTACGCTTGGTGTCTATTATGCCCCTTACATGCCAAAGATTATGAAACCTAAATATCAATTCAGTCGTGCTAACTGGTTCAAAGCAAATTTTGACCATAGAAAATACAATGAGGTACAAGAATGGTGTACTGACAACTTTGGTCCGCAGCCCAGATTTCCTGATGCATGGAGTCGCTGGGTACACACTTACGAAGACCAGATTTTCTTTAGAGATAGCAAAGATTACGAATGGTTTATGTTACGATGGAGCTAAAATGAATTTGAATCACTTAACAGATAATGAACTTATCGACCACATCATTCGCTATGATGAAGACCCTGTGCGAGTTCGCCTTGCTACAATCATGCAACGCACTAAAGGTGCAATCATTGACGACTTAGAGTATGCGGGTATGGATGATACATTCTGTAACTTTAAAAGCATTGTGAACGGGTGTGAGTACCATCCCGGACAGTATATCAGTCATCTTGAAGGTGAAATTGAGCACTTGTGGTTTATGTCAGAGCAAGACCAGAAAGAAATCAAGAACCTACAAGCAAGAACTATAATGGACGTCTTTGCTGAGTTAAAGCAAGAAATCAAGACGGCTGAGTATTCAAAAGAACTAGCAATCAAAGACCGTGCTGCTGCTGAGAAGCGGGAACAAGACATGAAGCACAAACTTGACATGTGGGCAATCTTGCAACGATGATTACTAGCATCTGGTACAACATCGAAGATAATACGCCCACTGTAGAGGGTTATTACCTTGCGTACAAGAAACCGTCGTTAGGTGATGATAGTGAAGGATACGGTGTATATTATTGGTGTCAGCGAGAAAGATGCTGGAGAGAATCTGCGGCGCTCCATTCATATGGTCTTAGAGTTACTCTTTGGTCAGAACTACCGGCACATGACCCATATAATTCCACTGACCATTCACCTAGTGTTGCAGAAGTTGATGCTTGGCGTAATGTAGAGGATGCTATTAGTAAGTTCAACATGATAAAAGAATTGAGTAGATAATGGAATACTTTTATGGTGGCGGCGGCAACAATCGTCCTGTATTTAATCACAGATTCAAAGTTAAACAGTGTACTACTGAAATGCACAAGTGGGCAACAGCGTATCCTGAGAAAGGTCCCTTCAGTCGTTGGCACGTTGAGTGGGCTAGTGTCTATGGTACAATGGATAGACCAAGAGACTTTGACATTGTTCAGTTTGAACACAGCGAGGCAGCTAAAATCTTTAGAATCGCATTTGCCGGCGAGTACGAGGAAGTAGCATGGCTGTAGCTTCAAAGTACGATTATTGGTCGTTGCTGCGAATTCTCTATAAAGAGTATGAGAAACAATATACTGGATACTATGAACCAACGTGGACGGGTAAGAGTGATAGCTTTGACAAGTATGTTGAAACCCAGTATGGAATGCAAGTTAGCTTTGTTGATGGGATGATTACACAAGATTTTTCAATTGTAGATGAAGGTAAGTATGCGTGGTGCATACTCAAACATAAATGAAATTACGACTTAAAGCCCGAATCAGAAAGTATCTTGCTGACCGCAAGCTGAAAAATAGTGGCTATCGTTCTTGGCGTGTGTATCGTCATAACCGTGACCCTGATGTTGTGCGTTATGCTGACAAAGTAAGTGACTTCTACAAAAACTACAAATATGTGTATATGTGTGAAGGTGGCACAGCACATTATGCTTACAGCGTAGTACATGATTATGGTCCAGGTGGATTAGTATTCGGATATGAAGAAATGCGTGATTGGTGTGAAAGTAAATGTAGATTCAAGTATCGGGTAGACATTCATAGAGGGTTGAAACAAACTGGTCTAGGTATTAACGGTGAAGAATATCCTGATTATTACTTTAACGATATTGGTGGAAGTGACCTAGTGTTCTTTGCTTTTATGGATGAGCAAGACTATATCATGTTTAGGTTGAGGTGGTGATGAAAGAACCTTTTATTATTAGAGAAAAGTTTCTAGTAGAAGTTGGTAGACCATGGAAAGAGCCTTGGGCTGAGTATTTTCAAAACTTTTATCTTCATTGTCAAGAAATAGCAATAAAGAATAACTGGGTGGTTGATACAGTAGCAAACACTGAACTAAAGCCACTAGGTGGCAAACTAATCAAAACTAAAACACAAGGTTGGTATCTACGTTGGGATGATGAAAAGTCTCATACATTTTTTGTATTGAAGTGGTCATGAAACAATACGGCATAGCAATTGAGAATTGGCCAGCATCTCGTAAAGTAGATGTTAAATGGTGGTTGCTTGAAAACTTTGGACCTGAAGACTCTCCTACACAAAAGGGGCGTTGGGGCTGTGCGTATGACTATGGGTTAGACAATATCTACATGAATGAAGATGTTTTTATAATGTATCAATTGAGGTGGGGTTGATGGAAGTCTTTTACGTCACTTGGCAAACTGAAACCCCACATCGTTGGTGTGTAACATGCCCAAGTTTGCCGGCTGAAGACCAGTATGAACGAAGAAACTGGTGCTACTCACAAGAAATGAATTTTGTGAATGTAGGCGTAAGATTCTGGTTCGTAGAAGAAAAAGATGTTATAATGTTCAGATTAAGGTGGGAATAATGGAATATCAAAGATACCCTCAATACACTAGTAACTGGACTAATGTTATTGTAGATCCAGCTTGGCGCGAACCAATCAAAGGTGAACATATTGCTTGGCTAAAAGCACACGAAGGTGGGTACTATCATCTTCATCGTAATGCCACTGCTGTTAAGTTTGAGCGCAAAGAAGATGCTGAATGGTTTATATTGAGGTGGCTGTGATGGATTTAGAACTTGTAAAAACTATTGTAGCTAGGCAAGGACAGAACGAGTTTCTGAAAAATCCCATCGTACTGCCACCTGAAGCAAAAGTTGTCACCGGTCAAATCAAAGAAGATGCTTACTTGCATTTTCTAGAAACTACATGCGGTGTAGAGGTACTGTTGTCAGAATACCATCACGAGATAGTTGGGTACAATGTCATTGATGAAAAGAAGTTTTCTTGGTTTGTATTGAGGTGGAGTTAATGTTAGAAAAGATAAACAGAATGTTAAGTGTGTTCGGTGGAAAGGTCCAAGAACAAGCTACTGAAAAGTTTACTAAGCCCGGTGACCCATTTAGCCCATTTAAAGTAGAAAACGGGATGGTTGGGTTCAAGCCTTACCTAATTGTTGAGAATCAAAACGAAACTGTGTTATACTCTAATCATAAGTGTGTAGCAATTGATGTTAGCCCAAATGTTGAAGAATGGATACTTAATCAACCCCCGCACTTGTGGAAGTACGCAGATGATACCTATGATTGTCATTATGCTATGACAAGATTTTTAGTAAATGAAGAATTATTAACTTGGATGACACTAAGATGGGCGTGAAACAATTTACGGCTAACTATTCGATGAAAGCTGGTGATAACGACTTAGATACAATTGCAATAGCATACGCAAAGATTATCCAAGAAGAAATTGACAATGAGATTATGATTGACATGCTGAAAATGAACGGTTGGATAGTTGTAAACCTTGAACGATTCAAAGACATGAAGCATCCGATTGATGTCCAAGACTGGTGTACTGATAACATAGGTGATGGTAACTGGAAAAACTTAGGGCCTACGTTCTTGTTCCGTGAGAGCAAACATGCTGAGTGGTTTAGTCTACGATGGACATGACGTTTGGTGAAGGTCGTGTTTATGGCTCACGATATTATACTGTTGAACCTACAATCAGCTGGGATCTAACCGGTGATTGGGGGAATATAAATTCATGGTCACAGATGGAAGAATGGTGTATTAGTACATATGGTTCAACCGGAGAGATATGGGGAGACGAACAGCCCGTACTACAACGTTGGTATATGAATAATGCAAAGTTTTGGTTCAGAGAGAAAAAAGATTTAGAATGGTTTGTATTGAAATGGAGTTAAAATGATTAATGTAGAAGTTACACCCGAATTGATTACCAACATAACACGTGCAGTACGTGCATGGAAAAGAGACACGGTTCCTTTAGAAGACGAAGAACAACACTTTGATACTTTTTGCAAAGAAGAACATGGCTTAGATGTTGAGTTCGGACAGAACGGTCACATCGTTGTAGTACTGGGTGCTACCATTGTTGACGAAGAAAAATACATCAACTTCTTACTAAAGTTCGGGAATATGCACGATGACTAATGATATGAAAAACGCAGTGAAGCAACGCAAGATACAAGAGTTAGGTAGTTTCAACTACTGGACTGAGAATTACTATGGTAGTAAAAGGAATATCACTACTATAAGTTGGAAGGGCAAGGGTGAGGTTGATGGCAATGAAATTCGTCAATGGTGTATTGATAGATTTGGTAAGAGTGGTTACCGAGAAGATATCGAAGATAGCTACTGGGTTGACAATACAGAGTTTGGAGAAATCATGTTATGTAAGGATGAGTTCCTTACAGCGTTTCTATTGAGGTGGACTTGAAAATTGATTGGACTAGAAGTCTAGGGTGGAATTTAGATAGAGCAGAAATGGAACGTACTGACATTATCACTGATGGAGCAGATTGCTATCCATGGAAAGAAACGTTTGTCATATGGCCTCGTAGAAGCATCACGGGTGCTCCCTTGTTTTGGACAAAAGCATATAAGCGTAAGGTTTGGGTAATATGGGGCTCGGGTTTTCACATGGAACCTGAAGTACAGTATGCTACGGCATTTGATATATTGTCTCTATGATAACGATAACACTTAAACACGGACTAACCCCAGCTAGTGAGCAATGGCTTGCGAAGAACATCGGACCACGTATGCACTACATTCATAATTCAATAGGTGGAGAAGGTTGGATAGCAAAACAACACAACGAGCAAGTAATAATGCATGACGAAGGTGGGAGTTACACCAGACACCAAAGAGTTTGGAAACTAACACTAGAAGATGAACGTTTTGCTAGTTGGTTTTTAATAAAGTTTCCACAATGAAAGAAATTAAAGCTGAGGGCTGGCGCTCACATCAAGCACTAGAAGTAGTCAGTGCCCTAAAAGAACAAGGTTATGTTATGGGCGTAGACTTTGATTGGGAATATCATAAACCCAAACGTGATGACACTACGTATCAGTTAGTGTATAATAGACATACCGTGTTTAGATTCTATAAAGATGAACTAGCAACATGGTTTAGTTTAAGGTATCTATAATGGCAATATCAAGTATCGGAAGAAGTACAGGGACATTCGCTCCTTACACATCTATTGCTACTCAGTCGGATCGCACTGAAGTTCGCCGTTACGATGGAAGCGGTCGCATGGTTCATGTAATTGACCTAGCATACCAAAAAATTAACGAATTAGAATACATCAAATGGTGTCGTAGAAACTTAGGCGACAGACATGATGGTTGGGACTTCTGGTTAGTCGGTGGACTCTTGTACATCGAAGTTTGGGGCGAGAAGCAAAAGTTTACCTATGAGATGTGGAAAAATTAATGAACGAACTAGTAGCAGTAAACGGCATAATTCAATCAGTGAACCAGTACATGAAGATAAGTGACAGGATCATCTTTCACCAAGCACCAGAGGCTGGTGCAATCATTTCTATCATGTCCGAAGAAGAAAGATTTGAATATAGGGCTGATGGGTCTACTTATGCGTTTCCTTGGCCAGCAAGTGAACGGGTAATGTATAAACAGTTCATGGAAGAAGTGTACAAAAACAGAGATAACCCAACAGTTAAAGACCAACTAGAGAAATTGAAAGTGGTGATGGAGTTAGTAAGATGAATGTAGCGAAAGAAAACATGTGGCGTAATTTACAGGGACTAAAACCTGTACAGTCATGGAAATGCAAATTGAATTGGCATAAGTGGACTAATTACGAAGTCGTAGAACCTAGGAATGAGTTCAGTAACCGCATGTATGCAGTATGTCATTGTGCAGATTGCGGAATGCCTAGAATTGAACAACCTTTTACAAAGAGTATAAAAAATGGCTAATGATATTATGATTGACATTGAGAGTTTAGACACAACACCTGATTGTGCTATTCTTACAATTGGTGCAGTGCGTTTTGATCCTAGAGGATCAGGTGTTGTTGAGAAACTAGAATTAAGACCTACACTAGAAGACCAGACAGAGATATATAACAGGAGAATCAGTGATGATACCGTTCGTTGGTGGTCCGAGCAGAACCCCGCAGCCATCGAAGAAGCGATGGGAGATTCTGGACGAGTCCCTTTTAAAGAGTGTATGGAGACGCTTTATAAGTTTTGTTGGAATCGCCGTGCTGTTTGGTCTAATGGTGCACCATTCGACTTGGTCGTTATGGAAAACGCCTGGAGACAAACAAGCGACAAGCCGAATCCTATCCCCTGGGCTTTCTGGTCAATGCGAGACACGAGAACATTGTGGGAAATCGCAGGTGTTAAACTTAAAGACGGCGGACACGTTACAAGTCACAAAGCCGTAGAAGATGCAGAACGACAAGCCATTGTTGTTCAACAAGCATACGTGAAATTAATGAAAGCTGGATTGGCAGACCCACGATGAGTAAGTTAGAAGAAATAAGGGCAAAAGTCGCTGCCGCTATTGAGGCAGAAAAATTAAAACCTAAGAAACCTAAACCAAAAAAATATACTGACTACCACTGCGTAAATTATAAACTCAGTAATGAATATGATGAATGGCATGAATGGATGTGGAACCCGACTCATCCAACTAGGGTATATTTTGAAGAAAACGGAAATGGAAGTCTCGTCTGGCCTACTAGCCGACACTTTACTCAAAATGGAAGACGAGAAGGTAATTATCAATATTTACAATTTAGATTTGACGAATTAGAAGATGCTGAAAAGTTTGCTAAAAAATTCGGCTTGAATGTATCCACAGTGAGATATAGTAACGGACCTGGGAGTTACTTTTGAAATTTCAATCAGATATTGACATTGACTTTGGTAACAGGGGTAATATCCTGCAACACATTAAGCATATACCTGCAGCCATGCGTAATGTAACACCTATTCGTAAACATGCAACAGGTGTTCATGTAGCAGATATACCATACGATGCTATCAATGACATGGCAAACATTGATTACACAGAAGCAGAAGAACGTGGATATTTTAAGTTAGACTTGTTGAATGTGCATCTCTACAACTTTGTACGTGATGAGCAGCATTTACAAGAGTTGATGCAAGAACCTGATTGGGAAATGCTCAAAGATAGAAAGACGGTTGAACGATTAATTCACTTGTCGAATCATTACAACAGCCTTCAGCGTATGCCTGAGCCGGTAGATACTATTCCTCGTCTTGCTATGTTTCTGGCGGTAATTCGCCCAGCGAAGAAACATCTGATTGGTCTCCCATGGGTCGATGTGGCGAAAAGTGTCTGGGAAAAAGAATCTGACGACTATCATTTTAAGAAGTCGCACAGTGTTGCCTATGCAAACCTTGTTGTTGTTCATATGAATTTGTTAAAACAAGGTATTATGACAGACGTTTGACGAGAGTGATTGATTTGCGTTTTGATTTGCGTTTTGCTAGTTCTAGCATACTACAAGTGGGACCGTGAATTACAGATAAACTTTTGTTGTTAAACGTTCTTAGATAGGGCTTGAACATAGCCCACTCATCTTTTAAGAACATATTGATTGGAACTAATCTATTAGATTCCCACCACCATATGTCTCCTAGTTCTAGGAACTTCTCACGCATAACTTGGTCAACAATAGAGCCATAGTCATATATAGTGGTAACAATGTCGTCCCTGTTCTGGACAATCCCCACATAGTCTTGCCCTGCGTAGGAGCAAACCGTTATGAACGGGTGATTTTCTGATAATCTCTTGAAGAATTCGTTTGGAATCATTATTTTTGTTGTCTTGGATTATTTATCATCGGGTTTTACCCAATATTTTATTTGTCATAAATAGAGTATAAGGAGCCTTTTAACGTGTACTCAACCCCAGTTTATATATTTACACCTAGACAAACCGTTGTGTTAAACGTTGGCAACTCACCTAGGAGATATAATACCGTGTACGCTAAAAACTTGACATTCCATAAGGGCGTTGATAACGTAATTCAATTCCAATTCTTAAACCAAGAACAGAAACCAGTTGACGTTACAGGTAAAGACATTACGGTTCGTATTATCAGTGACGACGGTACAAGAATCCTTATCAAAACTTCCTTATACCCTGTTCTTCCATTGACCGGTATCATGGAACTACGTATCATTGCTTCTGAGTTGGAAAGTATATCAGCACAGAAAGCACGTTATTCTTTAGAAATACCCGTAGGGCAATTTAGTGTCCCAGTCTTTGTAGGCGGAGATGCCGGTGCTAAAGGTGTTATTGACATTTTAGACGGTGTCTTACCAAAACACACTCCTGCAATGGAGGTAGGCATCGCTTCCCATGCACAACCAAACAACAACACAGTAGTATATTACAGTGATGTAATTAGTACAGGTTACAGCCCAGTCTTGAGCATTCAAGCATACTACACTGGATTTAGTGGTGCTGTTAAGGTGCAAGGTTCTACAGTTCCGAACAGTGACTGGTATGACATTGGTAGCGTTTCGACATATCTTGAAACTACAGAATCCGATGTGTACACCATCAATGGCTACCACCCATATGTGCGTTTAGAGTTCACTAGTACATTGGGTAATGTCAACAAAATTTTAGCAAGATAATTACCAACTCTCTTGTATTACACTACATACTTTGTTATAATACACAAGTATGTTTGACATTAAATCAATTCTCCCCGGTAGAAAGAAAACAACAGTAAGCGGTTGGCTAAGTTTCAACGCTGTTTGTTGCGGACATCGTGGACACAAACCTGACCGTAAAGGTCGTGGTGGTTTAAAGTTCAACGGTGCTGATTGGACTTATCATTGTTTTAACTGTGGGTTCAAGTGTAGCTTTTCTTTGGGTAGAACTATCTCTCACCCTGCACGTGACCTATTACAATGGTGCGGAGTAGACTCGCTACAGATTCAACGCTGGAGCTTAGAGAGTTTACAATACAAAGATATTTTAGATTTCTCAAAACCCAAATATCAGTTTTCAATCAACTTCAATGAGAAAGAGTTACCTGAAGAAGCAGAGATACTGGATCCAACAAATCCATCACACAAAGTATTCTCAGATTATCTACACAAACGCAGTATAAGTACTGATGACTTCCCGTTTGTAGTCACTCCAACATTGCCCGATAGAATGGGCAACAGAATTATCATACCGTATACATACAAAGGACAAATTGTAGGCTATACAAGTAGATTTTTAGATAATAGAGCACCCAAATATATTAACGAACAACAGCCAGGTTATGTGTTCAACATTGACCTACAAAAACCTGATTGGAACGTTTGTATATTAACTGAAGGTATTTTTGATGCGTTGGCTATTGACGGTGTCGCGGTAATGCACGATGACATTAGCAACGAGCAAGTGCAACTTCTCAGTACGTTAAACAGACCTATCATTGTAGTTCCTGACAGAGATAAGACAGGACTAAAGATGTGCGATAGGGCATTAGAATTAGGTTACAAAGTTAGTTTACCTAACTGGGAACCAGATGTTAAAGATACAAACGATGCAGTAGTAAGATACGGGAAATTGCCGACCTTATTGTCTATACTTCAAAGTGCAACTAATAGTAAAATCAAAATAGAATTGCAGAGGAAGAAAATTGGTAAACAAATCGGATTATAAAATAGAATACACCACTGAGGTGCAGAAGTGGTTTTTGAGAATGATGTTGACCGACGGTCAACTATACACACGTGTAGCTAACATCATTAGCCCAGAGAACTTTGACAAGTCATTGCGTCCAGTTGTCGAGGCATTTAAGGAAAGTGCAGAACAATATAGTTCGATACCAGAGCCTGAACTAATTAGAGCATCAACTGGTATTGACTTACAACCATTAGAAGGCATTACTCAAGGTCACACTGATAAGTTCTTAGAAGAATTCGAAAAGTTCACAAAACGTCAAGAACTAGAACGTGCGATTTTGAAAGCAGCCGACCTGCTTGAGAAGGGTGATTACGGTCCTGTTGAAAAACTAATCAAAGACGCAGTTCAAATCAGTCTACAAAAAGACATGGGTACAGATTACTTTCATGATCCTAAAGGACGTATCAACAAATACTTTAACTCAGGCGGACAAGTATCAACAGGCTGGCCGCAACTAGACAGATTGTTATATGGTGGTTTCAGTCGTGGTGAATTGAATATCTTTGCAGGTGGCTCAGGTTCAGGTAAGTCTCTTGTTATGATGAACTTAGCGTTGAACTGGTTACAACAAGGTATGAGTGGTGTATATGTATCACTTGAATTGTCAGAAGAATTGACATGTTTGCGTAGTGATGCTATGTTAACAGCCATGAGTACTAAAGACATTCGCAAGGACATTGATTCGACTGAACTTAAAGTTAAGATGGTTAGTAAGAAAGCAGGTCAGTATCGTGTCAAAGCAATGCCTGCACAAAGTAACGTGAATGACATTCGTGCTTATCTTAAAGAAGTTCAAATTCAAACAGGTATCAAAGTTGACTTTGTAATGGTTGACTACTTAGACTTGGTTATGCCAGTGTCTGTTAAAGTTAACCCTAACGACCAGTTCATTAAAGACAAGTATGTTTCAGAAGAACTACGTAACTTAGCTAAAGAACTAGGTGTACTGTTAGTTACAGCGTCACAGTTGAATCGTTCAGCCGTTGAAGAAGTTGAATTCGACCACAGTCACATTGCAGGTGGTATCTCTAAGATTAACACAGCGGACAACGTGTTTGGTATTTTTACTTCACGAGCTATGAAAGAGCGAGGGGTCTATCAGATTCAGTGTATGAAGTCTCGTAGTTCTACTGGTGTTGGTCAAAAGATTGACTTGACATACAATATTGAAACTATGCGTATCACTGACGATGATCCTGAGGGTTATGGTGAGCAACAAGCAAAATACAAACAACAACCGTCAGCAAATGCTATTCTAAGTCAACTAAAGCCACAGTCAACACTGACTGCAACTACTCCCATAATCGACCAATCTACCGGTGAAGTACTAGAACCAGTAGAAAAGAAAGTTGTAGCAGATGTTCAGGGTGCAAAACTGAAAGCAATGCTTAATAGTCTAAAGCGATAAATACTTAATAGGAATCTATCTCATGCACCGCAAAACACGCAGCCTTTTAGAAGAATTAGAAGCCCTCGGTCAAAATCGTGACACTAAACATGTCATCGAATCCAGAGCCAACAACATCATTACTAGTGCCATCAATTTACTAGAAATGATTGGCAAACACTATGACGAGGAGAAGGCAGCAGTACTAGAACGTAAACTATTACGTGCCATCAAAGCCAGAGATACAACTAGATTCTCTAATAGTATCAGGAAAAACGATGAGAATTAACGAAATATTAACAGAAGCCGGTGTTCCCGGTGCGCTGCGTAAGGGTCTATTCAAAGCAACAGGATTAGGTGGCTCACCTGCAGTTACGTCTTCTATTGCTAAAGATAATTTCATTAAAAAGTTTGCCTCAAACTTTGATTTAGTGTCACATGACCAAACAGGTGCGTTTGATGCTAAAGATTACTTAGAATCTGTTATTGACCAGAACAACTGGGGACCAACTACCCCTATTCAGCAACAAGCATTGGACAAAGCAATCAGTGCAAATGACTCAACAAAAATTGCAGCAGTGGTATATCAAATAGGTATGCAGAACCGAGGTGGTAGTTCAGTTGCGACTAAACGCATGGCACCTCAAGCAAGTCAAGCAAGTCAAGTTAAAAGCACTACGGGCAAACCTGATGACTTGTCAACGAATACGTCTGGTATTATGTCTAAGATTGAAATGATGGCTAATGCTGGCAATGTCGATGATTTACAAGCTATCTGCCGTGATGCATTGAACGTGTTGAACAAAGTATCTCCGACACACTATGCTAAATTCATCAAACAGTTGACTACAGGAAAGAATCCCAATTCACTAGCTCCTGCTGCTGTAGATAAGACTGGGGTAGTTCGTGGATCAACAGGTAAGGCAAACATAGGTGTACAAGACTTGTCTCCTGAAGTTCAACAGAGACTAGCACAACAACAGCAAAAGTAAAATAAGCCCGATATTATGTCGGGCTTTCCTACCTCTATAAATATCGTTATGAGTTATAGAATTAGATGTTACACGCTTTTCGACATTACGCACACTGCGTCAGTGAGCCGTAGACCATCAGTGAATTTTACCCCTGCTCAGTTGAAAGAGTGGGAGTTAAAGAGAAACGCACAGACAAATTTCGATACTGTATTGCAAGTGGTTTCTATCAGATGCCAACCAGAGAATTTTTCATCACCTAAAACCAAAACAGTTGATTTTAGTAAAGAACAATTGTTTGGATTTATGTTTGAGAATGAAGATTCTCACCAGTATTGGACGTTTGATTTTGACATTGAGAAAGACAACGTGTTTGATGACGGGAACAATAGGTTGGGCTTTTTAATTGATGATTGCAATGGAGTCCCTATGGTTAAGACAGGACGTGAATGGAATCAACTTCCGTATTTCCTAGACACAAGCCCAGAGCTAAGAAACATTTATTTTGAGGTACTATCAGATGGCTAAAAAAGACTTCATGTCCACTCTTAAACGAGTAGTAAAGGACAAGCAACTAGAAAACCTTGAAAAGTATCTAGTTATCGATGTGAATGGTGGGTATGAATTGTACGGTGAGTACTTTATAACCCCAGAGAACAGTAGATTCACCGTAACCAAGCGTAGGACTGCGACTGTTGAACAATTTAACACACTGAGACATGCAGTTGCTTGGGCGTCATTAGACAAACGAGGGTCTTATAATGATGCATCCCGCATTATTTTGCTTGACCTACTACTTGAGAGTGCGTCAGTTGACCTACAAATCCACCAGAATATGTACAGAAAAGCGTCTGACATTGAGAAGAAACTCATCTATTCAGCCAAAATTCAAGAAGACAAACTAAAGAAATCTCAGGTTACGGCTGAGTTAAATACATATATAGCAAACGCTAAAAACTGGCAGTATCGTCAGTTCAAAGAAGCCGCAAAATAATTTTAATAATGATAAATACATTATTAGTACTCTAGGAATAACCATGAAACTTAACGAATTTAACTTAAAGAAATCTCAAACTTCTGCTAAAGCATTAAAAGAGCATTTCAACACGGATCTCGATACATCTAAACTAAACTTACAATCAGCACAAAAAATGTTGGTTAAAGTTCGTAGCTTAGTTTCTGAGATGAAATCTACATCTGCTGCACACGCTAGTGAGCAGAACCCAGCTTACTTGAAAGCATTGTTCATGGAGCAAACATTAACTCATCACGTAAATGAGTTGAAGGCTCTTCCACAACGTATCGTTGTAGAAAATGAACAAGTTGAGAAGTCTCAAGTTATCTTGGCTGCTCAAGAGATGGTTGACTCAATGCAAAAAATGATTGAGCAAGTATCTGATATGCTAGTCAAAGAACTTCCAGCAGTTGTTGACGGTGTTAACTCAGAAGTTGGCACAAATGAAGGTCAACAATTCCAAGACCAAGTCACTCAAGCATTGACAAGTCTACAAGCAGCATTGACTGGTTCAAAGACTGGTCTAACAGGTGCTTTATCTGTCATTACAGGCTCTGGCGCAAGCGACATGGGCATGGATGCAGGTGCTGATATGGGCATGGGCGATGAAATGTCTGACGTATCAGTTGAAGAACCTGATATGATGGGCGGCGAAGAAGACTTAGGTGCAGAAATGCCCGAAGAAGAGCCAGAAGAACTATCAAGCGTAGGCCGCGCAACTCGTTAATATGAGATTGTTTGAATTTGCGGACGATGATCCGCTAAGAGTCAAGTTGGCAGGCGTTGCTACTCAGCTTAAAGCTAACAGTAACGAACCCATGCCACTTGACGAGTTTATGGAGATTTTACGTTCAAACGAAATCTCAATAGACGAAGGTGATATTTTCGATATCATCAAAAAAGAACCTCTTGTTAACATTGTGCAAGACATTGAAGATAAGCAAGTTGTGTTCAAAGGTCAACACGGTGAGTTCGAAGAACCCGGACCTGACGAAAATGAAAAGATTCGTCAATCAATGGCAAGCAAACAAGCAAGCAAATTAGCTTAACCGAAAAGATTGTACTATGAAGAAATTTATAGTACAATTGCCATATGTACATTCCCGATAAATTTAAATACGAAGCAATCAAGCGTGTAGACACACCCGAAGGTCGCAGATACGCTACTCCTGATGGAAACAAATTACCATCAGTCACTACGATTCTTTCAGCAACTACCCCGATAGAAAAGCAACAAGCATTGCAAAACTGGCGCAATGCAGTAGGTCCTAAGAAAGCTCAAGAGATTTCAACAGAAGCCGCTAGTCGTGGCACAAGAATGCACAAGTTCTTGGAAGACTATGTATTAACAGGAGCATTAAGTGCGTCAGGTTCTAACCCCTACTCAATCCAAAGTCACAAAATGGCTGACTCAATTATCAAGCAGGGCCTTGCAAATTGCAGTGAGTTCTGGGGAACTGAAGTCCCTCTATACTTCCCTGCGGTCTATGCTGGAACAACTGACTTGGTCGGCGTCCATGATGGTAGTGAATCTATTATGGACCATAAACAAACTAATAAGCCCAAGAAAAGAGAGTGGATTGATGATTACTTTATCCAACTTACGGCTTACGCAACAGCTCATAACGAGTTACACGGAACTAACATCCGCAAAGGCGTCATTTTTATGTGCGACCCGAACGCTGTGTACCAAGAGTTCATTATAGAGGGCGCAGAGTTTGATAAGTACCAGCAAGAGTGGTACAAACGATTAGAATTGTTCTACACTCAGTTCGTTTAATCAACGATAAATAGTATATCAAAAGAGATATACTATGGCAATCGTACAAATTTCAAAAATCATTCACAGAACTGGTTCAGTTTCAGAACTTCCACAATTAGACATTGGGGAGATTGGTTTTGCTTCTGATGAACAACGTCTGTTCATTGGAAATGACCCAGCTTGGGTACCACCAGATGGTAATCAACCAACTAATACTGAAATTTTAACTAACAGTGCTAACTGTAGGATTGACTTCTCTCAAGTTAACTTCAGTAGCGAGAGTTTAGCCAGTGTTTATGGACCGGCATTCATAGCAACCATAACTACTGGTCAAACTGTACCTTCATCACCTGACGGTATATCACTGATGGATCTAGTATATAATAATACTACGAAAAACATCAGTAACGGGTATAATGCATCTACTGGGGTGTTTACTGCACCAAAAGAAGGGTTTTACCAAGTTAGTGCATGTTTAGCAGTAGGATCATCAACGGGAACTATACCCAGTGACCTGAATAATTACTGGGGCGGAGCTATATTAGGACTGTCAAGAAATGACACTCCTATTGCTGCAGGTCCATTTGTTGAGGCAAAGATGCGAACATTCGGGTCTACTACTATTGCAGTAGCGGACGCTTCATCAGTTAGTACACTGGTTTACATGAATGAGAATGATACATTAAAGTGTACATTAGCATATGCAACCAATGCTACTTTTTTCACAACATACGCAAATATTGTTCAGAACTATTTCCAAGCTGTTTGGATTCGTCCTTAACAGATAAATACATTGTTCAAACAATTTATGCAGAATCCCTCTGCGTAGACCTAGAACGTCATTCAAAGGAAACAAAATGGGACGTCCATTAAACAAAAAATTATTCGGTAACCGTAACATCGGTACCACAGGTACAGGCGACAACAACATCGGCGGTCAAGGCTTAGCAGCATTTACATTGCCAGGTCAATTAGGTAGCCTAATCATCAACAGCACTTATGCTCAACCTCAACTAGTAATTCCAGCTCCAACACTACCAGGTGGTGTTCAAGCTACTGCTACAGTAGTTTGGGAAGTTGAAAGCATCACAGTTTCTAACGGTTTAGTTGGAAACGGTTACGGCACAACTACAGGTGGTGCAACAACACTAACAGGCTTAGCTGGTGTTACTGCTAACATTACAGCAGTTGGTTCAGGTCAAGGTGAAGTTCAAGTTATCGTTCCTGTTAACCGTGGTGAGTTCACTACAGTTCCAACAGTAGAAGGTACATATCAAATCGTCGGTGGTGACGGTGAGCAACAAGCCGCAGTTAAGTTCCGTGTTAAGTCTATCACTACAGTAGAAAAAGGTTCCGGCTATGCCGCAGCTCCTACATTGTCATGGACAACAGCTGGTACAGATACAGGCGGCACAGCAGTTGGTGCACCTACAGTTGCATTGACTACAGATACAGGTACTGTTGGCGGAACTACTAACCAAGAAAACGCTATCTTAGTTTCAGCACAAACTACTTCAGGTGGTTCAGATAAAGCCGGTGATATCGTATCACAAAAAGGCGCACGTAACTTCAAAGTAAAAACAGCAGACGGTACAGCAATTTGCAAGTTAACAGCATCAGCAAACTTGGCTGTTGGTCAAATGTCTATCATTGCTACTGACGCACGTGGTAACACATACTACGTAACTAAGCTAACTGCTAAGAAAGCTACATTAGTACGCAAGACACAGAACGGTGCTAACGCATGGGTTCACGTTGAAGGTGGCGTTGCTCAGTGGAGTTTCGCAGCGGCAGCAGGTTCAGTTGTACAAGTTGCAAACGCTTAATATTTTAAGCTCAACAAAAAAGCCGCTTTATGCGGCTTTTTTTATTAGTTGATTTAGTTTGTTCTGAACTACATCGAAGTTGATTGTGTTAAACAATCCTGGATGCAACGGTCTTGGATATGACTCATATGGCACCCAGCAATACCCGCAATGTTCGTCATTCAATGTAGGGATGAACTCATCAGAAACCATACTAAAGAAAGTATGATAAGTGAAAGTATTATTCACAAACTTTTGAATTGGGATTAATTTTGCTTGTTGTGGGAAGAAGCCAATTTCTTCCTCACACTCTCGGTGAACACCTTCGAGTATTGATTCGTTCTTTTCTATTTTACCACCGGGGAGTCCCCAGAAGCCCGGGTTCTTTTCGTCATTGCGTAAGAGAAACAAAAATCTGTTAGTGCTTTGTGCATAGAAGAATACCCCGGCAGAAGTATTCTCTATTTTAGTCATACACTAATTTATCAGAGTTTTAGATGACGATAGAATAATCACCCTCGCCATACCAACCCTCGTAACTCTTCATCCATGCACCGTCTACAAATCTATATTGTACACCCGATGTTAAGTTAGTTACAAATTCAACCGTAGTTGTAGTTTGACTGTCGAACACTACGTTCCATTGTGTTCCATCGTATTGAATAATATCATTAGCGTTAGCACTAATAGTACCCCAAGCAGAAGATTGCTCAGACATATTTTCAACAATCAAGTAACGTTGACCTGCATCCGCAGCAGGCAAGCCTGACTCAGGACCTTTTAGTGTCGGATTAATGACGCTCTCAACTGGGCTTAATGTGTTCTGTGGCAATGTGTCTGGGTCAACTGTATAGATTAACATTCTATCATCGTCTGGGTTGAATTGAATTGTACCTACAATCTCTGTATCCATGTATGGATTTTGTAACCAGATTTGACTGATGCCCGGCTTAACTGTACCATACACATTCAATACACTTTGCCAATAAATTGCAGTGTTAGGGCTGTCAGGTAAATTAGGGTCAGTGTTAGGAACTACTTGCGGCTGAGAATGTGGGACTAATTGTAAACTGTTACCGATGAACAACAGTCTATAACCATAAGGGGATACTTTTTGACGAGTACCTAACAATAAATCATCATCTTGCATGTCAGTCAACGCAGTACCCTTGAAGATACTTGCGATAACTTTATGAATGACGCCCAACTTCTTAACTTTAGCACTTGTACTAATCCAGATTGGCATGTAGAATTTCCAAGTCATAACGTCAATCGGGTTACCTGTACCCATCGGGATGCTTCTGCTACTAAATGTTAATCCGTCTTGGTAAACTACACTCAAACTTGTCCAGTCAATAAAGTTGTCAGTAGATTGTATTTCCATTGCAGGGTTAAACAATACGCCTAACTGCTCAATCAACTCTAATTTCTGTTGATAGTTAGTTGTCCAGAAGTCAACTGTTACTCTCAAAGTATACGGTACTGGCATGACACGTTCAACCGTGAATGCTTGACCTTGTGTTGTTTGTACTTGACCTGTTACTGGATCATATTGACGTTGACGTACATTAACTTTATCTAAGAAGTACGGGTCTTGTGTTCTTTTTTGGTCGTATTCTAATCCACTTACATAATATGTAATCAACGGTGCTGATGGCATGTTACTCGCTGAGTTACCTTCAATAATAGCGGCAGCTTGTCTACTTGAGTCACCGTACATGATTGGAACACGAACAATGATATCATTGCCTGCAGGATCCTTACCCTTAGTAACATTCCAGTCACTAAAGATACGTGCGAATTGCACCAAGAATCTGCGAATTTGATTGTCATAAAAATACTTTGCCATTGTTTACCTTAATCTATTATCAATCTTAACGCATCAGTTAATGATTGTTGTTCTGGAACTGTCGTGCCATCCGTCAACACCGTGATGTTGTCGTTATTAATGAATGAACCTAATTGAGTTTCACTGTTGTTAGTTACTGAGCCGTCTGCTCTGACGTTCTGACCAATACGAATCCATAATGAACCGTCGTAACGATATAATAAGTTCGGTAGATAATCTGTGCGTAAGAAGTATTCACCGATACTTGGGTTGATAGGGAATGTTGATCCAGTACCAGTTGGTAATCCGTTTGGAGCAGTACCATCACCAATCATGTAACCATCTTGATAACCAAAACTCTGCGGTGATACGTACTTAACGTATGTGAATCTAGGGTCAGCGTCAGCACGATAGTCCATGACGTTCTGTTGCACTGGCTCGCCTGTGAAGTTACTTGCAATCTTAATGAATGCTTCACCCGGAACTGATGCAGTCGCTGGCTTATCTAAAATCAATAAGTTGTTTACAAGGTCAACATCGATAACGTGTGTATCTGGTAAGAATGCAGTGAACACACTACCCAATGATGTTACTAGTGTGTCCACAAGTAGTCCTGGATTCTCATACCACATATCAGGTACGTCAGGATCAAGTACTTGTGTTACTGGAATACTTGTATCACCGGGGCTGATTAAACCAGAAGTTTGAAAGTACAACGCTGGATATTGATCCGCTGATGAATAAGTGTTGTCAGCAGTACCATAAGGTCCAGTGACTGATGTTACTGCTAATACGATAGTACCATCTACTTGACCTGCACCAGTATCAATCTTCTGAGGTGCTAGTTTAGCAGTTTCTAAACTAATCTTCATAAACGATGTTAGTGCATCTAACTCATCAGGCGTAATTGACTGAATACGTTGTCTTGCTTGAGCGCCTATGTTCAACACCATAACTGGTTCTGAATACCCAGGACTATAAAATGTTTGAACTGTTGCTCTTGTTGGGATAGGTGCTTCGCTAGTTGATGCTAGACTTACCGGAGCATCAGGCTCTTTGTTGTTTGTAGGTACAAGATATAGTTGCGAACGGTCGTAACCTGTCTTTGGGACGATACGTGCTGCTTCTGCAATCATTGCGTCATTGATTTCAATGTTCTTATTATAACGACCAAGAATGTCACGCAATGAATCTGCCTCTGTTAATGTCCAATAGTTTGTATCAGTGCATGGGATGTTTGCTGGAACTTCTGTTACACCATCTTTGACAGTGTATGTCTTGTCACCGTAAGTGACAGTGTATCCGGGAACATAAGTTGATGTTTTGTTCCAATCACCCAAGTAGTTGTCCTTCTGCAACGGAGCAGACAGAATGTTAGAGAATTCTTGTGAGTCAACTAACGGCTCACACTTGATACGCCATAAGTGAGGGTACCAAGTTTGCGTAAATCCTTCACTGGCAAAGTTACCATCAGTGATTTGATAGTATCTACGTAGACCTACTGGGATAGTTTCATTTAATGGATGATAGTCAGTCAAGTGAGGCAACTCTAAAACGTCACCCACCATTAACTTACGACCAATCAACTCAATCATTGTGTTGTAGTGAATAGTAATGAAAATAATGTCGTTGTTTAAGAACAAACCAAACTGACTTAAATCGAAGTCTAAGTTCTGAATGTTATAGTGACCACGAATCTGATAAATGTCTTTGTCAAATTTTCTGTCACGGTTCTCTAAGAACAACAAGTCTTGGATGTTTGTAGGATCCATTTTGTCGTATTGGGGTTGCGACAAATCCTTACTAGGACCTGAATCCGCAGTTCCTATGTACTTGTGAATGTATAAATCAGTACCACCCACAGTGAACATTTCCTTGATAGTTCGGTCAAGAAACTTAAAGTCGTTAGTCTTATTTGGGCGATATAGGGAAAGTCTTGGCATGTTTTAATCCAGTTATTCTGTATTTAGTATAAAAGTTTTACCTTTAAATGCTTGACAAATAATGGGAACGGCTATATAATTAGAGTATTGTTAATAGGAGAACACATGGCAACTCGCAAGCCCAAGATTACAGGTGACCATTTCGTGAAAGCATTGAACCCACGTGATGCGACCGAGACGAAATATATGGGTGATGAACCTTACTTTCCAATGCAACCCGAAGAACGCTCACTTGCATTGACCCGAAGTTTCACTTGGTATAATCGTTTCTATGGTAAAAAAGATGCTAAAGACTTGTTGTGTCAATTTTTAGAATACAACAACCGCTCAGAGGAAGCGAAAAAACTTAAAAAAGTTGATGAAAAAGAAGTTTTAATGACATTGTGCTGGTTGGCACGTATGACATTGCGCGGGCTTGAATTGAATGAACACGAAGACAATGTCCTTGAAAATGAGATTTCACGTTTGCTTCGGTTGACTGCAAAACCCGAAGTCATTGAAAAAGAGGAAGAAAAGCCTGCATCAAATCGCCCTAACATTCAGGAACTATTGCGTGAGAAAGCACGTGAGGCTGCAGGTGAACTAGAAGGATTGTTTGACGAATTCATTACTACTGGTAAAGCTAGTCAAAAGCCAATGGACGTTGTAGCTAAACTCAACATTGTCCCACAGCAAATCCCTTACATCGTCGGGTTCTGGAAGCGTAAGCAAGAAGAATTTGAAGTTCTACAAGAAGGCAAAGATGCAGATATCAAAGAAGCCTATGCATTCTTGGGTAAGATTCAAGTTCGTAACGTTCTAAAATTCATTGAACAAGTTACTACTGACTTGAACGCATATATCTCAGTTAAGAAAGCCTCAAAAGCTCCTCGTAAGAAGAAGGCAGTGCCTGTTGAGAAGATTGTAGCTAAACTCAAGTACTTGAAAGAATTTAAAGATGCAGTCAACAAACTTGACCTCGTATCAATACACCCTACTAAACTCCATGGCGCAAGCGAGGCTTGGGTATATGACACTGCAAAGCGTAAACTCCACCACTATATCGCGGATGAGTATTCAAAAAGTTTCACAGTTAAGGGCAACACTATTCTCGGCTTTGATACTAATAAGTCCGAAATCAAAACACTACGCAAGCCTAGTGAGCAAATCAAAGAAGTTATGGGTAGTAAGCCAGCCGCGAGAAAGTTCTTTAACGACATTAAAGCTGTCGGTACTGTCCCTAACGGGCGTTTTAATGAGAACATGCTAATCTTGAAGGCATTCTAATGAACGACCGAATTCAAAAACTTGCTGAACAGGCTGGATATCATCCTGACATATATGAGCTATGTAAGCCCGGTATGGAACAATTCGCCAAGTTGCTTATTGAAGATGTGTTGAACGAAGTTAAAGAACGAGCGTACTACACAGGCGACAGGGACTGGAGTGACGAAGTGGATCGCCCTTGGATTCAGTTAGAGTTTGGCTATGGTAAGTTACATGATGCAAAAACATTTCGGAGTTGAAAAATGAAAATTTTAGGTGTACGTTGGTTTAGCGGACGAAATACTATTGGTATCGTTCAATACATTGAAGACGAGGAAGTGTCACTATATCGTCAGACAGGTGACGCCGATTACAAATACTACATTGGTATGGGTAAAGGTCATGACGAAAAAGAAGATATACAAACTATCGCCGATTGGGGCAGTACTTTTGATAAGGCTGCCGGCGATGTGTTGTTCAAAGTATATAAAGGTGAACCGATATGACAGTAGAAAAGAAAGAATTTACAGTAAAAGACGAACCGGCATTTCGAATGTCAGTGCGTCACTGGAAAGCAACAAGACCAGACAATCTCAATTCAGTTGAGTTTGTGCAGGATTGTATGAGAGACGGAGAAGTAGACTTTACTTCTACGTATAATTTCCTGTTGACTAACGAGGAAATTAAAACATTAATTAAAGGATTGGAGAAAATAATTGAATAATGTAGATTTAAACAAGTATCAAAAGTTCGTAGAAGCTGTAACTAGCAACGAATCAAATAGCTACGACCACTTGCATCGTAGGATCGTAGAATTGCAGAACGGCACGCCGGTCATCAACCCATCATTGTTGTTGACAGCGGGTATCGGTCTAGCAAGTGAAGGCGGCGAGTTTAACGAAATCGTTAAGAAGATGTTCTTCCAAGGTAAGCCTTTGAACGAAGAAAACGTATTTCACATGAAGCGTGAACTTGGTGATATCATCTGGTATTGGACAAATGCATGTCGTGCATTGAATCTAGACCCTAACGAAGTTATCGCTGAAAACGTGAAGAAACTAGAATCACGCTATCCAGGTGGTTCGTTTGACGTTCATCAATCAGAAAATCGCAAAGAAGGCGATTTGTAATATAAACCTCGCAATGTAGTGTGATTTTTAACACATCATTGCGAGTTAAGTAAAATATTATTGGTCTATAGGTGATCCACTACCTCAAAGTGTGGCATATAACCCGTCCTCATCGTGGTGCGACGGTAGAAGCGAGACCAACGCAAATTTATGGGACTACCACCTGATGCTTAAACGTCTACCCTCTGCGTAGAAACGTTTCCCATATCTTAATAGTTGAAAGTTTGCCGGGTCATAGTAATTGCGATAGAGGGCCCGGGCTGGTTAGAATTTCCCGATGAATCATATTCTAACAATAACAGCGAATACAGCAAATTCCCATTACGGGTTAGCGAGACATAGACAATCCTCCGCTATAATTTTTGAATTCATCGTCGCCTATAGTTCCTCAAGAATGTTTTTTGGCTTGTAGATTTTACATCTACTCGCCATTGCCTAAGAATATCTAAACAAATACCATTGATATAACCCGCAAACATTTCCGATAAATACTATATCCGGAGACATGTAAATGCCAAGTTTAAACGAATTAAAAGAAGAACTATTTCAAAACCTAAAACTTAGATTAGGTGAGGGTATGGTTGATGTTGAATTAGACCCTGAACATTATGAAACAGCCTATAAGTATGCCATTCAGGTATATAGACAAAGGGCTCAAAATGCTACGTGTGAATCATATACCCTCATGGAATTGGAAGCACATAGAGATACATATACCCTCCCTAGAGAATTTATCAATGTCCGTCAAGTATTCCGTAGAACAATCGGCTTAGAAACAGGTCCAGCAAGTTCTAGTTTTGATCCATTCTCCTCAGCCATCTTAAACACATATTTGCTTAACTATAACATGTCAGGTGGTTTAGCTACATACGACATGTATGCAGGATATGTTGAATTAGCCGCACGTATGTTCGGTGGTTACGTCATCTATACATTCAATCCTGTAACAAAACAAATTCGCTTAGTTAGAGATACAAAAGGTTCCGGAGAGAAGATCCTTATTTGGGCTGACACCCAACGCCCAGAAGCTGAACTATTACAAGACCCAGGTGCTGGTGTTTGGATCGGTGATTGGACACTCAGCGTCTTGAAATCAACATTGGGTGAAGCACGTGAGAAGTTCGGTTCAATTGCAGGACCAAATGGCGGGTCCACGTTAAACGGGGCTTCACTAAAGAATGAATCTAAAGAAATGCAAGCTACCTTATTGGAAGACTTAAAGCGTTACGTAGATTATTCGCAACCATTAACATGGGTTATCGGCTAACCTAAACGCTTTTTATTACGCCTAGACTTTAGTACAATAAGTACATATATGATTCTAGGCGTAACAGGATTGATAGGCTCCGGTAAAGACACTATCGCAGATTATTTGGTTACAACTCACGGCTTCAAGCGAGTTTCGTTTGCCGCGAGTTTGAAAGATGCAGTTTCAACAGTCTTCGGTTGGGACAGAGAAATGCTAGAAGGAACAACTAAAGCAAGCCGAGCATGGCGTGAAGAAGTTGATGAATGGTGGGCAGACCGTCTTGCAATGCCTCACTTAACCCCAAGATGGGTTTTACAATACTGGGGTACTGATGTTCTTCGAAATCATTTCCATACTGATATATGGGTTGCATCGGTTGAAAACAAACTTAGACAGACTACGGACAACGTTGTTATTACTGACTGTCGTTTCTCAAACGAAGTAAACGCAATCAAAGCAGCCGGTGGTACTACTTGTAGAGTTATCAGGGGTGAGAATCCTATTTGGTATCAGTCAGCAGTTGACTATAACAAAGGTCCAAATGGCAACGCAGGTTGGGCTGTTGGTAAACGAGTATTAGATACTAACAATGTTCATGCTAGTGAATATAGCTCAGTTGGATTAAAGTACGACCACTATCTAAAGAATGATGGAACTATCATTGATTTGCACGACCAAATCAATCAACTTCTAAATCTCCACGACGCCAGTTAACGTCTTTCTTCTTAACTACTTCAACACAGTTAAGACAGATAGAACGAAGATTAGCTAGTTGAGTATTTTCTAAGTTACCGTCGATATGAAAGACTGTAATCTGACTAGCTAACAAACTCTTAAAGCCACATAAGTCACATGTGGCTTTTTTCTTGTATCCTGATTTTTGCCATGATGGTTTGAATGGCTTTTTCTTTTGCTTCTTTCGACCACAATCATCACATATAGACCTATAATATGTCTTGCCGTTACGGTTGTAGTTAACGGCACATGCATTCTTGTTACACTCTTTACAAATAGGTCTCATCTTGTATTTAGAACCTTTAAAGGTATGCTAATTGGGTGTTTTTATATTTTTTCGCTAAATATTAATACGACTAGGGCGTTAACCCTCATAATCATAACATAAAGGAAAATAACATGGCAAATTTAGTGTCTCCAGGAGTTGCAGTAAGTATCATCGATGAAAGTCAGTACTTGCCGGGAGCTTCTAGTTCAGTACCATTAATCGTAGTGGCATCTGCACAAAATAAATTGAATGGCGCAGGCACTGGTGTTGCAGCAGCAACTACAGCAGCAAATGCTAACAAATTACAGTTGTTGACAAGTCAACGTGACTTGACAACATTATTCGGTTCACCTTTCTTCTACAAGACTACAACAGGTACACCGATTCATGGCTACGAATTAAACGAATATGGTCTTCTAGCAGCTTACTCAGTATTGGGTGTTTCAAATCGTGCATACGTTTTACGTGCTGACGTTGATATGGGTGCTTTAGTTGGTAAACTAGCACGTCCAGTCGGCGACCCAGTCGATGGTACGTATTGGTTAGATACAACTAACTCAACATGGGGTATCTACGAATTCAATGCTACTACTGGCAAGTTTACAAACAAGCTACCAATCGTAATCACAGAAGCAAGTTCAATGGTTGATGGTTTCCCTAAAGACTCAATCGGATCAATCGGTTCATACGCCGTTATCCCTATGAACATTACAACAGGACCTAATACTGCTGGTACTTATTTCTATAAGAATATGCAAAATACTTGGGTTGAAGTTGGTTCTAAAGAGTGGAAAAAAGCAATTCCTACAGTAGTTAGCGGCGGCGCTAACGTGCAAGCAGGACAGTTCTCAATTTCTACATCAGAAGGTCAAATTTACACAATCACTATCGGTAGTGGAGATGAATTATCTGACGTTGCTAACTACATCAACGGTTTAGGTGATTCGTACCTAGAAGCTAGTGTAGTCTCTAATAAGTTGCACATCTATTATGCAGCAGTAGGTGAAAACGCACATATTTCGATGACTGATGGTGCTGGTACACCGTTAGTATTCCTAGGTCTACCTACAACTGCACAATTTGCTCCAGCAGTTTCAGCTGGAACTAGTGCAAATATGCCAAGATGGACAGCTAGCCAAGAATATCCTCACCCAACAGGTTCAGTATGGATCAAAACTGGTGCAGCTGGTTTGGGTTTCAATGCTTTAGTGTCTAAGTATAGCTCTAGTACAGCATCGTATTCGTTGTCACAGACTAAGATTTATCCTACTATTGACATTGCTTCTACTATGTTAGATAGCACAGGTGGTAAAAATATCCCCGCAGGTACAATTGTTGGGACATTCTCTGGACAAATAGGTGCCGATGCTGCTGAATCATATACGATCCCTAACATTATTTGGTACAAGCGTAAAACAACAGGTCCAACTGTTGTAACCGGTACTAATCCTGCAGTTTCTTTCAGCGTAGCTAAATCTATCAACTTGGCTACATCAGCAACTTCTACGGTAAATTACACTATCCCGTGTACAGGAAGTGCAGAAGATTTTGTTCAAGCAGTCCAATCTCAAAATATTCCAAACTTAACTGCATCAGTGTCGTCTACTGGTCAAATTGTATTGACACATACACAAGGTGGCGATATTTTCATGGGAGACTTAGTTGACGGTCAATCAAATGGTGCATTGGAAGAGTTAGGTTTCATTAACGGAATAAACACTATTCCAGCTTTTGTTCAATATTATCAAAACACTAACGTAGCATACACTACAGAATCCGGTGCTAACGCACAATTTAGTGTATATAATAAAGGAACACACTACACTACGACTGTTGTATCAGGCGGTACTAACTTCAGTACAGGTGATACTATCACAATCAAAGGATCTGAGATTGGTGGTGTAGATAATGTTAATGATTTGATATTGACAGTTGTTAATGTAAACGGTTCTGGATCAATTGAATCTGTTGCTATTGCTTCAGGTACTCCTAAGCTATTATTACCACCATTAGCGTCTAACTGGGAATTGTTAGACTTTGTTGCTAACGAAGGTGCTCCAGCATCATTGCCAGCTAACGGTACTCCATGGTACTACTCTACTGCATCACAAGTTGACTTGATGATTAACGTGGGTGGTCAGTGGGTAGGTTATGGAAACGCTGGATATGATAATACTGGTTTCCCTGGACACAATATTGCGAACGAAACTGATGCAGGCGGCGTAATCGTAAGCGCATTAGCTCCGACAACACAAGTAAACGGTAGCGATTTAGTTCCCGGTGATATCTGGTTAGACTCAGGTGATTTAGAAAACTACCCAGCGTTGTCTCGTTGGGAAGTTATCGAAGATGTACCTCAATGGGTAGCTATCGATAATACAGACCAAATCACATCAAAGGGCATCTTGTTTGCTGACGCACGTTGGGCAGTTTCAGGTGATGTAGATCCAGTTAACGATCCATTGTCAACTATTGCTGACTTACATACAAGTGATTACTTAGATTTAGACGCTCCTGACGCAACATTGTACCCAACTGGTATGATTTTGTTCAACACACGCCGTTCAGGTTACAACGTTAAGAAGTTTACACGTAACTACTTCACACAAGCTAAGTATCCAAACACACAATTGCCAGTATACACATACACATGGGTATCAGCAAGTGGTTTGAAGGCTGACGGTTCTGCATACATGGGTCGTAAGGCTCAACGTGCTATGGTTGTTCAATCATTGAAAGCAGCTATCGGTACTAACATGCAAATCCGTGAAGAAGATACATTCTTCAACTTAATCGTATGTCCTGGTTATCCAGAACTACAACCTGATATGGTTGGTCTAAACAATGAGCGTAACAACACTGCTTACATCATCGGTGACACACCATTACGTTTGAATGACCAAGCTACTGACTTGACTGCTTGGGCAACTAATGCTAAAGGTGCTACAGGTACAGGCGAAGAAGGTCTAGTTACACGTGACCAATACTTGGGTATCTTCTATCCAAGTGGTATCACAAGTGACTTGACAGGTGCAGCAGCAGTTGTTCCATCATCACACATGATGTTGCGTACATTCATCAGAAATGATACTATCGCTTATCCTTGGTTAGCGGCTGCTGGTACACGCCGTGGTAACATCGACAATGCTACAAACATTGGTTATATCGATGCAGCTACTGGTGAATTCCAGACAGTTAAGAACAGAATGGGTATTCGTGACGTATTGTACTCAAATCAAATCAACCCATTGGCATTCTTCACTGGTGTTGGCTTGTTGAACTACGGTAACAAGAACGCACAAGATACACAGTCTGCTATGGACAGAACTAACGTTGCTCGTCTAGTCGCTTACATCCGTGAACGTCTACAAGTTGCGGCTCGTCCGTTCGTATTCGAACCAAATGACTCGTTAACACGTGGTCAGTTGACAGCAGTTGTTCAGTCACTATTCGTTGACTTGGTTGCTAAACGTGGTCTATATGACTACTTGGTTGTATGTGACGAAACAAACAACACTCCTGCTCGTATCGACAGAAACGAATTATGGATTGACGTTGCGATTGAGCCAGTCAAGGCTGCTGAATTCATCTACATCCCGGTTCGTATTATGAACACAGGTGAGATTGCAGGTCTCAAGTAAAAAATGATAGCCCCTTCGGGGGCTATTATGTAAGATAAATATATACATAGGAGAATAAAATATGGCAACAGCCTCTCAATCACTGTTCAATATGACCGTAGCATCTGATGCTTCATCTAATAGTCAAGGTCTATTGATGCCTAAGTTACAATTTCGCTTTAGAGCGATGTTTTTGAACTTTGGCGTAGGTGGTTCTACACAAGAATTGACTAAGCAAGTTATGGATATCACACGTCCTCAACTATCGTTTGAAGAAGTTACATTAGATGTTTACAACAGCAAAGTTTATCTAGCCGGTAAACATTCATGGTCAGAAACAACTATCAACTTACGTGACGATGCACAAGGCAACGTAACTAAGTTAGTCGGTCAACAACTACAAAAGCAAATGGACTTTGTTGAACAAGCATCTGCTGCATCTGGTCAAGACTATAAGTTCCAAATCAACTACGAAGTACTTGATGGTGGTAACGGAGTATTGACACCTACAGTCCTAGAAACATGGGAATTGTATGGATGCTTCATCAAGACAGTTAACTATAACAATATGGATTACAAATCAAATGAACCAGCAACAATTCAGTTGCAAGTTCGTTTCGATAACGCAATTCAGTCCCCATTGGCTTCTGGCTTGGGTACTACTGTTGGTCGTGCTTTCGGTGGTTCTTCAGTAACTGGTATCGGTTAATAACTAATGTCATTTGTTTCGGATTTATTTAAAGACGGCGCAAAGGCGTTTTTCGGTAATGAATACTTGCGTGATTTTCAACACGCAAGTAAAACATTCGTTACCGACCAATACGCCAACGCACCCAAGTTTAAGTTCCTCTTTCATGTTTACTTTGACATAAATCCAGCAATTGGCAATTTCATGACCTGGGACAAAAAACAAAACTTCGGTTTGAATGTTAAGAATGTTCAACTTCCGAAGTTTTCTTTTGACCTACATACAATGAATCAGTACAATCGTAAAAGAATTGTACAAACAAAAATGAAGTTTGACCCTATCAACCTTACTATGCATGATGATAATGCTGGTATGGCGAGAAAACTTTGGCAAGCGTATAGTTCATATTACTATAAAGATGCCGCACAAGCAGGTGATAATCAACCTACAAACAAATCAGCGGGTACTAGTTCATTTGATATGACTAAGCGTAACCAATATGCTGATAGCTTATCTGGATATGATGATTGGGGTTATGTCGGTGAATCTCCATCGGGACAGGTAAAACCTAATTTCTTTAACGCAATCAACGTGTTTGGCTTCAATCAACACAACTTTGTGTTATATCGTTTAATGAATCCATACATTGAGAGTTTTAGTCACGACACTTATGACTATGCTTCCTCAGACACAATGGAACATCAATTAACACTTCAATATGAAAACGTCAAGTACTATGAAGGTAAAGTTGATGGCAAGAAACCTGACGCTATCGTACAAATGTTTGGTGAAGAAGCTCACTATGATAGAGTTACAAGTCCTAATAGCCGTGCCGGTGGTCAAGCATCTATCTTTGGTCAAGGTGGTTTAGTTGATGCAGGTGGTAGCTTGTTTGATGACGTAGCAAGTGGTAACTGGCTCAGTGCGATTCAAACTGCAGGTAGAACTGCTAATACCTTTAAGGGTCAAAATCTAAGTCAACTTGCAAAAGGCGAAGCGTTAACTGGCATTACTAACGCAGCTCAAGGTACACCAAACCGAAATTTACCTTTCTCTTTCCCAACAAGAAACTCGACCGGCGGAAAGTAATAAATACTTCTACGAGGTAACACATGGCAAATATCGTAGATGCTCCAATTTCACAACTAGACAGCTCAACAAGGCTGTTTGATTCTTTTTACAATTTCGAGTTAGTAATCGATGCTAACCGTTATGAAATTGTATACTCAACTCTTTATGAGATTACCAAAAGCAAAACAGTTGCTTCTAATTTTGTAACCATTCTTTTTAGAATTTCTGAAACAACAGGTGATGATGTCTTAATATTATTAGACACCTTGAGAAACAAGTCGTTAGATGAAATGAATTATCAGATGGCATTCTATCTGAATAGCATCAAAAGTAAAACGACATTGTATGGGATTAACGACCAGCCAGTCCCCAATGAATACGTTCAACGCAACATAATTGTATAATGGCTAAGTACGCACAGGGTATATTCGTCCCAACTAACCCTGCAAAGTATGTAGGTAATAACAAACCACGATATCGTAGTGGTTGGGAATTCACATTCATGCAGTTTTGCGATAAAAATGACCACGTGGTTCAGTGGGCAAGCGAAGCCATTGCAATCCCATATCGTAACCCAATTACTGGTAAATCAGCTAACTACATCCCAGACTTCTTTATTGTCTATCAAAACAAGCATGGACAACAGATTGCAGAAGTTGTAGAAATCAAACCCAAGAAACAAAGTCTTATTGAAAGCAAAGTTGCTAATGCTAGAGATAGAGCAGTTGTTGCAGTAAACCATGCAAAATGGGCAGCAGCAATGGCTTGGTGCAAGCAAGCAAGACTAACGTTTAGAGTTATCACCGAAGATGACCTTTTCTACAACGGCAGACGCAAGTAATAAATACTACTATTATAGGATAGTAGAATGACAAAGAAACTCAGCGAACTTTTTGAGTTACCGACAACTGATGATGCACAGAATGAAGATGTCATCGAGCACCAACAAGTCCAAGAAATAACGGAAGATGCAATCAATACTCTCGATAAGATTGAGAATGCACTGCCTCAAGTTCGCGGTCTAGAAGCTAGTGATACAGAGATGGATGAACTCGCTCAATTGGCAACGGATTCGTATAAAGATTTGATTGACTTGGGAATGCAAGTTGATAGTAGATTTGCTAGTGAAATTTTCAACAGTGCAAGTTCATTCTTGGGACATGCTATCACAGCTAAAACAGCTAAAATCAATAAAAAATTGAAAATGTTAGACCTACAGATGAAGAAAGCAGCTATGGATCATAAGATAGCTACTTCAAAAGGTCCCGAAGAGATTGAAAATACGCCAATGGGTGAAGGTAACTTGCTTGACAGGAACGAGTTACTCAAACAAATTTTGGCTAGCAAAAAAACAGATTAAGATAAATAATAAGATAGGAATAAAAAGATGCGTAGCCTAAAACACTATTTAATGGAAAGCACTAGAACTTATCGCTATACAATTAAGATTGCTGGCGATTTGGACAAGAACTTTCTTGAACTATTCAAGTACAACTTGAATAAATTTGATCCTCTAAAAATCGAGGATGCAAAGACTACTCCTGTTCAAAAGAGTCCATACGACTTTCCTGAACTAGAGAATGAAACAGTCACAATTATCAAAGCAGAATTTAAGTATCCTGCTACTGAGCCTATGATTCAGCAAGTTGCACAACATTGCGGTCATAACATCAACAAAATTCGTGTATTTACAACTGACTTTACTGATTCAATCAACAGCGAAGAAGAAAAGTTTGCTAATGAAAAAGATACAGTCTTACTGACAAACGAAATCTTGAGTGATGGTGGCAAAGAAGCCGGTCAAGCATATGCTAATCAGTATCTAGACCAAGTTCTTCCTAAAGAACCTAGCATTGATATTCCATATGCAGGTCAAAAAACTCCGACTGCACCTAACACATCTAAAGAAGGAATCAATACTAAAGGTCCTTTCTCAAGTGTAAAGCGCCCAGAGCGCCCAGCTACTGGAGCTCGTAAATAAAATGGTTGACTTTACCGCCAAACAACTATCTTGGATTGTAATTAGTGCATGTGGTATTGGTGGCGGTGGCTACCTTACTATGGACTCAAAGATTAAAGAAGTTGACAACAAACTAACAATCAATAGTGTACGTCAAGAAGCGATGAACGATAAGATGGCTGATATTGCAAAGCAACTCAGCCGAATCGAAGATAAATTAGATAAGAGAAGATAAGGATACGACATGAAAGACTTATTAAAATCCCTAAGCACACTCAGCGAAGGTGAAACAAAAGACACGAAAACAGGTCGTGTTCACAAAGGTAGTTACGGTTCAGAGTATGATACTGACCGTGAAGGCAACGAAGTTAAAAAAGCTGCAACAGACGTTAAAAAAGGACGTGGTCGTCCTAAGAAAGACGGCGGCGAAGATAGTCCTAAGTTTGACACATCTGCTTTGAGCGGAGTCTTCGGCGGCGGTAAGAAGCCAGCTAAACAAGTTGGAACAGTTTCTAAGAAGCATTCATTAAAAGAATTCATCGAATCTATTGAATCTGAAAAATCTCAATTAGATGAAGCTGACCAAGTTGAAATCAAACCTGCTCAACAAAATACACAAGTCATTCAACAAGGTGACAAGACATTGGGTACAGTTACAAACCCGCAACTTGCTAATCAACTTAAACAAGCACTTACTAAAGGCGAAATGTCTTTGGCTACTGATGATCCACAAGGCATGGCTGAAGAAGTTGATACAGGTGAATACGATGCTCGTAAACCAGTTAAGAGTCAACCAAAAGGTGATTGGGATAAAGACTTCCGTGAAAAGTTAAAGGCATATGTTAGAGAGTTAGAACATCGCCAAGCGCAAAAAGCACAAAGTATGGCTGAAGGTAAGAAGCCAGACTTCTTAGACGTTGATAAAGACGGTGACAAGAAAGAATCTTTCAAGAAAGCTGTTGCTGACAAGTCTAAGAAGAAAGTTGATGAGAGCATTAGTTTCAATGAAATGAATGCTGAAAGTCAAGAAACTGCACAAGAAATGTTAGCTGAATTGCAAGACGATATTGAAACGTTTGTCAATACAGGTCATTGCAGCGACAAACTAGAAGCATTCTTGAAAGTTCATGGACATGCTAAAAGAAAAATTGCTGACGAAAGCGCAGTTAATGATTTTGCTATTCACGGTGTTAAGCCAACTAATGACTTCACTAGAACAGGCACATCAATGGCAGCTCCAAGAGGAACTCCTACAACAGCTAATCGTCCAGTTCCTGAACCGACTCCGTTCGGAACAGATCCAATTCAAGCAACAACAGATAGAGCAATTAACTTTATCTCTGGCTTACGTAAGTCATCAAACCCATTCTCAGAAAGCAACACTATGAAAGATATGCAAGTGGAAAGCTGGTCATCTCAGCTAGACAGTTTATTAAATGAAGGTATCACTGTATCTTCAAGTCAAGGTCAACAAGGTGCACCTGATTCAGTTAGCGTAACTGCTACTGAAACTGATGCAGACGCATTGTTATCTGTATTACGTAATGCAGGTATCGGTGGTTTCGGAGCTGAACCTCAAGCCCCAGAAGTTGGTTACGGTGTAGCCCAAGGTGGTGAAGAAGAATTTGATGGTACAGGAACTGAACCTCAACCAGCCCCAGGTGTAGTCGGTGACGACAACGACATGTTATCTATGTTGAAAAAGATGGCTGGCATTGAAGGTGGAGATTCAGCAGTAGTTGCCGTAGGTGGTGACGAAGAAGGTCAAGACTATGAAGATGAAGAAGGTTCGGAAGAACAAGCTCAAACTTTAGAGCCAGCAGACGGTGAAGAAGAATCAGGTGAAGAATCTGGTGAAGAAGAAAAAACCGACGAAGGTAATGCGTTCACTGGTAAGTTAGCACAAACACCAAAGGGCGGGGAATTCAGCATGGGCGATAAGTCTTACAAAGACAATAGCTCATTGGAAGAAGAAGGTCACGACCATGACGAAGAAGAAACATGCAATGAATGCGGTGGCTCAATGTACGAAGGTCATGACTGCAACTCAGAGCAAGTTGAAGAAGCATATGCAAACGAACCTAACGAAGAAATTGCTAAGTTGAAAGCATTGTTATCTATGGGTAACGATATGCACAGAATGAAGCAAAGTCAAGCGATGGGTAACCCAGTAAGAGTTGCCGAATCTGATGCGTTGGCTCAGTGGAAAAAGTTAAGCGGTCTATAATAAGAAACCGTATTTTAAATAGCTCACTTCGGTGGGCTATTTTTTTGGTTTGAAAAACGATAAATACTCTATAAGAGGTATTACATAACCATGACTCAACAGTATATTGATTTCGGATCATTTCCGGATGATCCTTCAGCAGACTCTATCAGAGAATCGTTTCAAAAAGTTCAAGACAACTTCACTGATTTATACACCAACTCATTGAAACAGGGTGTTTTAGAAGTTGTACCCGGTTTCGGCTTACGCAGTGAAGATGACCGAATTACCGGCAATTTAGTCTTGTATGCAAATATCCCAAACGTTGTAATCTCTACACCGTATACAATTGAGAATGGTTTAACCAACTTGCGTGTTAAACCTAGAACAAGCCCGTCATATAGCAATATTGCAATTATCTCAGACGCAACACCAATTGACATTGACTTAGCACCTAACATTAAAACAGTAAATGCTAATTTTACTGGAAACTTAAAAGCAGCAAACTTGCAGGTATACGGTAAAGTTCAAACTGATTTCATCCCTGAAGGTGACATGCTATTAGACTTGGGTTCTACTACAAATCGCTGGAGAGACTTGTATTTGTCAGGGAACACTTTGAAGATTGGTACCCAGTCTATCTCGTCAAACGCAGCAGGTTTTTTGATGACCGGATCAGTTGTCACTGATACAATTAACGTAGGAACTGTTGATGCAGTTACTGTTCTAGGAAACATCACAACTACAGAGCAAACAATGGTTACTAAGGTGGGTACACTGACAGAGTTATCTATCTCAGGAGATACTAACTCAGATGGTAATATTACTTTAACTGGTAACTTAGATTCATTTGCAGTAAATGCGGCTACTATTAATGTATCTGGTGTATTTACTGCAGGCACAATCACTGGTAACATCGTATTACCACCTGGAGCAACAATTGATGCCCCTGGCGGTGAAGATGCAAACATGCAAATCGTGTTTAACGATGCAGGTAAGCAAGCAGCAGTTCCTGGATTATCATATAACAAACTTAATAGTTTATTAACTATTCAAGGCAATGTCGAAGGTGGAAATTTAAATACAAGCGGTGCGCTTGCAGTAACCGGAGAAGCAATAGTTGGTAGTCTAGCAACGGATGGTAGTATCAATGCTAACTCTGGGGCTATCTCTGGTGGCTCAATCATTTCTTTAGGTATTTTAACTGCAACTGACACTATCACTGGCGGTAACGTATCAACTAGTGGATACTTGGCAGTGTCGGGTAATGCTTCCATAGGCAATATTACTGCTGTTAATAGTATCACTGGTAATTTAATGTCTATCGCAGGCAACATCTCAGGTGCAAACTTAGTTGCAAGTGGTATTTTAAAAGTTGACGGTCAAGCTAATGTCGGTAGTTTAACTACTAGCGGAGAAGTTTCGGCAGCAACCTTGCGAACAACGGCTGATGCACTAATTGACGGGAACGTAAGTTCAACTGACGGTGACTTTACAACAGTTAATGGTAAAATTTCAGGTGGTACATTGTACTCATCTGGTTTGGCTGATATCACTGGGCAATTATTAGCCCGCTCTGATGTACAAGCAAACGGTATTTTAACTGTACTAGGCAATGCAACTACATTAGGTAACGTGTCAATGGGTTCTAGTGCTAAACTAGCAAACACATTATCAATTGGAGCTAACTTAGTAATTACAGGTACTTCAGGAAATGGCACTCATGCAACGTTAACATTTGCCGAGCAAGAGTTCTCTCCGTTCGTTACTGGCTCTCATATCGCAGTATCCGGTTTAAATCCTTCGAGCTATAACGTTGCTGATAGTGCAGTAATTTCATGCAACGCTACATCAGTCACATACTCAAGTAGCGGCACGGGTGCTATGGTTACTCCAGGTAGAGTAGTTAGTATAGGAACTGGTTTAACTGTTGTCGGTAATGTATCAGGTGGAAACTTGAACATTGCTGGAATTTTACGTGCTGGCGATAGTAATATGGCTAACGTGAATGCAGTTGGATCAATGAGCGTTTCAGAAACATTCAATGCTACAAAAACTATCACTGGCGGCAATTTATCGACAGGCGGAACATTGAGTGTTACTGCCACTGCGACAGTTGGTAACTTAAATACTGGTGGATTAATTTCTGCTGATGGTAACATCATTGGAGGTAACTTAGTAACCTCTGGTAAAGCTACATCAGCATCTTTAGAAGTCACGTCAGGTGGCGCAAGCATTACAGGTACAGTTACCGGAACGTTGTTTAGTGGTAATGGTGCAAGTTTAACTAATTTAAATAGCACAGTACTCAATACTACAATTACAACAACTGATGCTTCTGGAACTGGGTCAGTAGTCACGTTGACATATGTAAATCCAGGATTTACTCCATTCTATCAAGGACAGTCGATTACCGTTAGCGGAGTTATACCAACAGCATACAACGGGACATTCACTGTAGTAACTGCGTCTGCTACTCAAGTAACATTTAATCATACTGCTACTGGTGCACAAACTACCAGTGGTACAATTGTAGGTGGTTCTCGTGCAGCCTCTGCTCAACAGGCAGATAATGCAGCACTTGCTACTAATGCTACTACTGTACTAGGTGCAACGCAAACTAATATCACTACACTAGGAACACTAACTGGATTAACACTGAATGGCACTGGTTCAATCTCAGGTGCATCTAGTATTTCAGGTGGAAACGTGCAAGTTTCTGGCTATTTCTTACACAGTTTGGGTGCAAGTATAAGTGCATCAGGTTCGACTCAAGGTGGAGCCTATGTCTTATCGAAAGAAGTGAACTTAGTTACATCTGCGACAGCTTCAACGTCTGATGGGGTACAATTACCGATACCTCCTACAACAGCGAGTATGCAGATTGTAATTATTAATGGTTCATCAGCACCCATTAAAGTATATCCATCATCGTCTGCTCGTATTGATGGATTAGCTACAAATGCTCACGCAGTCGTAGGTGTAGGAGGAAAATTAGTATTGTTCTCTACATCTCAAACTCAATGGTATACATTGACAACAATTTACGCATAAGAGGAAAAATATGAAAATTACTTTAGAATTATTACAGGCATTATGCCCAAAGACAAAACAAACTGTGTTAGCACAGTATGTTGATGCATTAAATGACGTAGCAGAATACTATGACATGTATGACAATCCTCGCAGAGTTGCAGGATTCTTAGCACAAGTAGCACATGAGTCAGGTGGTTTCAACTTCGTTAAAGAGAATTTGAACTACGGTGCAAAGGGATTGATGACGACATTTAAGAAATACTTCCCTTCAGAGGAGCTTGCGAAACAATATGAAAGACAACCTGAAAAAATTGCTAACCGTGTCTATGCTAATCGCATGGCTAATGGTGATGAGTCGTCAGGCGACGGATATCGCTTCTGCGGTCGCGGACTTATTCAATTGACCGGTCGTGCTAACTATACAAAGTTTGCACAAGACTTAGGTATCAGTATTGAAGAAACCGTTCAGTACTTAGAAACACCTGCAGGCGCTGTTAGCTCTGCTGGTTGGTTCTGGGATAACAATAACTTGAATCAATATTGTGACAGCGATGATTTTGTAACACTAACTAAACGTATCAACGGTGGCACGATTGGATTAGAAGATAGACAACATCACTATCACCTAGCGATTCAACTATTGCAAAAACAAGGATAATTATGTCACAACCAGTATGGACGACTATTCCCGGTAATTTGGGACTATTTCCTTCAGGGACAAAATTGAACATTCAATTGAATGCAACACCTGTCGCACCGTCAAATTCAGTTACTTATAAACTTATCAGTGGCAGTCTACCTGAAGGTGATGTAAAGTTGTCTACTACTGGTTTAATTTCTGGTATCCCTAAATCTCTAGGTCTTCAAAAAACATATAGTTTTGTAGTACGTGCAAGTGATGATAGAGGTGTTATAAAAGATGCGACCTTTACAATCGACATTAGTGCGAATACGGTAGTTAAGTTTGAAACACTGAATACTACTGTTCTTGCCGAGTTGCAAGATAGTGAATACTACTATCATAAATTAGTAGTTATCAACCCAGTAAGTTCAAACCCCTTAATGTTCCGTTTGTCTTCAGGTAGATTACCACCTGGACTCTCGTTGAGTGTAGATGGGGTTATTTCGGGATGGCCATCACCGCCTACTCTATCTGACAAGTCTCCGACTACAAAGGAATATATATTTAACGTAACAGTAGACAGTAGTTTAGGTAATGATACTATACCCTTAGTTATAATTGTTCGCAATAAACAAGAAGCATCAATCTTTGCTAAAAGAAGCCCGGCTATCTTGAATGCAAAACCATTATCAACTGTTGTTCCAAATGATCCTTATGCTGGATATTACCTAACAGGGAATACTATACCAGCAGTATATAGCAATGAAACATTTGCATTCAAAGTCATAGGACATGATTTTGACAAAGACTCAATCACCTACACTTTTTCAAAATTACCTGAAGGTTTAACTGGTGATGTTAGTACTGGATGGGTTTCGGGTGTTATAGATATCGGAACTAATGTTTTTGAAGTGTTCTCTTTTGATGTGGTTGTATCTAAAGACACCGACCCTTCTTTAAAAAGTCAAACGGCTACCTTCATTCTTCCAGTAAAGTCTAAGTTTTCTCAAGAAATCTTATGGGTTACTGAATCTGATTTAGGAACACATCATAATGGAACAGTATGTGATTTGAAGATTGTTGCCTCTGCAACATCACTGCTTCATTATAGAGTGTCTAATGGCTCACTGCCTCCTAATATGGTGTTGTCAGACACAGGTGAATTAATTGGAACCTTCCCATTCCAGCCTGAGATTTATATGAAGAACAAGGGTGAAAAATCAGTGTTTACTTTTGAAGTGACTGTAAGTTCGAATACTCATTTCTTGTTAGATGCAAAAAGAGAATTCACATTGACTATCGAACAGAGATTTGAAAAACCAGTAGAAACAATCTATTTCAAAGCTGCACCAAATCTTGCAGGAAGACAAATCATCAATTCACTGTTAAAGAATGAAGAATTGATTCCTAATAAAATAATATATAGACCCAATGACTCAAACTTTGGCAAAGCAACAACAGTTAGGATCAATCACCAGTACGGTATCGTAGCCTCAAACTTAGTTCAATATTTAGAAGCTATACCTAACAACCATTACAAACAAAAATTTACTTTTGGTGAATTGAAAACTGCGGTTGCTAGAGATAATAACGGGGATGTCATTTACGAAGTAATATACAGCCAACTCATTGATCCGGCAGTAAACAAAGATGGCGTTAGTATACCAATGAACATTGCTTGGCCGCAAGATATAGGTTTACGTTACGGCGAATGGTATGATAGTAGAACTGATAAGTTCACTTCTAGTGAAGTGGGTCATACTAGTTTTTCACCTGGCTATGTTAAGCTACTAAATCCAGTAAGTTTAGAAAACATGAGGAAAGAGATTGAGAGTAATATGGAATATGACTATGACCAATCTTTGTTACCAAAATGGATGACGAGTCAACAGTTGGATGGTAACACTTTAGGATTGACTTCGGCATGGGTAATATGCCATACATTGCCAGGTTACTCAGAAAAAATAAAAGATAGAATCAATACATTTTGGGGTCACTACCTAAGTGAAATTGATTTTGAAATCGATAGATTCATTGTAGATAGAAAAATGACGTTTAATTGGAATACACATCTAGTTAGACCCAACTGGGGTAATTTGCCTAGTGCGTTCCCTACACCCGCGCAGACTGACAAGTACGACACAATCGTATTGTTCAACAGAGAAACAATTATACCAAAGACGTAAGTTATAAATACGTAACGGAAAGACATATGAGTAACATTAACACATCATCAATCAACATCACTTACCCTACACCGGGTGTGAATAATAGTACACAGGGTTTTAGAGACAACTTCTCTAATATCAAACTAGCGTTGGATACTACCAAAACTGAATTAAATGACCTTCAATCTAAAGTAGTTCTCAAGTCTGCATTGACTGGTACTAGTATCAACAATGACATGGCTAACACAATTGTTAGTAACTGCGTGACTAAGACATTTAGAGCAAGTACTTATGATTTGGGTTCTAATTTAACTGGTCAGATTGTAATTGATACTACAAAAGGTGATGTGCAACTTGGTACTATCACTGATGATGTTCAATTTGATTTTAGTAAATGGGCTCCGTCTGGTACAGAAGCACAAGTTAAGTTAAAATTGAAGATTGGTACCCCGACTGCGAATATCATGTTCCCTAATTCCAAAATCGATGGAGCTACCGGCTTAGTATCAACTGGACCAACTAATTCTATTCGTATTTTAGAAAATTATGCGTCAAACAATTATCCTCATATTTCTGAAGATGGTGCAGATTTCTTATGTACTAACGGTGTAACTGTCCCGTATGGTGTAACTGAATTAAATTATACTATCACAACTACGGATTGCGGAACAACGATTGATGTTACTCCGACAAACAGGGGAACTGTAGCTTCAACTATTGAAGTTCGTTCTGGTATGTCTGCGATTGGTGTTCAGGGAGATACCGCTGGGCATGTATGTACAGATGGTAACTACATTTACGTGTGTGTTGCTGAATATGACGGAACGACTCATGTTTGGAAACGTTCTGCTCTCTCAAGTTTTTAATCACTAGCATGAAGATACATTAAATATCTTCATGCAACATCCCTTTATATCAGATTTATCCGACAAGTCATTGGAAGAACTGCAATCAACAATCACTGATTTGCAGGGCAAACTCAACTTTGCATTCAGAATGGGCAATTCAGCCATGATAAATCAATTACGTATGGTAATTGAAAGTTATCAAACTGAAACTGCAAATCGTTTGGACGCAATGTACAAAAAACAGAACTTAAAATCTTCTGTTAACGTTTCTAAAGGATAATCATGTCAGCGAGAATTCAACGAAGTTTCGATTTACTTGCCTGCGTTCAGTTTGACCCTGAGTTTTTTGTCAACTACTATGAGTTTGATATTACATTCAATGTGGGTACAGAAAATATTGAAGAACAAAACATTGCATTGGAAAGAATCAAGTGTTACCTTGAGGTATTCTTGCAAAATAGTGTTTTTGTGCAAGATGCTGATGACAAAGCAATAGAGCGTTTACTTACTGCTGGTTTGAAAGTGTGTGTTCTCCCAGAAGAACCATATGACCAAATCGTAGGTATCATGCTACTACAAAAAATCAATGCAATCACTGAAGGTAGATTAGTTGCTACTGATATATCTATCACAAGTCACATGAGTGACGGTGTAACTTGTTTCCATGCTATCGAAGAAAACAATGGACCATTTGTATTGAAAGGTTGGTGGTATGATTCCGCCCCTACAATCAATGGACTAAAGCCAAAGAATAAAAAAGTAGTTAAGTTATCAAAGCATGTGAATGATTGGGCGGAATTTAACTTAGAATGGGAAGATACTCCCAAAACACAAACTACCAGTGAGATTGTAATAGTTTCTTTCGATAAAACGGACAAATAACTGTTGCACTTGCTTGACAAATCTGTTATACTATCTTAATGAATACCGATAGTTACAGCAGACAAATTCTCACAGAGAATGACCTCTGTGAGATTTACCTTAAAGACCCTGAAGCAGTTGTAAAATCTGCAACGGTCAATAAAAGTATCACATTCTCAGACTATCTTGAGATTGAAAACATCCCAGAGATAAGTGTCGTGCAACCTTTAACTATGTCAGTTGAAGATTATGACATGATGAACCAAAATAATTGGTACATCCCCGAAACATACAAGACATTTGACATAGCCAAGTGGTTACTTGAGCAATGCAAAGAAGATTACGAACTACAAAGAGTGGGTGAAGAACTCTTGTTGTTCCAAGAAAGAGACTTATTCCCATTATTATGTTATTGCAAGTATCTAGTTGATACAATGCGTAAACATAACGTAGTATGGGGCGTGGGTCGCGGTAGTAGTGTAGCGAGTTACGTATTGTACCTAATAGGGGTACACCGTATAAATAGCTTGCATTATGACTTGTCGATTGACGAGTTTTTAAAATAGGAGAAAATTATGACAATTCAAAGAACAGCGCAAGGTAAGATGGTTGATATGGCTACATTAGCCGCAAAGAACGAAAAGGTTCGTGCAGTTGGAAACATGAGTGTGAATGCACGTGGTGACGTACTTGATAACCAAAACAACATCGTACACAATAATTCTAATCGTGTCAAGTCACAATATCGAAACACAGTTGAGCCGCAAAAGCCAGCAGCACAAGCACCTGAGACAATTGCACCAAACAAACCTGCGACAATCGAAGCAGATGTATCTAAAATTGAGCAGGTAGCTGAGCCAGTTGAACTAAGCAAAGAAGAACAAGAATTGTTTGATGATGAGGACGAAGAAAAGTGAGCAAGTTAGCATTCGAACCGCACAAGTTTAACAAAGAGCAATTCAAACCCATTCGAGATTATGTGTTTGTCTCTGACATGCTCACTGATGAACGTATCACCAAAGCTGGTATTATCATCCCAAATGATAACAGAACTAACGCAGGTATTCGCCCACGTTGGTGTAAAGTGTACAAAATGGGTCCTGAGTTCACTAACGAAGTTAAAGAGGGTGAATGGATTCTAGTTAGTCACGGTCGTTGGTCACGCGGCATTGAAATCGAAGACGAAGAGGGTAAAAAGACGTTGCGTAGAGTAGATACAAATGATATACTCTTAGTATCTGATTCCCCGATGGAAGATGAAACATTCTCAACTAAGGTATTTTAATGAAATGGTTTTTTAATTGGCTGTATAACGGCATCAAAGACATTGAAGCACACAATCGTGAAGAAACTGGCTTTGCTACACAATCAGGCTTGGTTGCCAGAGCAAGAGGACCCAAGAACTTCAAGATGAACGTTGGGCTTGCAAAGTCAGCAACAGACGAGAACCATATCCATCTAAACCAATCAGCTATGAATTTTAGATTGTATCCAGCAACAGGTGGACACATTGTAGAATATTCTTATTACAATGAGAATACAGACCGTAACACTCAAGCACTTCACTTGATTCCAAGTGATGCAGACTTAGGTGATGCACTTAGTAAAATTATGACATTGGAAGCATTGAAGCGATGAAAAATAACTTGTGGGTAGAAAAGTATCGCCCTAACTCAGTATCAGACTATGTGTTCGTTGATGAACGTCAAAAAGAACAAGTAGATGGTTGGATTAAACAGGGTGAGATTCCTCACTTGTTACTGTCAGGTGATCCAGGTACTGGTAAAACTACTCTTGCAAAGGTACTAATCCATGAATTGAAAGTGGATGACTATGATGTACTAGAGATTAACGCATCACGTGAGAACAGTGTTGATACAGTCCGTGACAAAATCAGCGGGTTCGTTCAGACAATGCCCTTCGGTAAGTTCAAGATTGTTCTTCTTGACGAAGCTGACTATCTAAGTCCCGCAGGTCAAGCAGCATTGCGTAATGACATGGAAGCATACTCTATGACAGCACGTTTCATTCTTACTTGTAACTATGAGCATCGTGTTATCCCTGCATTGCGTGAATCACGCTGCCATAAGTTTCACATTGCTAAGCCAGATAAAGAACAATATACCCTTCGTGCAGCCACAGTACTCGTGTCTGAAGGTGTTGAGTTTGATTTAGATGTACTTGATACTTACGTTAGTGCTTGCTATCCAGACTTACGTAAATGCTTGAATCAATTACAAGTAAATAGTAGTGCAGGTAAGCTAATAGCACCACAAAGTCAAGGCTCAAGTGAAGATGATTTGTTGACAGATGCAACACAGTTGTTTAAGACTGGCAAAGTTACAGAAGGTCGTCAGCAACTATTACAGTATTTGAGTTTGTATCCAAGTCGTATTGAGGACATCTATCGTTGGATGTACAACAACTTAGACTTGTGGGGTAAAACTAGTGAGCAGAAAGATGCAAGCATCATTATCATTCGTAATGGTCTAGCAAATCTCGGCTTAGTGGGTATCCCAGAGATTAACTTAGCAGCCACTCTAATCGAATTAACAGGACAATAAATGAGATACCTAATTATTACTTACGTTGGAAAACCAAACGGACAAATTGACGAACAAGTTGAAATGTCAAACCGTGTGCGAGATTCAGACATTCAAACAGCGAATGTCATCATGGATTTTAAAGAAGCGAAGATTATCAAGTGTTCTATTAAAGGAACAACATTGACTAATGAATGGAGTAAGTTGCGAAACTATTACCATGAAGTGTATAGTGATGTGATTGAAAAACTAGAAGCAGAAAATACTCCTGCTCTATAATAACAAAAGGGGCTTAACGCCCCTTTTTTAATTACCGTACAAGCGAAGTACGTGCTCAATAATTCTATGTCGTTGAACATCTTTCAGTTCAAAGTTACAT